TTGGGACAAGGGCACCCATACGCAATGCAAAATTGGAGACAAGAGACACAAGCAATTCCATTGCTACCGCCAGAATTTCGTCGAGCTGGTCCGTTGCCGTCGGTTATCCATATTGGTGAGCAGAGACCACCGCCTCAGCACGAAAATAATATTTTGCAAACTCTCCTTCACCAAACTCTTCTCACTCATCATCCCCACGTGCAAGGTAACGGCGGACATCAATTGACAGCGTTGTCTGCGTCCGATGCCATTCCTGCTGACACAAATTGCTTAATTTGCCTATGTAATCCGACTGAGAGTCAGGAACCATGGAGTAGAATGCCTTGTTGTCGGATTTACATGCACTTAACATGCGCAAAAACGCATTTACAAAATGATCGACGATGTCCACAATGTCGCAAGGACATTCTATAAAAATTGTGTTTACGAAAACGCGGGGTGTTCTGGATCGTATTCTTCGTGTAGCGTTTGACTTGATTTGCTTTTGTTATCGTTTTCGTTTTGTTGTTTGGAGATTGTATTCCATACAGGGCTCACGTTTTTGTCACCAGAACAAGGAGAGGGTGAACAAGAAGAAGCAGGGGAAAAAGAAGAGCATTTTGCCAATAACGTATCTACGGACGACAACAAGGCTGACAAGGCTGTGACATTCAAAACAGAGTTGTTATTCATTGAGTTCTTTTTTTTGCGCAAAAGGTCGTTTATTTTCATTCTCTCTCTCACCTTTTTTTTACGCCTAGCATAAAACCGCGGTCGTATCCTGCTTTCTCCACACAAAGGCCCCCTCCCTTTTTTCATTTTAAATCGAATAAATTTTTTGTGTAAAAATAAGAAAAAAGATAAAACCCCCAGCCATGAACAACAACGATGTAACTATGCAACAACGCGACGAAAAGCATCAACACGAAAATTCCGAAGCAAAACACCTATTTATTAAAAAATGGAATGAAAATGTCCGTTTGCTCGACCACAAAGAATGTGGAATTACACTCAACGCAAATGCCGTTATCCATAACACAGTGCAATTACTACAACTTTTAAAAAGTCATACATCAATTAACGCAACGGAGAAAAATTTAGAAGCCAGACTTTCTTTGTGGATTAATACGCTCATCTTTCGAGCAGACGAATCAAAGCGAATCGACGACACAGTTTCAAAATTATTTCCATCCGATCAATTGCGTACATCTCAACAACTTGCAGAACAGCACAATGCACTTCGGGCAGCTCTCGAAACATTAAAACAAGCGTTTGAGGCAAAGCAACTATTTCGAGATGTGTTGGGAGCGCAGCGAAGACAACGGTTAGAGTGTGTTCAAAAAAATCTTGACAATCTGTTTGTTCGGAAATTGAACGAAATTGATTTAAAATCTGCAAGTAAAACACAATTGAGCTCTCGCATACAGGCTATCTGTTCCTTGCGACCATCCATCGAAGCTCAACAAGCTGCCGTGGAAGATGCAAAAGCAAAGTATTCGGGATATGCAAATGTTTTAGAAGCTATTCTTGACAAGATTGCCAAATTAGGAATTGTTCGTGTTAATGGACGTGCACATGAACCAATTTATACAAGTACACATCAATTTACATATGCGTATCGTTTGTGGGGAAACAACGACGGCGAGCTGGACGATTTAGTCATGTTTTGTTTGCACCCAAAAGAAGACAACCCCGAATTATGGGGTGCCGTCTTTGATAAACCAGGATTGTGGCGATCGATTGCGCGCGATTTAGAAAAAACATATGACATTCGTTTCCCAGAAAAGGTACCGCAACAAGAAACGCGTGCGTTCCGCAACGGAATTTACAATTGTGAGACAGATCGATTTTTTACATGGGATTCTCCAATGCTCAAACATCTGCCGGATTTGTGTCCGTGCCTGTACATCGACATGGATTTCGAAAATGATGAATATGAGTATATCATACACAAATACGGTTGGCGAGCATTGCCAGTGCCAGAATTCGACGCGATTTTTGATGTGCAACAGTGGACGCAGGAAGAACGAGACTGGTGGATTGCATGCATGGGACGAATGTTGTATCCGATGGGAAAACATGATCGCTGGGAGCGAGTCGTGTATCATATGGGCGCGGCGGGCTCGGGAAAAAGTACTACGATTCAATTTTGGATGTCGTACTATCCTCCAGAAAAAGTTGGTGTGTTAAACGACAACTGTGAAAAAGTATTTGGTTTGGAACCACTTGAAAAAACATGGGCATGGACTGCCTTGGATGTAGGTCGATGGGAAGGGATGAACCAAAAGAATTGGAATTTAATGGCCGACGGTGGAAATTTACCTATTGCCCGTAAACGCTTAAAAGCTGCACCTCCCAAGCCGTTTAAGCAACCCGGAATGTTTGCATCCAATCAAGTGTTGTCATGGCGAGATACGAATGGAGAAATTGTTCGTCGTATGTTACCATTTTTTTACAGCAAAACACCTGGCAAAAAAGGAAACGCCAATCTTGTGAAAGAGTTTCGTCGAGTTCGATTGGCCGTTGCGCTGAAAAAAATGGTCTGTGCGTACAGAGAAAAGTATACTGAGCATGAAATTCTTGGGCCGCACAATCTACCGGATATTTTATTGCGCAATTTGCAAGTGATTCAACGACATACCAATCCGTTATTTTCATTCTTAAACGATTCAGTGATCAAGAGAAATCCTAAATACTATATTGAATTTGAATTGTTTAAGAAAAGCTATCAGGAATTTGCACGGTGTTGCAACATGCGCAATCGCCAGTTGCCGGCAGACGAAGCTCTCTTAAAAAATACTCTCGACGCGTGTGAATGCAAACTGGTTTATTCAGAAAAAGATCTTCCTGGACCACCCACAAAAGTTCCGGTTTCCAAAGGCACGTTTTGGGTTGTCGGCTGTTGCGTGTCAGAGTTGGAATTTTTTCAATATCATGCTCCGAAGGGAATTGCACCCCCAACAAAAGAAACGGCAGCGTTATACGGTGTCACATTACCGCCAGCGCACAAACAACATGAAGATAACAGCGAGATGAAAGACGATGAATAATACGGGTTTTATTGAGGTATATGAGGATTAATATGGTGATGTGGGTTTTGATGGAAAGAAGGAGAAGGAGGAACATACGCGTTTTCGTTTTCGTGCTGTTTCGACTGCTCTTTCTCTTCTTTTTCTTCTTTTTTCTCGTTTTTGTGTTCATTGAGCGGTGATGCAAAGGAATGATTCGGTACAAAAACAACAACCGGTTGCTGTTGCTGTTGTTTTTGTAATTGTTGTGGCTTATTGACGGTTAAGTCCGAACATCGACACCAAAAGCCGTAACAATGTGATAAACCATAGAGTACTGAATAACGACAGCATGGGAGGATCAGGATGATCATCCACAACAGTGTAAAAAAACAGGGCAAGAACGCCATGATGAAGACAACCTTGCGTACATTGCCGATGCTAAAATAAAACAAAGGGATTTCCACAAAAAGAAAACAACTCCATACAATCGTGACGATTTGATCAGTAAGGTGACAGCAATTGATATTTTGCATGCAGCAACAACATTCACAGCTGAGGCACATATTTATCGGGCACCAGCAGAACGTTTGTTTCAACGGCGTGGAACATATGATGCGATCCATTCTGCCATAAAAAGATACACCATATTGTCGAATCGATTGTGCAATAAAAAGCCAGCAGAATCGCATGTAATTGATTGTGTACATAACAATAATGATTGCATGTTCACTTTCATCACCATCATGATCATACCATTTCGATAACACGACAGTTGCGGCAACAAGATAGAGAGCAGACAAGACAATTGCGCTTTTGCGCTTCCATGTCAATGCGTAAGAGCAGCAACATGGATTTTCTTCCATATTTTGATAGAAACACTGTTCATTATAAGGGCAGCACGGCCAGCCACACGATCCGCATAATGCGTACTCCATGATTGCAATAGTTTTTTTTTTGCACTTATGAACACGAAAAAAATAAAAAATTATCTAATTCCATAATCGTTGTAACCCTCTCCAAGTCAAAAAAAACAACACCAACAACAAAAAAAGGAATTACAAAGCGACAACGGGCCCTACATCAACACGCGGTTTATAACTCCACACCACATCGGCAGAGTTCGCATCGAGCCGCACAGAAGCGATCGATTGAGGTTTGACTTTCTGAGTGATCAAGTCTAACGTCAACTGATTCACGAAATCTTTTTGAAGAAACGCACGGGTTGGACGTGCACCATACATGGGATTGTATGTACGCGAAATAATCCACTCGACCACGTCCTGAGACACATCAAGAATAATTTCTTTTGACTCCAAACGGTGTTGCAGCTCTTGCAATTGAATACGAACAACGTCACATAGTGCATGTGATTCCAGTGGGTTAAATAAAATCTGTGAGTCCATGCGACCAATAAATTCTGGTCGAAAATGTGCTTTTACAGCGTCCTGTACAGATTTACGTTGCTCGTCCGTATACATCCACTCTTTGTGTTGTTTGCTGTCTTTTTCTGCTTTGATACGATGTTTTTGGTCTTGCTGTTGTTGTTCCATCATTTCTGATATTTTTTTCGTGCCCAAATTACTAGTCATGCATATGATTGCCTGTGAAAAATCAACCGTCACGCCCTTTCCGTCTGTCAATCGTCCATCATCGCAAACGGAAAGAAGCGCGTCACAAATTTGTGGATGCGCTTTTTCAATTTCATCAAACAGCAAAACGCAATTCGGCTTCTTCTTCACGGCTTCCGTAAGTTGACCGCCTTGTTCATGTCCAAGGTAACCAGGTGGCGAACCGAAAAAACGAGCGACTGTATGATGCTCATTGAATTCACCCATATCAAAACGAATGAGCGCTTTTTCATCATCGAACATTTCCATTGCCATGGCTTTGCAAAGTTCTGTTTTGCCGACGCCAGAGGGCCCGATGAATAAAAATACCCCGATGGGCCGTTTCGCATCCGACAACCCGGCTCGTGAACGCAAAAGACATGATGACACCAAACGAACGGCATGACACTGTCCGATCACTCGTTTGTTCAGATTCTTTTCCAGTTGTTGTAAACGTTGTGATTCGGATTGTGACAACTGTTTTATAGACACATTGGTTTGTTCACTTACATAACTTGCAATCTGTGCTGTTGTTATCAATTCGCTTACCAACACAGAATCTGTATTGGTTTTGTGATGACCTCGTAAAGTCGTTCGAATTTGAAGTTCCATTTTCTTTATGTTATCGCGATAAATCGCGATGAGGCGACTATTCTTTTCATATTCGGCATATTTTAGTTTCTGTTTCCATTCGAATATCTGCGCGCGTAATTTGTGTAGAATTTCGCGTTCTTTTGACTCTGTCATGTAACGCCTCTGCAACACTTTTAGTTTCTCTTTGATTTCGGTATGCTTTTTTTGTAAAGCCAACAAGTGCGGCCGTGTAACCTCTTGACTTGCAAGACGATGCAGGTCTACCGACAATTCGACCTCGTCACGTTCCAACTGAACGAGCTCTTTCGGTTTGCTTTCCAGTTGTAATTTTACACTCGCACACATTTGATGCATGCACAGCAGTAACGATCCCGGCATCGTGAAACCCGGCTTATTGATAAAATATTTGCGGGCAAGCTGTTCCCACAGAACCAATGCATCGTCTTGTATGTAAACATCATACAACATTTCCAATCGTTCTCGTTCACCACGCAAAATCGAGAGTGCATGATCCGAAGACGATTGTGCAACAGACACAATGTCCAAATTAGATTGGTAACACGCGTCGAAATAAGAAACGGGTTTTGTGGTGATGGCCAACCACCCGACTTTCATTTCAAACCACAGTTTTAAAAGTGTTTCGCCCACCACGGCGAAGAGTGTCTGAAAATTATTAAACAGCATCCACACACGTCCCTTCGTTGCTTGGAGTTCCGTTAAAATTGCGTTCATAACATTGGGAAATTCCTCAAGGGTGTACGTTTTCCTAATCTGTGCAGCGTCAACAAAAAATATCTGAACGTCGACGAAGGCCGCGATTTCTTTTTGCGTAATTCGTCGCACGATCTCTTTGACAATACACATTTTACCGACACCGCGAGGCCCCGATAAGACAGGTATCCTGCACAACGACGATCCAATATTGTTTGGTGATGTGAGAAACGTTTGATGCGCCGTCATGAACGTGAGCAAACGATGAATCTCATCCTCTCGACCAATACATACTCGTTCTGTTTCGTTTTGACGTTTTCCATGCTTTTCCATGTTGGTTAATGTTAACGGTTCCTTGTTTTGTTGTGTTTTGTCCTCGTTTTGTATTGTGTTGTCCTTTAAGTACCGCAAAGCACTCTCTTTTGTGAAGGAACCGTTGCACATCACATCACATATGTGTCCATTGGACAAACATGCTTCAAATAAGTGTGGAACCAGTAAAATTGGACTCTTTCCTTTAATGTCGTTTGCTTTACGAAACATATCGTTGCAAGCTGTTGTTACAGCAGGGGGAACTGAAAGAACAGACGCAGTCGTTGCGACAAAATTCGCGTGTTCTGCCAACAATTTGTTTCGTATGGCAATTGCGGTTTGGGAACCGACTTGGCGAACAGCGGAATCCAGTCCCTGAAAAGATGACGGTAGCTCTTGCTCCGCTTTCGAAGGTGGAACAATCGATGCAATCATCGTCCGTCCAAAGTCACTATCCACAAGAAAGGCAGCGACCAGAGAGATGCTGATGGATGAGTTTTCCTTCTTCGAATGCTTACGAATCGATTTCAAAAGTTTACGAATCATAGACCCAGGGTCGTTGAAGACTCCGTTCCATGGTTGAGAACGTAATGCGACATCGCTTTCTTCATCGTCTACGTCTTCTTTGACGTCTTCTTTCACATCCTTCTTGTCGGACATCGCGTTTTTTTTTCTGTACGACTTGATGACGAAATTTTTTTAAAGGCTCTCAAAATTGATTGACGTTCAATCAAAAAAAACAAACAAATGATGTCCGAATGGTGGTCACACTAACATTAAAACTTGATTACAATTGTCTCGGAATACTTGCTCGCATATTCGGTTGCGTTGTAAATTATCTTACATAAAACTAATGTGTGTGTGTGTGTGTGTTTATGTCTTCAAACACAGATTCGTGCGTACTGATGTCCAGCGAGAACAAGAAGACAGAGTTCACGTGGGACGAACGTGTCGCAATGTTGGTGGCCAAGGCGCGTAAGGATCTGCAAAAACTTAAGGCAGCAAAAAAAGCACGCGATTATATATGCAAGATGAACGCAGAAAAGAAGAAGATGGACCGTGTTTTGCGTCCGTTTTACACCTCGCAGTGGCTGGACGTGAAAGATACGGATGACAAGTGGTTGGAGGCACAAATTGTTGATATCCACAAAACGCTAGGGTCGGCACGGGTGCACATTCACTACAAAGGGTATGATAAAGCAATCGCTAGTTTTTTACAATCTTACCAATTTGGTGTGTGTGTGTGTGTGTGTGGGCGTACAAGATGGAAAACAAAGTACGACGAATATTTGTTGTTAGAAGAGTGTAATGACGAGACATCGACGGTGAGCGAACGGTATGGTCTCAATCGAAAAAAACAGAAGCCATTGACTGATTCTTGTGTTGTGTGTTTCGTGTATTTTTATCGTGTTAGACTGGCTCCATATCTGAGCAAATCAAAACCGGAAGCGGTGGGAGACGGCAAAGTTCTGCCGCGCCCTGGTATGCGAGTTGATGTTCTGGACACGACCGATCATTGGCGGCAGGTGATTTCCTCATCTTCGAACGACCTTTTCTTTTTTACTGATGAATGTTTTTTTTTGAACAGGCCGAAATCGTGAAGAAACGCATGTGCCGCGATGGTCCCATGGTTTTGGTTCACTACATCGGCTGGTAAGAAGCCTCTCGCGCCGTTTCTTGGTATCGTTTTTTTTAATACTCCGCTGTCGATGCGCGTAATTTTTTTAGGGGTTCGGTCTTCGACGAATGGATCAATGCCGAGTCATACCGCATCGCCGAAGTGCATACCCGCACCGGACGCTAATCTTACGAATCGAAAAAAAAAAGAGAAAGACAAACTTGTTGTTTCTGTTTCTGTACAATATCGCTGTATTCTTTCATTAAACAAAAACAAAGAAGTTTTTCTTTTTTTATAATACGACGGGTGAAGGCACAAAACCGCGATCGAATTCTGGATTGGTATCGAACACCACAAATTCTTTGTGTACATTGTGCGTCAGAACATTCAGTTTTTCTTTTGTCTTTAATGTGGATATTAAATTATCACATGCTTGTAATGCATTTTGAATCGATGATGTTCGAAGTCTGTACGCAACAAATGGATGATATAATGATTTGATGTGTTTACCAAACAAATTCGTTGCACAGGACAGTGAGTATCGTTTGCAAATATCGTGTAGCCGTTTTGCTCCAGTTAGAGTTTCATCTGTGTTTTCCAGTTTCCAATGAAATTCAAAATAGTACTCTTCAGGGTTTTGTTGAAAAAGTGATGTTTTCAAAAATTCAGCGACACCTTGGCTCTCGGCTCGGGCTTCCACTTTTACACGCAGCACATCAATACGACATCGTCGTAATTCGAGAGAAAGATCCAATGCTTTTTGTACAGCTTGTTCTGCAGACATTACCAATGTATGTTCACTGGTCATTAATTGTTGATGATTGATCAGTGGGTCGTTTCCGTCCAATGATAATACATATGTCGGTTCGATTTTGTGTTCGGCGCAAAACAACTTAAATCGGTACAATTGTGATGGATGGACAGTCACATGAATATCAAAGGAACCTGAAATGCTTTTGATTTCTTTCGGAAGTGGTTTTGTCCTGTCCGGAAATGGCTTTGTCTTGCGAGGAAACGACGCTTTGTACAATAAAGCGAAGACGATCATGAACACTAACATTAAACCAACAATGTATCGTAACGAATACGATGGAACGTACATCTCGAGCAGGCGAAGCCACATCGTTAACGCGAAAAAAAATGTATGCCTTTTCGAAAAAAAAGGCAAATTATGAACTTATAAACGATTCAATTTATGAACACGGTGGTACCAGTCATAAAGTAAAAGTTGTCTCTTTTCAAAAAAAAAAACAAATGGGCATTGAAACGCGATGTCGTCCGAAAATCGGATGCCTGTGTACGTATGATGCAAGCGATGCATCTTCAATATCAAAATCAAAACACATTCAAACCAAACTTTTGTACGAACAACTGTGGCAACAACTGGTCAATCACGGAATGATTGCCTGCATTTGTTTACAGGAGCGCGACGATCGTTTTTTAGAAGTGAGCGAGCAATTCCACGAGTACGGATTATGCCGTTTGGTAGAATTTTATCGCCCCTCTCGACCAAGTCTTACAGAATGTGAGAAACTAGGGATTCAGAGACGTGGTGGGTATGGTGTATGGTCATCGCATCGACACGTAATTTTAAAAACATTGCAGCACAAGTTATCTCGTTGTTTAACATTTGAAGACGACGCCGTATTGTTTTCGAAGCGCATGTCCGTATCGAAATTAGAACAAATGATTAATGATGTGGATGCGTTGGAAGAAAATTGGGGCGCTTTCAAACTCGGTCACTGTGCCCAAATTGGCTATTTCGTTTCTCCTTCCGTCGTGCGAACGTGGTCATTTTTAACTCAAGCCGTGCTGTGGTCTCAAACCGGTATGGAAAAACTGCGAGATTGTACATACGTGCAATATTATCAAAGGAAAGGCAAAGAAGGAGAAATTGATTGTTGGATGATGGGAGCGATGAACATGTACGCGACGTTTCCACAACTCGTTCATCAATCCGACTCGGACACAAATAATTTGAATTCCAAAGAAGATGATGCATGGTATCGCGACAAAATTATGAAATTTCAACGTCAAATTTTAAATAAGTGTAACGCTGTGGCGGATATTGCAGCGCATCTGGTCCTTCCGGTTTTGATTGCACTGTTATGCATCCTATTTCTCAAAAGCGTAGTGCAACAAAGCATGAAGACTATGACGAAGTATTGTTCTGTGGTGGAAGTGGTGGGAACGAATGAGGCACGAGACAATGGCACGACCGAGGAGAGGAGCACACAGACACAGGAGCAATAAACGAAGCAGAAGAAGAAGAAGAAGAAGAAGAAGAAGAAGAAGAAGAAGAAAAACCCGTGGGTAAACCCATGGGTAAAGAAGAAGAAGAAGACACCGGAATGGGCTTGATCGTTTGATTTGAGTTTTGTGCACCGTTATTGCCGTTTGTATTTGCATTGGTCATCATTGGCGCAACACCAACACCAATTATTGGAAACGTTGATACAACCGGATACGTCATTAATGAATTTGGATTATGCTGCTGCTGCTGCTGATGATGATAATGATGATGAAACGGCACGGCAACATAGACTGGATGTTGTTGATGTTGTTGATGAGGTTGATGATGAGCATGCAGTGCTGCTGAAACTCGCGGAAATCGCATTTCGTAATGAATTCGAATGTCTTCCGTTTGAAACCACAAAATCATGGATTGGGTTGCATCCCAAATCGGAAAATGTTTTTCCATTTTTCCGTGGATTAAGATGTCATGCATTTTGGAACTTGGTATAAACGGTTTGCCATATCCGACTAGTTTTTTCCAGCATTCGTTCACCGCTTTACTGAGCCCAGATTGAGGCAGATATGCAAAATTGGCATCGATCGATGCATAGGCTCCACGCATCAAATCTCGACATACATAAATAGAATGCTGGTATTTGCCCAAATGATCGTAGTGTAAAGGTTTGCATTTGTATTTTACCAATAAATTATTCACTAATGTCAGATCCACATGAACGCAATCCACCATCACACACAATGTAGGAACGTGTTTCCACATTGAATCCATATATTTTCGAAAACTGACTGCTGCATCAAATTCGTTGTATTGAAATGGTGAGGTCGTGAAATAGTTCCATGCTTCCGATGCACTTCCTTGCCAGAACTTTTTTGATTCGAATGCACAATCGTTTATGGTACGTGAAATAATCCATTGATTGCGTCGTAAAATGTCATATTTCATGTAATCTTTGTATACGCCAAATACACAACCGATCGCGAGAACAGGCCCATTCATGGCGTCGCACGCTTCCACATCGATCATGAGAATGCTATGCTGCGCATTCAAAATCGTTTGTTGCTCATTATAAGTAAAAAATTCTTCATAGGCTTCATCTGCTTGAACGTTATCGAACAAGTTGCCTGTACGGGACGATAATTCAACAATTGGTATAGAGTTCAATACCGCAAGCCGTTTGATTGATCGTTTTGCAGGTTTTGGTTGAATCGGTTTGCTTTGATTTGGATTATTTGGATTTTGACTTTGGTCTTCTTTTGTTTCTTTGTTTGTGTTGTTGTTAATACTTTTTTTGTGAGGTTCCTTGCTTTCTTTTGAATCCGATGAATTCGATGCGTTCATGCATGGGTAATGAATCCAAAAAGAAAGCAGGAAACTGTGGCTTACATTTTTATATCTCAGTTTTAAAAATTTTATGGCAAGAAAAAAATGCATGAATGGAGGAAGCAAGAACACGACAAACAGAACGTCTACAGATTGGACACATGTTTTCAGAACGAACCCGTTGAGACTTCCGAATGTTATTTCGTACGGGTACGAGACGATGATAATGATGATATTTTAAAACAGCACAATATCGGAAATTGTTTACATGAACGGCAACTGGAGGCATGGAAACGAATCGTTATAAAGCGATCCAACATGTTTGTCACCGGCGGAGGTGGATGTGGTAAGAGTTTTTTAATTCATAAAATTGTAGAGGCGTTTAAGCGCAATGGTCGGGACGTGATCGTCCTTGCTCCTACTGGCATCGCAGCTGAAAACATTAGAGGAGAAACGTTGCACTCCTTCTTTCGTATCCCACCGTCCGATATTGAAACACGCCAATCGATTCCGCATTTCATACGAAAAGTTCGTCAACGTGGCAAGGCCTTTCGCGACAAATTGAACCAGATCTCTTTGTTTGTCATTGATGAAATTTCGATGGTCTCGGATTTATTGTTTGATGTGATTGATCAAATTTTACGGACCGTATTGCAACCAAACAAACCATTCGGTGGGAAACAAATCGTGGTTACCGGTGATTTCTTTCAGCTTGCACCAGCCTCGTTAGAAAACGAAAATTGTAAACAGGGATTTGCGTTTGAGTCCCGCAGCTGGAATGAAGTTTTTCCGTGGCAAAATTGCCTGGAATTAACGCATACGTTTCGACAAACCGATTCAACGTTTGTGGACTTGTTAAATCGAGCCAGAATCGGACAATTGACCGCAGAGGATAAACGTACCTTGAGCAGTCGATCCGTGGTCGATGATGACCCATTATGTTTAGAAACGAGCCACGAAACTATCGAAGACCAGGCAAAAGCATTCCGAATTCGTCTTTATTCGAGACGAGAACCCGTCCTGAAATATAATCAGCAACTAAGAAATAAACTCGAAAAAACTGTTGATCAACAACAACAACAAGAACAACAACCACAACAACGACAAGAATTGAAACGACTGGTTTTTCCTTTCCAGTTTCAATGCAAACCATGGAGTGCAGCCCAGGTCAATTCGCGACGGCTCCAGAACCAGTGGAAAACAAGATGTTACAAAACTCAAGGAATGAAAGCAAGAAAAAGTGTGCAAGTAAATCGTATTGAAAAACAGGAGCAACAACTGCAACATCCGCGGGTAAAAACGGAAGCTCGTATCGTTAAGCAATTACAAGAACGATTGGAAATTCAAGAACGAAAACAAACACTTTTCGTTGGATCCCGTGTTATGCTGACATTAAATTTAAGTCAAACCCTTAAACTCGTTCATGGCTCGTGTGGTTGGCTGGTTGGATTTGAAATTCCTCCTCAAGAAGAACACGAAAAAGAAGAAGAAGAAGAAAACAAAAGACGAAAAAAGCCCATTTGCGCAAAAGTTGTATTTGATCAACACAACGAATCGTACATTTCTATTCCAGCACAAACCATTCGAGAACCGTGTATGGAAGGAATGCTAAGTGTACAATACATTCCATTGAAACCGGCTTGGGCTGTTACGATTCACAAATCCCAGGGAATGACATTGGATCGATGTGCACTGTCGTTAAAACATATTTTTACGGCAGGACAGGCGTATGTTGCGCTGTCTCGTGTTCGCAGTTTGAATGGACTGCATCTGTTGGAATGGGATCCGAAAAGTGTTTTCGCAAACCCAAAAGTTAAAGCGTTTTATGATTCGTGGAAACGGGCATCGGCCTTGCAGTTTGTTGTTGACGCACAGGATAATGAAAAAGATTTAAGTGAAGAATCGAAGACGCCTCAGTGTTTTGACGATTTTTCATTCGCATTCCCTGAACACGAGAATGAGCTTCCGATAGAGACGAAAGAACACAAAGCAAACAAGGAAGAATACGCTTTTATAAACACACACAAAAAAAAAGAAGAAGAAGAAGAAGAAGAAGAAAAAGAAGAAAAAGAAACAACACAAACGCGCGCTGTTGTAAATAATGAAGGAGGACATGCTTCTGTGCGTCAAGACAAAAAAGATGAAGAGAAAATAATAGATGCTTCAACAACAACAACAACAACAACAGGTAAACGAAAATACGCACCCAAAGAACAAGATGATGAACCGAAACAAAAGAAAATCAAATTAGGAACTGGAACGCATGATTTGGATAATCATCTATTATCACTGTTTGGAACGAACTGGGTGTCATACTGGAGTTCAAAAAGTCAACATATGCCGGAGTTATCTATCCCAGATCTTCCCGTCCCGTTTTTTGAGAGATTTCAAGACGGATTTTCTTCCGGTGTGACGAGCACCGCCCGTGCGCGTTAAAGAAGGCTTTGTTTCGGAAAAAATAACGAGTCGGGGCGTAATTTGATGACGCGGTTGATGTATAATCAAAGAATTACTGGTAAAACCAGCTCGTTTTATCTCGGCCGGTCCAACTGCCGCGTTGAGAACTCCTGTACCGATTGTTCTGAGACCCGTCGTGACTCGATTTATAAATCCTGTCTGTCTCGCTTGTTGTTGTTGTTGTGGTTGTTGTTGTTGTTGTGGTCCAACTGCAAGAGCGAGAACCGCTCTATCAACAGCATTTCCCACTTGTCCCGCGATTCCAAGTTGTTGTGGTTGTTGTTGTGGCTGTAATTGTTGTTGTTGCGGTCCAACAGCAAGAGCGAGAACCACTTCATCTACTGCATTTCCCATTTGTCCTAGTAGACCAAGTTGTTGTGGTTGTGGTTGTTGTCTTTGTTGTGGTTGTCTTTGTTGTGGTTGTTGTAACGATAGAACTGGTGCTTTTGGATTCGGCGCATTGCAGTCTCGTTGAATTTGAATCAATTTTTTCCTTAGTTCCTCTTGACGTGTTACAAGATCTTTTCCTTGTTGACGCAGACGATCGCTATATGTCGCATCATAGTGTCGGTAAGCAAAAGGTTGCGGGGCAGAATACATGTTCGTTAAAAACACACACACGAACGTGTATCTTACTTTTAAAATCAACAACCACTATCAATATCGCCTCCCTATAGTTCCATTTTTTATGTAATTTTGATACGCCCCCTCAACGACCGTCTTTAGCTGGCCAGACCATTTCAGACGGATTTCTTCATTGATCAGAGTTTCATCAATAGATTTATTTACAGGAGCGAGAACCAAATACACTGCAATTGTTGTCCAAAAACGTGCCGCATCCTGATTATGTATGGACGCTGAACGCGCCGTCTGGGTAAACACATCAATCGCATCGTCTTCTTTTTGTGTGATATATTCGACAATCTGTTTGTCATAAAGACACAGATCGTCTAAAAATTTAGGATCTTTCTCTGCCTTTTTCTTCAAACACTCACTTTGCATACGAGACACGACAACGAATACATGGGATCTTACCTTGCGGCATTGGCATTCACATTCGCATCCTGATATGTGTTGCATATGTGTTGCACCTTTCGACACAAGAAAGATGGTAGGCCGCCCATTTTTTTTTTGCTTCCTGAAAATGAAAGAAAACAAACAACGGCACAGAGGGCAAAAAAACAAAACATTTGTACGGATTTATTACACGATGAGTGTAAACTATACAACGCACCGAGAAGGTGATCAGACTTACGTAGTATGGACGGGCAATATAGGGGGTATAGGGAGCAATATAGTGATAGACCTTTCTCACAAAGAACAGGAACAAAACGAACTTATAAATAATCCCGGTTTGCCTATAGAACTATCAGAAATCATACAATCCTATGCGTGTATAATCGACGATGCGTACGCATTGTGTGTGACAGCATTAGATTCCGGAAAATTGTCATCAGCATTTGTCTATGCCACTGCACTTCCACCTAAACGCTTTTTTCAGTGCTTACAATCAACACGATTTGGCCTCTTATTTCCAGAACGTGAACAACATGGCGATCTTGTGAATTTTTCAAAACAATACATAACGCACTGCATTGAACAGCAGAACTCTAACGACGCGTTGTTGAACAGATTTCTCTTTTCTGATGTATACAATCAAGACGAGATCAATAGGCTTGTTTCTCCTTTGCAACAAAATGAATGGGACATTGTTGAACACGCTTACAGCTGGGAACAAACGGTTTGGCAGAAATTGTTTGTAGCAGGACAGTGTCAAAACGCAAAATTGTGGTGGCACATGGGAGTTATGAATACCCCAGAAACGAAAACGCCGCACAATTTTATTCAGAGCCTTCGGGAACTATTGCAACGCAAAGAAAAAAAAACTGTACACAATGACAACCAAGACGATAACGAAAAAAACGAGAACGAGATCAAGAACTACAAACAACAGTACTGGTTTTGTTCGCTTGCATATTTGTTAATTGATTCACGGCATCAACATTCGCTTCGTATGCTCATTCAAGCTGGTTTGACGCGTGATGAAATTAACGATCTTTGCGAGTCATACTTTTGCGAAACCCTTGCTCGGCTCGGTGATCGAAATACACAACGTTTGTATTTGTATGACAAGCTGGTTCGGTTTCGCAGTTGGCTATGTCACGTCACGAATAGACACTTTGATATTCTGAAATTCGAACATAAATATTGCGGGGAGATGGTAATGCGACAATGTTTTGAAATGTTTATCGACAATATTCTGGACATCAATCCACTCGTAAGATCCGATGCATGTGTAAAATTGGATGAATTGCTGCAAATGGAACATTTTGAAGACCACTACTGCAGCAAAGAATACTTCTTGTTGTGTGTGATACAATCCCTCTGTGAAACGGCAGGTTCACGCCTAGACGAGCATGCTATGTTGCGGCGCATATTCGAATTTATACAGCACGACAAGACCAACTCTCTTTGTGTATTGATCTGTCGTAATCATATCTGCCCCTTCCGTCATCTACCCATGACACGTGCCATGGAAGGACTTTGGATGTTTTGCCTCACAAATGGACTGGCGAAATTAACTCACGACGAAATTAAAAAGTTGTTAGACCGATTACCAGACGTGACACGATGGTTGCCTGTGTATCAAAACGAACTTCAGCTCTTGTTCAAAACAGTCGGATTCGACTTTCCAAAAAAAGGAGAAAAAGGAGAAAAACGACATACAGAGACACAATATTCTCGTTTTCTTGCGGTTCAGAACTCATTTCTTCTCGAGGAGTAATTTTTGATGTTGACGACGACGACGATAATACATATAATCTCGATTCATTGGCTTTGCTTTTTGAAGCGTAGAAGGATGACAATGTTTTCGTTTGCTGCCCACTTGGGATCCTGCTTGTTGTTCTTTGTTCTCTTGCTCTTTTATATCTGGAAACTGGAATTCACAATACACACAACATAAATGTATCAATTCCTTCGGAAAAAAAGAGCCAAGCAATACTTTGTTAAGAGACTCTCCTCCTAAACGAGGAAAGGTCACGGATTGATAGAATGTTTCAGCTCTTACGATCTCCCTTCCTGTCAAATTGTATGTTTCACATATCTGCAAAGCCGTCCACTGTCGACCTTCATCATCTGTGTACTTATTTTTAAGGTCCACGTCTCGAAGACGGCGTAAAAAACTTTTTAATACGGGTGACAAGTAGTGAGCAAGGTATGAGTGCTTTGTTAAGAAAGATAGAAAATAGAGGAAATCACTCGTCCCGTCTTGATTTTCACTCGTACGTTTTAATTCGCACGCGGGTAAGACATTAATAAGTTCGGTTGCCAACACCATCGTTCGCTCAACATTTGCCCTTAGTAAAAGAGAACGGAAAGGTGACCAGATTTTCGAACTATGTAGGTGATTTAAGCCACGTTTCTTGTAATCGTTCCAAATCGCGTCGCGAATCAGTGTGTCTTTCCCATTTAAATTCGTGTAATTGACCGCCACAGCGCATGCGAAGGGGTAAACGGTTTGACGACAAACATAGATATAGTTTTTTAAATGATCTAACACACGAACGCGATAAGATGGATTTTGTCGCAACGCCGTTTGAACATAATCTATTACCATCAATCCGAATTTATTTCCCACGTGATTACCCTCCACCATAAGAAAAAAATACCTATGTGGAGACACGACCGAGTCCAGACGTGCCTGATGAGTCATCCGATTATATATTTTCTCGGCGCGACTGTACATACCAGCTTCTACGAGGTGGCACAAATTACAACCACAAAGAATGGTTTCTTCATTATTCAAACAACGACGTTGGAAGTTCGTCAATTCGGCGTTGAAGTTTGGATGTTGTACGATTCGATTGAACGCATATTCGGGGGCACACAAACTCATCAACAGTGTCTCACCTGTATGATCAAGCCCGTTTAATACATGTTTTTGATCACAACCGCATTCTAATAAAAGATCGAGGAGTTGGTTAATCACGACAGTGCCTAAAAGGGTGTTGATGGAAAATCGTTTCCATGCGAACAAAAGAGTCGGAAAATGCTCGTGTTGTAGTTGATATTTTGCGCACCAGCGAGAGCAGTCAGGAAAAGGAATGGTAGGTTTTCGATAGAGACGATCAGCGATCTCGAGAACTTTCCGTGGTTCGGCGTCTCCGTAGACGATTTGAGGTAAAACAAAAAGCCTTTGAACGCGTTCGATGAAAGCATCATCGTCGATTGGGTCCGATTCGGCTTCGAGAGACATGAGTTTTCCTTTTTTTTTGGTTTTGAACAACAAACCATTATAGACGGATGTCTTTCCGTTTAAAAGTCCAAGGCGCTTTGTTTTTTTCTCTTACCCGTGTCCGTCCGTGATGCACAGATGTCGTCCAAGCCCGCTGCAGCAGCCGCTGCAGCTTCGGAAGTCGGCAATAAGCGCAAACATGACGATGATGACGCAGACGGCAGCAAAGAGAAGCGTGCCAAATCGTATCCCAAAGCGCGTGTGGTGAATTGGAACATCCTGGCGTCTGAATACACGCGCTACAATCTCGATGGCAAAACCAACGAAACCCTCAAGCAACGTAATGCGCGCTGGGTGCACCAGGTCAAGTTTTTGATGGAACATGCAGATATCGCGGCGCTTCAAGAAGTCACGACGGATTGGATCGCGTATGCATTCGGAGGACGCGTGACAGCCGCGGATGAGCCCGATGACGAATTTGTCACCAATACCGGCGCGCTCGGCAAGGTGTTTGATTACTACTTCGTAAAGCGCGAGTATTTGAAAGATGCTGTGCTGAAGCCCGACCAAAAACCGAAGAACGACGGCTGTGCTGTTTTGATGCGTCGTGGAATGTTTGCTCCGTTCAAACGCTTTGAAGATCAAGAAGGCAAGTTCTTTTCGGAACGTGGTGGTGACAATTTCAGCGACAAGGCATCTGTCAGCAAACTCGATCCGCGTTGTTGTGCGATCGTCCACTTGCGCACTCGCGAGGACGGCAAAGAGATTGCAACGATCGCGTCGGTCCATCTCGAAGGCAAACCGGAACGTTCCGACATTCGCACAGAGCAACTCAAAGAGACGCGCGACATGATGTTGAAAGTCGCTGGTACGAAATCTCCGCGCTTGATGATTGTGGCGGGAGATTTCAACCAAGAATGGAATTACACACAGATCAAAGATGCGTTTGGCCAGAAAATGTCGTGGATGAACGTGCACGTGACCAATCTCAGCAAAGAGCGTCCCGAGGGGCTGCCTGGCTGCACGGGTGTCCCTGATTTCGAGTTTGAAGCCGCTGAGTTGGATCCGCCCAAAGCTGAGGGATATAAAACGATTGACCCCGCTGATGAGTACACGAGTGTGTTTGGAGCGATCGATCAAGTGCTGATGATGTCTTCGATCGAACGAGTGAACCGGCAGGGCATCAAAACCACAAAATCTCTGACCAGTCATCGCATGGTCGTGTTGCCCGAACCCAAAGACCGCGTCAAGACGCTGGACGGCAAACCCGCTGTGGGTCGTGGTGGTGCCAAACCGTCTCCGTATCTGTGTCCGCCTTTTGATGACGGCGGCAAATGGTCATCTGACCACTGGGCCATGCTGTTTAATATTTTGTTGCCCTGAAAACAGCACCGCCTCTGTTTTGTTTAAACTCGTTTTTTATGGTTGGAAAATGTGTTTCTCTCATCGATGTTCTCACGGAATTCCTGTTGCTCCTCCCGAAACGGAAAAAAAACAATTGCGGATTTTTTTCAAACAGGCCCACAAAACCACGCATTTTTTAATCATTTTTTACACAGAAAAAAGAAACGACGCACACAGGGTAATCAATTCGCGCGGAAGAAATTGGAAAGTCCTATGACTCTCTTGTGATGCGAGTGCCTCGCACATGACATTCATCACTCTTTGTTTATCACTCCATTGGGAAGCGATTGATGCCGTGCGGGCTTGAAGTGTCTTGCATACCCGCGCCAACAATTCGTCTCGAGGCCTTACTTTTATTTGTTCAGAAGCGGTCCGATTGTCGACTTTAGAAGATTTGGGCAGGGATAACAAGTCAACATCGCAAGGAGCACGTTCCAGCAATGCATTAATTGTTAATGGTAAGTCCCTTTGCACAGCGATCATTAGAGGCGTAGACCCGTCGATGTGGTAACGATTTACATTGGCGACGGATAAACGCGGAACTAACCACGCCGCACGAATGTCTGCTTCATTATCATAGTCTTTGGGGGTTATAAGAAGCATTGCAGCACAGAGTGGGTTAACGATTTCAGAGTCGTGATTGTTTGATTCGTTGTGAATTAATAGAGCCCGAATCGCGAGCGGCGACACATCGTATGACCCAATCATGATGTTCCATACGCAAGAATTTGGATTCGTGGCGCACAACGTCCACAGAGATTTGCCAAAAACAGTAAGAGTGCAAATGGCATCACAAATCGCTTGAAGGCGAGACTGCTCCGCTGCCTGCTTAACCGGTGTTCTCAAACTCATCAAGACATCAGTTGGTTCGAAAAGCTCTTGAACTTCTTGAAGTACAAATGACCATATCGTGCAAAATAAGTGATTCGACGCACAGGCAGCATGAGCCAAATGCTTGGCCAAAGCACGTGGATCTCGACATCGTTGTTCATGTGACATTCGCGACCACATAGTAACAGCATCCGGCTCCGCTGATGTGTCACGTCGTAAGATCAACGAACACAGCTCACAGAAATCGTCATTGTGAAGATCATGAAGTCCAAAAAAAACAAATGGTTGATGCAAAACAGTGGACGCGATAGTTTTGTGGAGGCATGCAAACGCCGTCAGGGTACACCCATCGCCGTTTCTCGTGCTTAAAGCATCAGGATGAGCCCCGCCACAGCACATGAGGATATCCCATAACCCTAGTATGGCTTGCGGTCGTGCTCCGCACCAACGCGAAACGGCAACCCATCCCCAAAGGGGTCCATATTTACCGGTAAACTCGATGCTGCTGGATAGCGTATCATCGTAAAGAAGCTTTTCTTCATCATCATAAACTGGCATTAATAACTTGTCAACCCATTCGGAGACGGCATCGGGGCTCTTAAAATCCGGTCGCGTTCGTGCAAAACGAAAATCCGCAATCAACTTTAAGCATTCTGTTTTCCAATCATCCAAGTCATACCAGAGCTGTGGTAAGAGAAACGATTGAATGCGTTTGACCGAAATTGTAGTGGATAAAGCCATGGACAAACAAAATTTTTTGTTTGTTTCGTTGTCCGAATATATTCACAAAAAAGTCGCGAAAAAAAAAGAGCCGTTATTGGCCGTTTCTGCGTTCATGGCTCTACCGCACGTGAAAGAAGAACACGAGATGAAAGTTCGTGCACCTGAAGGTGACCGCTTCATCCCGTCTCGTCGCGCGTCCAATAATGAGCATCAATTCTGTGACGTGGCACCGTCGAACGAGCGCGAGCGCATGTTAAGTCGCGCAGTGGGCATGTCTCTGACCGATCATCATCATCGTGCGCTGCAATTCAAGTGCAGAACATATGATAAAGGACATGTCATATTTCCGACATTTGCTCCGGTCGTGGCGAGCATCAGGAAGCAACCGATTGGTTCATCTAAAGCAATCCAAAAGTCGGATTGCCGCCGCCTTCTCAGTGCTCCGGGTTTGAAGATGGATTACTATACCCATCCATTGGACTGGTCGAGCCAAAATGTGTTGGCCACCGCTGCAAATAACGGGGTGTACTTGAAGAACATGAACACCGAAGAGGTCAGCGGCCTGGCATGCGATAACGATGTCTCGTCGGTCGCCTTTTCGCGCTCGGGTGCTTTTATGTCCGTTGGATCTCGAAACGGTCATGTCTCATTGTGGGACGTTCAGCAGCAGACTCTTATCCGCTCGTGGGACCTTCATAACGACAAAGCGACAACCACCTTGTGCTGGCATCCTCTTTATACGCACCTCATTACGAGTGGTGGAAAAGACGGCACCGTGTTCATGACTGACGCTCGAAGTGCACACTCGTGGCCTCAATTGATGGCGAACACGGGTCGGTCGGGGATTTGTGGCCTACAATGGTCTCCAGACGGTAAGCTGCTGGCATGTGGTGATAACAACAATGTCGTTCGCATACGCTCTTCATCAAAGCAAACAATCATGACAGAGCTGACGAAAGGAGGCGGTGCTATGCGTGCGTTATGCTGGGCACCGCATGGGGATACTCTGTTAACCGGTGGCGGGACCGATGATAGGATGGTTCGCGTATGGAACGTGAACTCTCCTCATGTTCCACTTCTGCAAATGGATATGGGGTTTCAAATCACCAATCTGTTGTGGTCAGCTTCATCGTCGAACGTGTCACACGAAATCATTGTAACCGGCGGGTTTTATCCCCATGATAAGAACGGAGATCGTATCGTGCGTCTTCAGTACACCAAAAATTGGTCATCAAACAAGAAAGTTCATACGTGGAACACAGGGCAAACCGACCGTGTGCTATTCGCAGTTTCGGGTCCAGATGAACTGAAATTCGCGACGAATCACTGCGTATCAGAAACCACATGCATTGCCATTTGGAACGCGGAGAACAAAAGGCATGCAAAGAACACAAAGCCTGCTTTCGTGATGCATACAATTCGTTAAAAGATGGACCATTTTTTTTGTTTTTCCGTTTTCTTTGTGTGTTTCTTGTATGATATTAAAAATATGCAAAGCCATCAAAATCCATTGTTTGTTCGGTTTCACGAAACTTTGGAGGAATTCGCAAAAGCGTTTGTGCGTCTTGGAACGGAGACAAGCACAGACGAAGGACACAAGTTGCAATGCGTTCAAATTGATGATTTAAAACAAGAAATTTTACGTTTGCAGTTGACATGCAGTGCAGTTGCCGAGGAAAAGCAAAAATTTATGATGGAAAAAGAGACGCATTTCAAAACACAGGAATCCATGCATAACGATTCTTTGCGTAAAACAGAGGATGCACTGCATAAAACAGAAGATACACTGCATAAAACAGAAGATGCACTGCATAAAACAGAAGATGCACTGCATAAAACACAGGAAACCCTCTATAAAACTGAACAACAACTCATTCATTACAAGTATCAACTCGAAAACCATCAAGACGTTCAACGCCAACTACTAGAACAAAAAGAATTATTGGACAGTACGCAACGGGAACATCGCAGTCAGCAAGAAAAGCATGACAAACAATTCGAATATATCTTGGACGTTGCGAAAACGAAAGCAAAAGAAGAAGAAGCAAACAAATACATTGAAAAAGTGGCCGAGTTGTCTACCAAGTTAGCCTGCATGACCGAGAGTCGAGAGCACACAGAAAAAGAATTGCTTGCCATCAAACTCAAACTTGAGCAACAGATGTTACTCAAAGCAGACGAATCCAAAGATACACGTTTGCTGCCATCTATTCAAGGCGCACAAGGAGAAGCGGCCACCAAAACGAAATTGCAAGAAGCATTTGGTAATTGGATTGTCGTGGAAGACGTATCCAAACTCGGGCAAGGAAAAGAAATGGACTTGAAATTGACGACGCATTACGACGATATTGTTGTGCGTATAGATTGTAAAAATTATCTTTACAGCACTCAGTTACCGGAGAAAGAAGTTCTTCGATTTAACTCAGACATGGATTCTCTTGCTGGACAAAAATCGATTCAGGCCGATGCGTGCATTTTGTTCACGACTCATTTGTGCAAAGGAAATGTTCAATACACGAAAGACAAACGCGGACGTTTATATCGCTTCCACGTCGGTGGATGGAACTTTCCTGCCTTAATCGAGGCAATTCATGAAAGTATTTCTTTAGTACGTCACGATCGATTCATGAATGCAAAAAGTGACGATACACAACATGTACCAAAAACTCCTGGTGGAAAAGAGCTAAAGTCGATGATTCACGGAATGTTGGAATGCTTGCATCATCAAAACGCATCGCTGGCATCGATCGGCACACAAGTGCATCAATGTGTAGGAAAGTCCGCAACAAGAAGTCGTTTGATTAACGGATCCATCCAAGCAGCCCACACTGCCAATCCAGAAGTGGTAACGGAAACGATGATGAAAGAATTCGAACTTCATTTACCAAAGCAAGCGAGAGGTCGACCCATGGCGTTAACAAAGAAAGGAAAAACAAAATCAGCCACAGATACACTGTCAAAAAACAATGTTACAGATACACTGTCAAAAAACAAAGCCACAGATACACTGTCGAAAAAACGAAAGACCAACGCACTGGCAGATTCGTCTATTTCAGTTAAAAAAAGCAAAACGTAAGAAAAACAAAGCAAGTAAATGGTGTCTTTTTTTTGCTTTTAAAGCAACGCAAGCAAATGATGTCTTGCAAAACGCTTGCCTCGGTGATCGGCGATAAAGTTGCGCTTTTTCTCTGCTTTCCATTTTTTAATGCGACTCTCCCATTGATGAGCTTCGCTCTTGCTTCCTGCCAGCCCCCACGTTCCTAATGCCCACGGTCTGTAACGTCGCGTGTTTTTGGCGACACTTCCATTGATTTCACCATTGTGAACACGCAATCGTTGATGCACATTTGTAGATACACCAGTATAAATTGTTCCGTGTTCGCTAACTCCCTTTGGAGATACGAGCATGTAAACATACCAATTCGTCGTCATGTTTTGCCTCTTCTATCTTCTATCGTCTTACCTTTTTTGTTCATTAACGTTTCCTTGTTTGGAAATTCGACTGTCTAATTTTTGACTGAACGATGCAATTTCTGCTTTTAATCCCGGGTAGTCGTTTCCTGTCAGAACACTGTCGTACCAATCTAATCGTCGCTTACAGATTTTGTAATCATTGTTAACTTGATCGAATTTGGCAGCCTGTTCATCTTTTACAAATCGCCCTTGTTCGACGCATGTTGCCAATTGTTTTCGCAGCTCCTTCGTTTCCATCTGGCGAGTTAGTGCCACATTTTCGGCTGTATTCACATCCGCCCGTAAAGTATCATTTGTCTCCTTTTCGTTATCGAGCCGCTGTCGCAAAATGTTTACATCGTTTGTTAATGCCGATACTAGAGATTCAAGTCTTTGAGTATTTTCACCGTCTTTCCGCTTTTGTTCCTGGCTTTGTCGCAGGACCTCGTTGAACTGTTGTCGAAGATCACCGTTTGTTTTCTTTGCAAGCGATAACTCACGGCTGCACTCAGTCGACATGTTATATAGTGTTTCGCTTCTCTTGTGCAACTCTTGATTCTCTTGCTGTAATTTTGCAAGATTGGCCTGCATACCATTCAATACTCCAACGTCTTTTGAAGACTTGTTTAGTTGTGCGCGTAAAGTGTGAATCTCATTATTTTGTTCGTGGAATTTGGCGGATGCCTCCTCTTGTCTGGTATTTGATATTCTGAGTTCATCTTGTAACTGTTGAAGAAGACGTTCATAGCGAAAAGTAGTTTGTTTTAATTGAGATTTCAAATCATTGTTTTCAACACGCAGCGCTGGTCCCTCTTGGATTTGAGATCGTTGTTGTTGTTGTTGTTTTTCTCGTTGTAACGAACTTGTAAGTTCGGCGTTGACTTTGTTCAATTTTGCTATACTTTGACTTGCATCATTTTGGATTTGTCTTAACCTTTGATTTTCTTGTTGCAATACCAACAATTCTCGCTGTTGACGAGTCGTCGCTTCCAATGCAAACCTGCTTTGATTGTCTCGTTCGAGTTGTGTTTGCAGATCGGTCTGGAGATACTCTATTCTGTTTTTCATATCTTCAAAAAGTTGCTCGTTTCGTACATTTAGTTCGGCGCATTTGTCTAAATTCTGTTTCAATGTTGCGTTTTCGTCTTTTAACTCTGCGTTTTCACGTTGTAATCGTTGTAATAGTTGATTATTTGTGTTCAGCTTCTCTCGTTCTTGGTTTATCGTTCGAATCACCCTTTGATTCGCATCATCTTTTTCTTCTAGTTCTCGTAGTTGTTTATACAGACTATCTCTTTGCGAGTCACATTCTTGTCGTACACGTTGTAATTCTTGTGTTAAAATCGCCATTTTGTGCTGATCATTGATCTGGAGTCTTTGTAATTCCTGCAGTCTCAGCGTGTTGGTTTCGATGGATCGTCGCAAGGCGACATTTTCGTTTTGGCATGCAGTTCGCTCATTTTGTAAAGTTTGTAAATCGCGCACACTCACATCTAAGGATGCTTGCAATTGCAGAATTTCTCTTTGTAATTGTTGAATTTGTGGTTGTTGTTGTTGAAATCGAATGCGTTCCATTTCAATTTGGTCTTCATTTCGTTTTCTTTGTTTTGCTTTCTCTTCTTTCTTCTCTTTTTGATTATCATCCACGACGCCCGAAAACGGCACATTTTGTGTCGATGTTTTGGTAATTGGTGTCACAGGCGGATTGAAATACTCAATGTAGGATGATGTATCTCCAGCATAATTCACAAATTCTTCATGCGCTAGATTTGGAAATAACAAATCGTTTCGCGTCCATAAATTCTGAAGTCGATCGGCTTCGTGAACTTTCGGCGCCCGTGGTTTATCTCGTTTGTTTCGATAATGAAATGAATAACCGCGGACAAAACCCGATTGTTGACACACTGCAACGACCAGATAATCGTATTTCGACGGGTATTTTGTCATTTCATAAAAGCGGTCACGAATTTGCTTGTCCAAAGCATCGAGTGCTTCATGAGCACAGGATTTCAAAACGCTTCCAATTTTTACATATTTTTTCTCTGCACGCGGATCTGGGTTGAAGACATACACGTCGAAATGACACTTTTCATGATCGAATAAAAAAGACGGCGGCGATGTTGGAGTTTTTTTTAACAGTTTTTTTTTCAATTTTGACCTAGAACGAGACGAAGAAGGCATTGAAACCCTTTATTGGTCTGTGTTTAATTTTTTTGCAGTTTTTTTTTTCAAATGGAAGAAGACGAGAAACCATTTGGTTTTTTTCTTCTTTTTTTCACCAAGAAAAAAAAGGAGGGATGTCAACGTATCAGCACGCGCGTCATCAGGCGACTCAAGCGGCTCAATCTGCGACGGTGGAAAAACGAGCCGATCCAAACCGCTCGATCTCAAAAGATGAGCTGTGGTGTATAAACTGTACATTAGAAATTGCGGAGGATATGAAGCTTCCTGTCTACGAAAATGGAAAAATTGTCTCCACAGATTATGTTAGGATACCACATGCTCATGATTTGGTATTGAATACATTTGAATTAAGCAATTTCTGTGCATGTTCTGCTCCGTGCGCTCTTGGCTTTATGATGCGACATCCTGCATGTCCCGCACATCAAAATCCTGATCTTTTTCATCGCATGATTAAAGAACGACATGCCATACAAGAACCTACAAGACCGGCGCCAGAATTTGAGGTGTTGCAATGTGCAAATGCATGGTGGCCGATTGATGATGATCATGGTAAAGACGGTGATAATAATAAACAAGCAGACATAAAAAAAGACAACGGCGTCGATAACGACACGAAGCGAATTACAACAGATTGTTCTGGCTTCCCCGGACTCTCAGCCAAATCTTTTTACTGGATGTTGGGACGTGACGAAATCTTTGGTGTGGTTCGTCGCCCGCCAGTTTTTGTGCCCGAGTACCCCGATGAACATCTCGCACTCGAGAAAAAAATACGAAAGTATCAATGTAGTATGTATACGGATGGGTTACCAGAAAAAGTGGCACAAGATTTTGAAGGCGTCATTGGACGCCATATTGAAGATTACCCTGACAGCGATACAGAAAGTGATTATGCAACAGGAAAGGTACACACTGTTCCAACCGCTGAACTGGATGCAACCAAAAAAAAGAACAACAAGGCGAAAGAACAACACAAATGAGCTGTTTTTTGTTTCTTTTTTTTTGGTTTTGTTCGTGCCTTTCAAACATTTGTTTGTCTCCATCACAAATACCACATACAGATGTCTGACGACGCACCACAAACAGGTGAGGTAAGCGATGACACGAATGAGGAGAAGACGTTGTCACTGGATGACGAAATATTATGGTATCAAACCATAATGCGTCAAACATGCGGGCATAAAGTGATCTTTCACGACGATGAAGAAGAAGAACAAGAAAAAGAAGGATGTGATGTTCGGAAAAGACAACAAAGACAGCAAAAACAAGACGATGAAACAGCAGACGTCAATCCCATCGTGAAAAGTGGACGCAAACGTAAGCAAACAGAAAAATCAAAATCGGAACTCAAGCAGAAAACAAAGACAAGCGTCCAAAGAAAGCGGCAAAAAACTCACGCAAAAGAAGGTGAAGAAAAAGATGGTGAACCAGTTCAAGCGAAAAAAGAAAAACGGTTGTATTTGAAAGCATGCAAAAGACCGATTTCGGAAGATTTCAAACGCGATCCCACAACTCTTTTGTCATCGAAGCTTCAGGAACCTGATTGGGGTTTTGTTTACCCAGCTAATAGCGATCTTGAAGCTGAAGTTCAAGCGGAAATCGAATTGTCGATGAAAGTTGATGTGTTGGTTCAAAACGAGTGCTCTTCAGTGTACAGCTTACTCAAAAAACTCTATGCAAATTTGCTCGAAAAATGTGAACAAAAGGAATTTCGTCGTGCCGTCCACGCCTGGTGGCAGCTTGTGATCAGCATTGTTCATGAACCCACCACGACAGAGAACCAGAAAGCTGCTGAAGAATGGGCGGATCTCAAACTTCCTAAGCGGCGTGCGGGCCCGAAAGGCAAACATGCACGTACGAACGATGACGACGGAGATGCCTCTGAGTAATCGAGTCTCTCTTTTTTTTTGAAATACATTTTTTTGTTGTTGTTTGAATCACATTGTTTCACATAATATTCACCTGATTCTCCATCCACATGGCTGCTGCTGCGACGGAAACGAAAAAACAAATTAAGATTTTGAGTTGGAACTTGCTGGCCGAGGTGTGGCTCAATCCGGAATGGTTCAAAGGTGTCGAACAGAAATACATGCAACTTCCGCGTCGTCTACAGACGATTGTGGAAACGATCAAAGAACGCAAGGACTGTGACATTTTATTATTTCAAGAAATCGATGAGAACATGTTCCCGTTTCTTTGCAAAGAGTTGAAAACACTCGAATTTGATCTGATGCCGATTTCACAAAACAAGCCGACATCGGCCAAAGATAAGAATGGTAAAACCATAGCAAACGGTACAGCCGTCGCGATTCGATCACAGACATGGTCGAAATCAAACTTGACCGTTCATGCTCAGCTGATGTGCGATATGGGCGCCACGGTGATTAAATTGAGTACCGGTGAAAAAATTGTCAATGTGCATCTCGATCGTGGTACCGATGGTGACAAACAGACGGAATCTTTACAAAAGTATCTGGACGACAACAAAGGCAAAACAGCAATCATTGGTGATTTCAACCGCACACCAGAAGAGATGAAAACTTGGGTGGCCCAACTCAAAGGGCAACTATGCACGCCTGATGGCTCGTTATGTTTTTCGCTGGGTCAAACCAATTTTTTGCAACTCGATCACGGAGTTGGTATTGGGGGGCTCGTGGTAAAAGAATTTCCCGAAGCCGCCACTTTTGTCAGCTGGCGCAAGTTCTTTGCTTGCATCAGACAAGAATGGGGCCCTATCAATGTAATGAACACAGCGCTGTACAGAGTTGGTTCGGATCATTTGCCTGTCCAGTTTATCATTGAATAGACTTTTTTTCAGTATGTAAAAAAGAAGAACAGAAAAGCACACACACACACACACACAACACACTACGCAAGGATTACAAACGTATCGAAAGAGAAGGACGAAAGTGTTACGAGTTGTACAATAATTGGATAGGCGATACACACAGGGATCGGCGTGACAGCAAACACAGGTTGTACCAAAGTCATACAGGGAATATGAGCGTTCTTTGTGTTTTGATCTTCTTTTTGTTTCTTCGCATCTTGTTGATCGTATGCAGCAAAAGCATTGCGGAAACCACGTTCAAAGTCGTCTTTTGACAACCTTGTTTGCTGCTCCATTTCTTGTATGGAAAAAGAAGGCGTTTTGGGTTGATGAAAACGTATTGAAGAAGGGAATGGTTCGATGATTTCACCTTGATCGTTGAACAATTTTCCACAAAACGATGTCTGACCGCGAGTATCTGCCGGACTCCAATGTCCCTTTTTAATAGGGAACGCGGTGACAATTTGATAACCCTCTCCTTTCTCTTTATGCACGACGATGCGTAGACTTGGTACTTTAAGCGAGCATATGATGAACCGAACGCCAACGTGTTCTTTTTTCCAGGTGTTGCGCAGAAAAGCATCGTGTTTTAGGGCCGTTGCGATGAGTTTTGTATACGTCGTTGAACAGGTGGGCCGATGGCTTCCTAGGCGCTCCCACTGTATGTCGTTGCGATGCAATTCCCAACCATGTGAAACGAGTCCACCGATGCGTACATTGTCAATGTGCCGTGTCATACTATAAACGTCCCTCCGACAGTCTTCCCGTATTCGTCTTCGTCTGCGTCGTACAAAAAAAACAGAAGACAAACACGAGACAAGCGGATCCTGGTCGTATTCCGAAAAAAAAAACGACACAACACATTACAACAAAAAGTTTCGCGGCCACAAATATATCTAGTAACGAACAAGCGCACCGTCCACTGCAATGCGCCCTTCTGCTCCTTGTTGCAAGACATAGATTACACAGTCTTTCGAGAACTTCCACATATATCGCTCCATTGCATCGGCAGTTCCAACCTGTGATAACCAGTTGAGATATGTTTTGATCATTGTTTTGGGAATACAATAGAGCACAGTGGAAACCACATCGTGATGTGGTGGTTTGAAAAATGCAACTTTGTCCGGTGCCACCAAATACGATTGTAAATCAAATGTCTCGGTTAAGTAGTAGCGCCCGGAGAGTTTGAATAAATAGTCGTAAGAGAGTTGTAATCGTTCAATTTCTTTTAATGCACTCTGTAAACATTCGCTTTCTCCTTGACCTTTGTATAAAGACGATGTGGTGGCTTGTGAATAGCATCGATACACGTAGTCGGCCTTGTTTTTCAAGGTGACAAGATAATTTTCGGGAAGAGTTTCGGAATTGTCTGCAACGAAGATGACGGCATGTGGTAACCTTAAACGTATGGATTCAATTGAAAACAATGTTTGTTGAAATCGTTCTTCTGCCGAAAACACAGACCGCACAGCACTGTAGTTCAAAGGTTTCGTATTGTCAGTCTGAATTGTCGAGCCGATGAGGAACAAAACGTTCGGTTTCTTTTCTTTCGGTGCAAAAATTTTTGCATGATCGATATATGTGGCAGACAAGCGATTCTTCAATTTTGGTACACCATCCACTAATAACGGGTGCACCCACCAATCTTCAAACGGATTTCCTTGTAAACATATATCTTTCACAATCATTTCATAACCGTTTTGAATCAAAATCGTTCGAATGGTATTCGCTATCGCATCGCCAAATCGATAACGATCATGTTCGACAGATAAGATACGGAATTTATATTTGTGAAATGGAAAACGTTGCATGGTCAAACAGGTGGCTTCGTCGACATCCATTGACAGATAATCGATAACGCTGGGCATGTTATGCTGGTCCAAAACAACCGGCCAATCAATCTTTGTCACATCCGCAATAATCATGGGATTTACTCGCTCCTCATCATGTTGAACTTTGTATTTTGGGTCAATGTCAAATGCAATTCCTTTCCAACCCAATTGTTCCAATATATACGTATTACTGTAGTGAATGGGTGCATGCCCTCCAATGTCCAAATAACATCGTCGTTGAAGATGTACTTTGATTTCGTCTTTTGTTTCTTTCGTCTCTTTTGCTTTTGCTTCTTTTGCTTCTTCTTTTGTCACGCACGCGAAACACGTCGCTTGTGTACCGAGAACTTCTAAAACAAACCGATCTTGCCCGATTTGACTTTGGCTTGTACGCAAGGCGTGTTGGATGCGAGTTTCATCATTCCATTCGACAGTATGACTTGGAAACCATATTAAAATAATATTGCGATCGCCGGTCGATGGAATTTCCGCCAAACGACGAATGGTTCGTGTGTTTTTGCATTCGCATGTCAACAAATCTTCAATTTCTTGCACCTCAACATCGTTTAAGTAATTGATGGTTAAATAGCCATAATGACAATATCGAAACACATTTCGAATATAATTTGAGCGAACGTCCCTGTCACACTCACTGAATGCATAATTACTAATTCCAACAACGGTCTTGCCTTGTAATCGTTTCAAATTGGAAATGGCTTCGTCAATTTGCTCCGTTGTGAGAAAGGTTGTTTTCGCTTCAATGGCATTAAAATATTTCACGTACTTGCTCGCCAAATTTCTCGGTTCCATCAAATCAATGCCCCAATAGTGATCTATTCGAGCCCAGTGTTGCAAGACAATATTTAAACCACCGTATCCCGGACCGATCTCCACCACATGCGCGTCATTTAAGACGGGTTTTCCGAAATAATGAGTCAAATCACTTACCACTTTCATGTATCTTAATGTCGTCGGAGATGCTGTGAATGAGGTTTTGGATACTGGATTTTGGAATTCAAAGACAGAAGGATGACCTTGTCGGTCGTTTCTTAGCATCCGACTCAAAACATGTGAATGAAACATGTCAGGACATAGTTTAAAAATTTCATCGATGTATGCAACCCCTTGCTCGAACGAGACATGTTCCAGGACAGCACAATATCGACTATCTTTTTTAAACGATTCAAACGTTTCATTCGTAAGCACTGCCTCACGACAAACATCTTTGTATGACTGTATTCGATTCGCAATACTCTCTGTATAATTTGTTGTTATCATGTTGTTTTTGTTTTCCGGTTGTTTTTCGTCCTGATAAAATTCTGCAAACATACGTTTCATGCATGTGACGATTGATAAATGCTCGACAATGTATGCGCGCGGTTGGAATGAAGAAAGACGACTCACGAACTTTGGTAAGGCAGCTTTTAACGCGAAAAGACTGTAAACTTTTTCTCCACAGCGTGAGTCCCAGTACGGAACGGCCGTGGCCAGCAATTCTTTGCCTGATTGTTTGTATCGCTCATAGAGGCACATGTCGTTCTTGTATTCTTCGTAACACGAACGCACATCCCATACCAGCAAGGGCACGTTCATGGACAATGCTTCTTGTAAAGCAAATCCTTGAGACTCACACCGCGCTACCCACACACCAAAACGACTGCGGTTCAAAACCGATCTGTAAGAATTGTGATCGTACTTTCCATATTCTAATACGCAAAAGTGATTAATGCCGTGTTGAGACGCATGGGTATCGACCCATTTCTTTATGAATTCAACTGCAGCATTTTGATCGCGAGAATGTCGTTGCTTCAAATAAATGAACACCGTATCTTTTGTATCGTTTGTCTCTTTCGTCTCTTTCGTCTCTTTTGTATCTTTTCTATCTTTTCCTGCATGTGGTGAAAATAATTCAGTGTCAACTCCAAATGGTAAAGGAATGGTTTTTACCTTTAGGCCACCAAAGTCATCCTGCCAAAGATCTTGTACCCACTTGGCCAAGCACGTGTACCGGCAGTTTAAGGTTGTTTGATATGGGTCTGCATTCAATAATTTGCCTTCTGGAAAGACGAAAAAATGAGGACCATAAAGCACGTGCTTGTTTTTGAACACATATTCATATTCTGAGTCAATTGCAAAATTTGAAAACCAAAAGAAATCAAATTCGGCATGAATGGATGCTAATTTGGCCGCCTCTTGCATGGTTTTAACGTGACGAATCGGTATGTTAAACACTGCCGCTCCTTTTTGGATAGCTTCGAGATTGCGAATGTGAGGATCCCCAACGATCACGATTCCGGTTGGTTTTTGTTTTTTTAACGAAGCAAAGAGTTGAGCCAGAGAGGTACGCAAGGATGGAAGAGAAAGATGCCCATTGTTGATGGTCGAAAGAATACAAGACGACCGCCTTGCTTTAAGCACCTTGTCCATGTGTTCTTGAGAAACATTGGTCCATGTCAAACCAGGATTCACCATCTCTTTGTACAGCGTCAAAATCTCATTGTGCGACATCGGATCGGGGTTCACAAGGTGTAGAGTGCCAATTTGCTGTTTCCGAATACATTTAACCAATGCCGGCAAACAATCAGACAAGACGGTCATAGAATTCTTTGTCGAATGGATCTGCGTTTTACAATACGACAACAGCTTGTAAAGAAAGTTTTTTGGATCATTCAAATTCGTACTGATGGGCATACGAATGCGGACATTTAAAGCATTTTTCGAAATGGAATGCATCCACGTGTCAACATATCCTTTAACGGTTGAATAGGACGACCCAAAAAATGTAGGCGATTGAGTTTCTTGCATCGTCTCCGTTTGTGAATCGAAAATGCATCCCGTACCAAAATACGTAAGATGCGTGTCGAATTCCGTGCACAAACGTTCGAGAAGAAATGGGGCCAACAAATTGTCTTGTAAATTGATTTTCAAATTACCCGGTTGCTCTAACCAATCGATCGTTTGTGAAGTCAAATCGATACCACCTTCGTTCATTGCGCGTGTTGTTTCTGTAAATCCGCTGATGAATCCATGAGGTTTAGATGTGCGCCCAATGAAGCAAATGACGCGATCCGGACGTAATACAAGAAATTCTCTCTTCAAACTTTCGAAGTTCTCTACATTCACGCGCAAACCCGATTTTATTACTGTCTCTTGTTGACCACAGTATGTCACAAATTGCCGGCCAATCCATCCGTTTGCACCGTAACAGAGCCATATTTGCTTTGGTTGATTGTTGATGGTTGTTTGAAGACGGTGCAAGAATGCTTTAGCGTTGAATTTGGACAGGGCAATCCACGCACGGGTATCGGTTTCACAGAGTGCATCCATAAGACTTCCAAAATCAAATAAAAAAACTCGTTCTTTCCACTGTTTCCAAAGTCGATGTTGTAAAGGTCTTCCGGCGCACCCCATCGAAGTGACCACAACGACAAATTTGGATTTACAGCTGTTCAACATGGTTTTCACTTGTGCTTCGATCAAATCGATTTGCTCGTAAGAATTCATGGACGGTGTTGGAACAAATTGACAGTCTGCACCGAACAATAACGATCGCAAGTCGTTTGAGATGGATGCATTTCCGACCAAAATGACAGATGATTGTTTACGAATCGACAGAATCAACTGAATAATTGGTTCAGGAGCATGTGACGCACAATACGAGGCGGCAATCGGACTATATAATTCACCAAGCTTTTTTTCTGGCCAAAACGGTTTTGCACGGTGAATCAATCTCTCGCACCAGTCGAGCGGTGCTTCGTGGTTTCCAGCCAACATTTCTGGTTCCCAGGTGTTCAGGGCTTTGCAATGCAAAGGCAAAGCTTTTAAGATGTTTGGTTGTTCGGGACAGCCCATTGCCTCTCGCATTTCTTCAGCAAATCGAACATTTGCCGCTTGATAAGAATCTGCCTCGTTGTTGGCTAAATTTACGTCGCCGTCGCCAAATCTAAAATAGACGCCCGGTGTCTTCGAATCGATAAATTTTCGTATCGTGTCAAGCGTATCTTTTGATCCATGATACGTTTGAAACATATTTTTTGTAATGTGTGTTTGTGTGTAGAGTCTATTTTTTTGTAATGATTGTATAGATAAATCGTTTTAAATAAAAAAATGATGGTGACACATCAACAAACAGAAGAAATGCAGACTTTTAAAGATGCAGATCAAACAAAAGAAATGCGTACTCTCGGATACAAACATCAAACCGACAAAATTACATATCATGGATACGATCGATTTTATGTGAGTGCGCTGCAACAATGGAAAAATTCAAACGTACCGTTTGAAATGCTAGAAATTGGAATAGGCGACGGCTGTTCGGCGCGCATGTGGCTTGAGTATTTTCCGAATGTAAAACTAACCGGATTTGATCGTTATCAAGCACCACCGTCTGTGACAACACTTCCGCGTTTTACGTTCTTAAAAGGAGATTTGACGAATTTGTCGGATCTCAAACGTATAAAGTCTCAATACGATGTGATTATTGACGATGCGAGTCATCACCCAGATCATCAGCTGTTGCTCTTCAACTCTCTCTTTGTTTCAAATTTGAACGAGGGTGGGCTGTGGATTATCGAAGATATCAACACATCCTATTGGCGAAACAAAGCATTGTTTGGGTATGAAATTCGATGTGGTTTTGGGCATCCAAAATCGATTGTCGAAATTTTTAAACAGTGTGTTGACGATGTCAATCGCGACTTTTTAGATTCGAAAAGTCAAACAACTCGCGAACGACAGCAAAAGGTAAACCCGTGGGTAAATGAAGGGGCAAGAACTTGGATTGCGTCCATTCAATTCGTTCATAACGCAATTTTAATACGAAAACAGACATCTGTTTTCTTACAAACATATTACGGACGACAGGACCAAAACAAAAATGAAAACGAGACACCGAAATCAGAACAGAAAGAGACAAAATTGCCAGTCAACGCAATTCAGACACTTGAAGTCATTCCGGTTATCTTGGATGGGACAGAATTGAAAGGTGGATATAATATGTGTTTGGTTCCTGAATGGAATGGAAATGGGTTTGTAGCAACCGTGCGTCTAAGCAAATGCCTGATTCGGGAATCAAACGACGACAAGCATTTCAGTGTAAGAACGTATCCGGAAATTCAAAATGAATGCTGGATCGTCCATTTCGATCATCAGTTTCGAATTGTTCGTTATAGCAAGCTAGTGGAGAAGCAATCCACTCGTATCAAGCACAGAAGTTTTACGAGTGGTCTTGAAGATTGCCGCCTTATTGTTCAGTCCAACGGAATTGCACAACTCTTTGCGATTACCTTGGATACGAATAACAGGTGGTTAACGGAAATGTCATGCTGTGAGATTTCTCTTGCGAAAAGCCAACATGAGATTCCTGTACCGATGGTGTACGAAGAATTGAATATCGACACGAATCAAAAAAACTGGATTCCGTTGCGCTGTTGGGGATACGAATGCCATTTTTTGCAACAGTGCAATCCATGGCGAGTGATTCGTATGAACACCAAAACCGGAAAAGGAACAGTGTTGTTAGAGCTGAAAGACGGTGGTTTGTGTAATTTCGAAGCCCATGCTGCCGCTTCCGTTCGGTTATCTGATAATCAATTCTTAATTACCGTTCGGGAATATTGTGAAGGAAAGTATATACAATCGAGGTGGATTTTGATTGATGACACGTACACGCCTGTTAAGCTATCGAAGCCATTTCGATTTCAAACTGAATTGTCTTACGAAATGTGCATGTCTTTATCCTTATCTTCCTTGCCAATAACCACCATCATCGCATGTGTATCGCTGGACGACAAAGCGATACAAATCCATCGCTTTTCTCTTTCTGCAATTCTTGAAACTTTTGTTTAAGGCAAAAAAAGCAATCGATACGACAAAATATAAAAGATGAGCAATTCATTTCAACCAAGATCCATTCTTATTACTGGAGGCGCAGGATTTATTGGATCACATGTGACAAATACTTTGCTGCGTCATTTTAAAGAGGATGTCAAAATTGTTGTGTTGGATAGGATGGATTACTGTGCTCGTGATCGGAATTGGGATCCCGAATTAATCAAATCCGCGCGTTTCGTGTTTCGTCGTGGAGACATTTGCGATACTGTTGCAAATTTGAAACTCATGCACGAGTTTGAAATTGACACAATCATGGCGTTTGCAGCACAAACTCTTGTCTGTACGTCATGGGCAAATTCACATCAATTTGTGATTGATAACGTTTTGGGGACAAACAATTTGTTACAGGCTGCCCGAGAATACGGAAAGATCAAACGCATCATTCACGTGTCAACGGATGAAGTGTATGGAGAAGTACCTCTGGATCAAAAGGAAGGTTGCAAGGAAGAGGATAGCCTGAAACCGACAAATCCATATGCAGCAAGTAAGGTTGCCGCAGAACACATTGCGCTGGCCTATGCGCGTTCGTATGGCGACACAATGCCCATTATTATTACCCGTGGCAACAACGTGTACGGTCCTGGTCAATTTGTGGACAAAATGATACCCAAATTTTGTGTCATGTTAGCAAACCAACAAAAACTAACAATTCATGGTCGAGGAATGTCGCGCCGAACCTTTGTTCATGTTCACGACGTCACAAATGCATTCTTGACAATTTTAGAAAAAGGGAAAATTGGTGAAATTTACAATATTGGTTCTGATGACGAATATTCTGTGATGGATGTTGCTGCATTGCTGCATTCCTTTTCGTGTGAAAAACAGAAAGAGGGAAAAGAGAAAAAAGAGGCAAAAGAGGCAACAGAAAACGAGTTTTGCACGTTCGTGAAAGATCGCCAATTCAACGATCAACGATATCACATTTGTACAAAAAAACTTCGACAGTTGGGGTGGCAGCCAACTATCCCGTTTGAACAAGGATTGAAAACTACGTTCCAATGGTATGCAACACATGCCGATGAATATAAAATCGCTGTAGTAACGAGGATTGGTTTCTCGTAATTTTTTGATGTTCTGAATCAGAAAAAAAAAGAGACAACAAAAAACACAAAGACGATGCACCCTATCTTTCTCTTGATGGCGTGTGGTATCGTCATTCAAATTATAGAGGACATTACGTACCGGATAGTCATCGCCATTTCATTTCTTTCGTTCGGGGTTCTCGTTTCCGCGTTTATCGAAAGTGTCGTTGCGTTTTTGCGATTTGCGTATGCCATGTATTTGGATCACGACATACATGTTGATAATGAACAATTGAAATTTATGGTCAGTGAAACATGCTTCATCGCCATGAGTTTGGCGTCGTGCTTGTTCGTGTGGTCGTTTATGGACCATAAAATTGATTTACTACTGTCTACAAGAAAATTGAGGTAAATGTGCGACCAACAAAAACAGCAACAAGGGCATTATGTTGCGCAAGAAAAAAGGAATAAGAAAACCGCAACCTAAAAAAAAATGGATTCCTCGTATGTGGAATCATTGCGTCCGCCACCGTACACTGGTGTGGGGATCATCGGCGCAATTTTAGTCGTCGTGTTTTTCCTCATTGTCCTTTGCTTTATTTCAGTTGGATATACCGACTGGGGGTTTCAACCTTTATTTACGAACGATGAACGATCGGTTCACGAAAAGCAAAAGAAAACAGTATGGGCACTCATTGTTACGGCTTTAGTGATTATATTAATATTGTTGTTGACAGTCATCTCGTTATTTGTTGTGCGTTATTTCGAACAAAGCCGACTGTTCCAACCAACAACGGTGAATAAATACAAAGGATTAACTGGAGATTGGTACAACTTGAAGCACGGCGGCGGGTTATTACATTACACTCCAGAACGCAAACACAGCACAACAAGGAAAGTCTTCTTTTTACATGGCAACAGTTACGATTTGGGCAAGTATGCGCCAGCTCTCGATACGCTAAAAGAAAGAGGATATGATGTATGGGCGATCGAATACGCCGGATTTGGCGTTACCAAACCTGAAAAACTAGGATACACCACGGCTCCCAATTGCGACAGTGTTCTCCTTGATGTCGAAGAGGCGTGGGAAATCTGCGGTGACAAAGACGCAATTGTCATCGGTTTTTCAATTGGTGGTGCCATTTTGGGCGAAGTGTATGAAACGTTGCAGCCATCACCATCACAGCTCGTATTTTTGAACACATTTGCAAGCTTCCCTCAACTTGTTGCAGACAAAATTGGTAAAATGGGTGTCGTTGTCACTCCATTCTTAAAAACACAATGGCAAACACCAAAACCAAACAAATTTAAAGGCAAAGTGACAATTGTTTACACATTAGATGATCAAGTGGTCCCTGCATCACACGGTCAACAATTGTGTTCGATTTTTGCTTCCCTGAAACCAAATTGCATTGCCCTTCAATCCGGAGGACACCGCTTTTCTGCGCTCAACCATCGAGAACAGTGGGCAAACGATCATGCGTTGTTACCCGCAAATCTTTAGTTTATTTTTTATCTTGTTCTTTTTATGAAGATAGCCAGATGATGGTGACGACTCAATATTGACTGCTTTTTCACGTACGATGGTGGTTTCATTCGTGGAATAATACACATAGCGGATGCGAAACTGATTTTGCGGACTCGACAACAGAATTTGACAGTTTAGGCATGGACGCGAATTGCCCAAATAACCATCTTTCGAAAATCGAACGACAAGGATGTCAATGGTGTCTTTGACTTTGCAATGTTTAAGACGGTTTTTGCTGTAGTACCATTGCGACAATTTGTGAATCAGCGCCATCTCAGCGTGCGTAGAAATCGGACATTTATGATTTTTTGTCTCTGAATTCTCCGCCTTCAAAACACTGTTGTTGAAGCCATAAAACAGATAACGGGACCGCCACGTGATGAGTATCGTTACGATAAGCAGTGCTCGTCTTCAAAGCATCACACATGGGCTTAAACTCGCGATAGTAGTTTGCGGACATAGAGAAGGTTGTTTGTTCTTTTTTAATGAAAAAAACCAAAAAAAGAAAATGTTATTTTTTATAAGTGAGTCTCCGGTGTCGTCGGGGGCTCGTTTTCGTTCTTTTTGTTGAGCGACAACGGGTACGAGTGTTTTCTTTGGTTTAAAACTTTTGAAACACGAACAAACCAGCAGTTTTGGGGGCTACAGCCTCATCATCAAAAATGGGCGCATTTAATTTCAAATTGTGAATGGAAATTGCTCGTTGCTGCTGCACGGCTTCTTGATGCGTCACTCGTTTCCCATTCTTGATGTCTTGATAAAATTCGTCGAATGTTCTACGAGTTTTTTGTTCTGGTAATGATGGAATGATACGGAGCACCCAGGCATTCCATTGTTGACTGCGAGTTTGACGGTTGATTGATGTCGTAATTAAAGGGCCTAATTCATACTGAAGCTCCAATGCGTTGTGATCTCGATAACCCAATAAGGCATCAAATGGAAATGGAATACTCGGATCTTGTATTGCTTGTCGGATCATTAACTGGAGGATCGAATCAGGAAGATACTGCAAATAAGATGAGAGAAAGTCACTTTTGTAACCGGAGAGTATACTTTCGGCAAATACAGGATCAAAGAAATTTTTTCGAATTTCATCGATTTTTTGATCGAAATCGTTTGTCAAGTGGGTTTCTAAAATGTGTTGAACGTCAGGAAGAATTCTGTTCTGCCAAGTTGCACTGTTGAACTCATTATTATCGTCATAAAAGTTGGAAAACCATCGAAAAAGCCATTCACCAACGACTCCAATGGCAAGGTATGATTGTGATGCGCCGATAAACTTGACATACAAACGAAACCAGTCATTCACGCTGAACGTCTTTCGCATTCTCAGAATATTGATTGTCTCTCTAATGGCCGTCATAGAATCGAGAGACAATGCTGCCCACAACATCAGAACATCCTTTTCCACATTCCACAATCCAAGTCCTTGCTTCCATTCCGTTTGGATCGTTACAAAATCCGCACTGGTTGCCGTGTTGTTCACAATTCGTTCAATCGCACTTTGCACGCGTTTGTTCGATACATAAGCAATAGAATTCTGTTTTGCTTCAAATCGTTTATTTTCATACAGCCCAACGTCACCGATATATTCTAAAAACAACGGGTCTAAAACGTCGGGCAACTGACATGTTCTCTCGCATACATCTTTATCATCAAATTGTTGTAACCCTTTGACATCCAAATCGGGCTTGTATTTTAAATCCATGGTACTAAAACATTTTCTCAAAAAGGGTTCGCAATAGTATTCCACGGGAATCATCGCTTTTTTTGCGGCGGGTTCCGTCGCATCGTTTTGCTTTTCATTCTCAATTCCAAGTTTACGTTTGCTCATGTTGTATTACTTTTTTGTCTCTTGCGGCATGGAGCCACAAAAAACAAGGTTTTCTGGCATGGAGACACAGAAAAAGAGGCTACGATTACAACAGATCACAATACTGAAACACGAGTGACGTTAATGTTATGCTGTGTTCCGCATCTTTGATATCACACGAAGTCAAGAATGGAAGGATATCATTGAACACTTGAGCGCGTTGTTCAGCTTGCTTACACAGAGCGAAAATCCACACATGAAACATGTCGTCCAAACGATTTTGTGTAGCAATTGGTAACGATGTGCCCGGTTGTGGTTCGTACGATTTGCCATCAGGCAAAGTGATGAAATAAGAATAGCTGCGAAGTTCATAGAAAGCATGAGGCAAGGCGAAATTAACAAAGCCCGATTGCCAGGCTCCCATGGTCGAGCAGTTAACCCAATGCGTAAGTTCTTCCGCTTTTTGAACAGGCAACTCGGGTGGGCCCCAATAAATTTGGAGTAGAATCGACCACACATCATTGTTCGGTTTCAATTGTTTCGCGTGAATGTGTGGATAGCACTGTTCTACATTATGCGGCCAAATGAATTCGTGTAAATCATTGGGAGAAAACAAGAGGCGGCGACGATGTCGCATGCACTTATTGTACAAATATAACACGCACCAGCCCAGGGCGCTGAAACCGACTTGCGCGCTGAAACCGACTTGTTGTGGTCGTGGATCGAGCCAAGCCGGATCTGGTAAAACGTTCATTAAACTCTCCGCGGTTGATTGAACGGATGCGAAATGAGACGTCGGTTTTGATCCAATCGAAAATTCGTCGTCCAGATTTAACCAAATCAGTTGAGACTTTTCGTGCTCGATCATCGATATGACCCAATTCGAGTCCCACTGCGCAATGGGAAATGTCTGCATCTTCTTTTTGACCAAAACGAAATGATCTACGGGAGGGGAAAGCGTAAACACGTGCGGGCTCATCACCAATGTAGAATTGAGTTCGGATGCCAACGCAGACATGGGCGACAGTTCTTGCTTTGTCTCCTTTGATTGACTGGCTTTCGTTTCCGATTCGACATTATCACAGTCGAGTTTGGCTCGTTTCGCGTCTCCATACGCGGCCTCGTCTGGTTTTCGCTTGCATCCTGACATGGTTTTTTTTTGTTTTCATTTGCTTCCGTCAATAAATCATCAAAAACAAAAAAAGATGGACAAAAAAGGGGGAACTCGGACAACAAGACAGCACCGACCATTGCGATCGGAAAGTATCTTTCGATCATATGTGAAAGATCTTAAAGAGACAAACTTTCTACCAAGTGAAAAAGGTGCACTTGCCATTTGCAACGCACTGAGCAATGGCCTCTTGAATAATGCACATCTACCCGTGATTGCAGACTACCGTGACGTATGTATGCATTACCGTTTTAATTATGATAATCAACCTGGAGCCGCATTTTTGTCTCTGATTGCTATATTTTGTACTTCGTTAAAGAAATTATGTAAAATGCATCCTCATGTATATTCGGTTATTATTTGTGCAGCTTTACAACTCGGTTTGGGTGATACACTGAAGGCTCCGGTGAATAACGTATCGTTGTTTAAAGTAATCATTGTTGTGTGTCCGGATCTGGCTTGGTACTTGTTGAAAGAGCCCTCCGAATCCAATGCTTTTCCAAACCTATGTCAAGATGGGTTTACGGAGCCCACGTGTGATATCAAAGATTTTCAGAAGCCGCCACAAACCAGCATGGTTCACATTGCACGATCACATCATGTTGAACTCATGAAACAAGCTGCTTTGTTGGTTCCGGAGAATGCTCTCTATGACAGTCTTCTGAGTCTTTCTTATTTACAGGTTGGCAAATCTATATGCGTGTATTTGTTAAACCGGCTGTTACACAACCCTGCACCCATGTTGATGACTCACGAACTAACGATTAAAGTGCTTGAACTTGGAATGATCCAAGGATTTAATGCGAATGAAAAGCAAGCGGTCCTCGAAATCTTTTTATCGCATTCCCTTTATGTTAAGGATGCTTTCCCACAGATTCAATCGGCGCTCCGTACGAGTATTTCTATTAAAAGTCTTTGTGGATTAATTAAGGACTATTTGTTTATCACTCGTTAGGTTTCGTGTTCGCAAGCCTCTGTAAACAACAAACAAAAATATATTAAGAGACAAAGAGAAAGAGAATGAAGATCGAAACACTACTTTGCATTTGTTTGTGTTTAATTTTGGTCACCATTTTGGTGGCATTTATTATTCGTATCTGTACACGACAAGGATGTGATGGGTCACTCAATTGTGGATCGGATGCGAACCACTGTTGTTACAGATTCCAGAATTTTGTGATTAAACCAATCGTTTCTGATATTCCTGGGATGGCACCTGTGATCAGTGACAATGTCGCCAATCCATGGGGTATTGTTAGGAATCCAGATTCTGATGAATTTTGGGTCGCACAGAACGAAGCAGGATTCTTGACATTGTTGAACAGCGACGGAACCACTGTTTTAAACGTTACAATTCCTGTGTCATCATCATCTATGGGTGCGACAGGGTCTCCCAGTGGAGTTGTTACTGTTCCTCTCACCCTTCAAGAGGAAAAAGCTTTTCCTGTCGGCATCACCGGTACGACTGGCTCGGCACAAGTACTAACGGTGACAGAGGACGGATTAATTTGCGGTTTTAATCAAACGAGCTTGTCCAGCAACAACAACATAGCCATTACGATTAAAGATAATTCAAGTTCAAATGCAGTCTACAAAGGATGCGCCATCAGCGATGCGGGACGTTTTTACGCATGCAATTTTTCTAGCGGACGAATCGAAGTGTACGACACAAAATGGAATCTCTCAACGACAATATCCGATAGTGTCATGATCGCGCTCGGATATTCGCCGTTCAATGTCATCATTCATCACAATGCGATGTATGTCACCTTTGCTTTGCAATCGGGTACCGATCATTCATTGGATATAACGGGAGAAGGAAACGGTTTTGTGCTTGTCTACGACTTAAACGGTATGCTTTTAAAACGTTTGATCAGTCGAGGTGTCCTGAATTCTCCATGGGGCATGACGATCTTTCAAAAACACATTTTTATTGCCAATTCTGGCGATGGAGTGATTAATGTCTTTGATCGTTGCAGCGGGAAGTATATCGGAACTATTTTGAGTCGCTGTCGCGTGCCCATCGTCATCGAAGGGTTAAAAGGAATTTTATTGGAACAACAAAAAGCGACATTGCTGTGCAAAAGTAAATGTGAGCCGTGCAAAAAAGGGTTCTGGTTCACCGCAGGAATCAATCACGATACATCAGGCTTAATAGGACGAGCAATCCGTTTCCGTTAAGCCAAACCTTAAGCACATTCACCTGCTTCTTTCTCGTCTTGTGATGGCTCTTGTAATTGCTTATCGCCCTTTTGTTCTTTCGTGTGTTCTTGCGTGTGTTCTTTCGTTACTTGGTCTTGTGCTTGTGGCAAAGCATTCACAGCAGAAGAATATTCATCAGTCACTCGTGAATCCGTTCCATGTGGTGGCGGGTGTGCATGTGTTGGTATTCCGTACTGGTCCATTGACGTGTATACCGATCCACCCACACCAGCACTGTATCCATAGACACTACTATTGCCACCCGCACTGTACTCATATGGATGACCTTCAGCGGTGTAGAAAGGTCGATGGTGTTGATGTTGTTGTTGTTGTTGAAACAAAGCAGAGGATGATGGCCCATAAAGATGTCGGGAACCATCCGATGCGTAGTAAGGTTGATGAGGGTGATGATATCGCGGAACCGGTTGACCCAAGGGTTGACCCATGGGTTGACCATATCCATCGGGCATGTGCTGCATGTGATGTACGGATTGCGCAGCAAAAGAGGCAGAAGCTTGTACCTTGTCTCTTGAATCTTTTAAATCTTTCAGCTCTTTCATTTCTTTCGTGTCAGACTTTTCATCTTTGTTGCGCTTTTTGTTGTGACGTTCGGAGTGCGTTCGTCGGGCCCTCGAACGCGATCGTGAACGAGAACGTGAACGTGAACGAGACCGCGAAGTTGAACGTTCTGAGTCAGAGCTTGGCGATCTTGAACGAGACTCCGATGGGGAAGGCGATCGCGAGTGACGACGCCGGCTCGATCTGCTACTGCGCTTCTTGTCCTTTTTTGATTTGGACTTGTCGCGTTGTGATGTTGATTTTGGTGACCGAGATCGGGAGCGGGAACGCCGCTTGTCTTGAGATCGCCAATCGTCGTTGCTTTGTCGGTCGAACATCCGCTTGGGGGGAAGAACACGCGAGGATGCCCGCTCTTGTTGTTCACGGGCAAAGGCCAACTTACGAGCTTCCTCACTCCACCAACGCCCATTGGCAGAAATGCGAGGTGCGATCGCAAACACTTCTCTGTTTGTAAAGTTGGCCCACAGAAATGCACCATAGTCACGAATGCAGCGGACATCCACCTTCTTTTGATTGCGACGCCAATGAAGTCGAACGACGGTCTTTCCACATGTGAGCTCGGAGCCGGACAATAGGACGGCCAAAAGATCGCGTTTGGCGTTCACCCCATCGGAGGCGGCCCTTCTTCCGTCTTTCGAATCTTTTGAATAGAAGCGCCACACCAAACGAAACGATTGTGTCCCGTCGCTTTCGTTTACGCTTTCGAGAATGATGCTCAAAGCGGAAAGCCGCAGAAAATCAAGAAACGCAGGATGCGTTTTGAGCTTGTCTTCGAGATAGGTGGCCGCGTCTTTTGGAATGTAAGCATACAGAAGACCGTTGTTCCAATTCGAGTTTTCACCTCCATTCCGCCTCGAATGACGAGACGGATCGTGTGTGCTCATGGTTGCTTTCGTGTTGTCTTCCTGTGGCTTTATGATGAAACGAAAAAGAAAACAGAAAAGAAAGGGTTTGACAACCGCAAATTTATTTAAAATCGATGACCGAAAATTTTTTTGTGCTGGACTGAAAAATCAGTAAGTCAATCTGGAAGGAAAAAAGCAAACGTGGGTAAAATGCCTGTAATGACGATTGTCTATTGTGATGAGTGTGGATTCAAAAAGCATGCCGATCTCCTGAAAGGTTTTATTGTCGAAACAATGAAATCCGTATTAGATGAAAAAAAGACTACAGTGGCTTGTATGTCCAGCCAAATCAAAGGAACGTTTAATGTGTTTTTGTCTGACAAAGCACTGAATGACGTGGATAAGGTTGACGACTCTGTGCACGTCATTCACAACAAACAAAAACTTACGAATGGGTTTGGTTTGTTTTCAAACAAAGAGCACGTTTTGATATTGAAACACAATATCGAAAAGTTTCTTTTGGCGTAGATTATATATGAAACAACGAGGAGGCGATTGTTTGATACGTTTCTGCATTTTCCATTTCAATGACAAATTCAGGACGCGACGCTTCCGATTGATTTCGCAATCGTTGTTGATACTCTGTCAAGAAGGATACGTATTTAGTATCGCGGATAACGGATTTAAGTAAAGTTCCTTTGCCAAGCACAACCTCGCTTATCCAAAAAGGAGATCTATCATCCAGCGATGTGGAACGAATAACAAAACGGACTTTAGACAACGTTGTCGCGTACCGTATACGAAGAGTTCTTTCTTCCGATAACCATTGAGTCTCTTCGATTCGTTCTTTTTCTTTTTCTTTTTCGTTTTCTTTTTTTTCATTCTTGTTGTTCGTTGTTGGAATCATGTTTTTCTCGTTGTTCTCGGTTTTCTGGTCTTGAAGAGATACCGGTACATTTGAATTGAGAGGCGCGACACCAATCACAGCCGTTAACACAACGGCAAGAATCGCAAATGCAATTAACAAACACACAACAATCAAGATGGTTAGAAACATCCACACCGGCACATTCATCTTTCAGTGCCTCTTTTTTTGTTTTTTTCTTGCGCAAATAAATTTGCAACAATCAATCTTCTCTTTATTTTTTGCTCTCTGTTTGTCTTCTTTTACAAGAACGATGGGTGCCGCATGGTGTACTAGCTCCAACGGGGTTGTTGTTCCTGTGCAACTCAAACAAGATCACAGACAAGAACACGTGTTACATAAACAACCTACATATCAACGAGTTCTTCAAGATGATACGACCAAACATATTCGTCTCAGTCAACGCGAACTGGAAACCCATACACACATTCGCCTGAACTCACAATCCATACAAATTCCTTTCGTGATACCCGATGACGGATTACAAGGATTTCAATGCTTACGTCGCGCTGTCAAAGAAAAAGAGAAAGCGGACAAAGACAAAGAAAAAGAGAAAGAGACGGCACAAACACATTCCGCTACAATGAGTTCGTTTCGTTACAAAAAAGCAACAAACGAACCGAATGAACCAATTCCAAATCAAAAGGATATGAAGCAAAATCAAGATCTGTCTATCGACACAGATTTACCCCAGGGTTTACTTCAGACGTTGAATACAGCGAATACACCATCGCATCTTGCATTACCCTTTCGAACAGGGTCATCTTCACTTCGCACCAGCCGCTTTACGGCTGAATGGGAAAAATCACCGCGTAACAAGACGAACGACGATAAAGATCATCAAGAATATGACGCGGAATTTAATTCGATTCCTTCCACCCCTCGATTAGAAAACCCTTCGCGGAAAAACAAAGACAAAGCGAAAGAGGGCGATGAAATGAGTGCTAATCCATCATTGCAATCATTGTACAAAGCGAGTTGGAATGCACATGCGCAACATGGTTCTTTGGTTTCACCACGTTCTCCTTCTCCTGCTCGCACGCTTCATCCCCGGAGTCCGTCACCAACTCCACCCAAGACTCTGAATCATGGTGAACGGTTTACCCATGGGTTTACCCCTTCCATGGTTGATATGGGTTAAAAACAGCTTTGATTGCTTTTGCTTGCTTTTGCTTGCTTTTGTTTCGGCTGTCATGAAAATAAATTAAAACCCTTCACATATTGCAAAAAAAAACATGGAATGGTATGCTTGGTTAATTTTTGCGGTGTTAATTCTCACGCTAGCGTTTATCATTGTGGCGGTATACAATGCTTTAACTGGAAATCCGACAATTTACGTTAAATTTACAGAACCCTTCTTCGGCACCCTAACGGGTTTGAACGGTTCCATCATCATTACTGGTGGTTCTGATAATTATAATTGCGGAGGTGTCGGGATCTTTTGTGATCCGAATCTAGGATTGCAGTGTATGAATGGAATCTGCTCATGTGCTCAAACAGGAACGACGTTTTGTCCAAATTACGGATGTGTTAATTTGCAAACATTTACAGTGGCGTGTGGATCGTGTAATGCCACAGGATGTGCCAGTAATTCCAAATGCTGTGGTGGGGTGTGTACGAATGTCAATACAATACAAAATTGTGGCACATGTAATACGCAATGCACTGGTGCCAACCCTCGTTGCTGTGCTGGAGTATGCAAAGATTTAAATTCCGACAATCAAAACTGTGGCGCATGTTTTAATGTTGTGCCTGTCAATAGCTGGTGTTGCAGCGGCACGGTACAGGCTGTAAATGATCAAAATTGCACAGCATGTGGTGTATCTTGTCCAGCCGGATATCGATGTGATGTATCAACGCGTTCCTGCGTTCCGGGCTGTCCAACGGGTTTCACCCTGTGCAGTGGGACATGCAAAGATCTGTCTTCCGACAATTTCAATTGTGTATTTTGTGGTGCTGTATGTCCGTCCGGATCGTTTTGCCGAGGCAACGGATGCGTCAGCAGTTCATGTTCAACGGGCTCGTTTTTTACAAACGGAATCTGTGTTCCACTGAACACGAACAACAACTGTGGCCAAATAGGCCTGGTTTGTCCGTCGTTTTGTAACCCTACAGGAGCATGTAATTGTTTAACGACATTAGATTGCCCTCAAGGATACACATGTCAAAACGGAACATGTGTACCACCACCCTGTGGAGTCGGACAAGTATTTTGCGCTACGGCCGGTCCCGGTGGCGTTGGTGCGTGTGTAACGTTAGCGAACGGTGCAACTGGTGGAAAAAGTTGCGGTGCCTGCGGAATCAATTGCGCATCCGGAACCTGCGTCAATGGCAAATGCGCTTGTTCATCGACATCGCAATGTGATGTCGGCTATGACTGCATCGCTGGCTGTTGCGAACTTCATTAACAAAAAAAAAAAACAAAGACGAGATGATGTCAAAAGCAAAAAATAACAGCGAAGGACCATTTGTTTGTACCCGTCGCTCTGGCGCAATGGATTGTGAAACAAAAAGCGCTTCGGACTTCTAATCCGAAGGTTCCGGGTTCAAGTCCCGGGAGCGATATCTTTTTTACCATCCAAAAAAAAGAAGTAAAACCACACAAAACAATAAAAAAATGCTTCGCAAAGCGGTGTTTGTGTTTCTCATTGTTGCGGTCGTAATTTTGTTTAGTTTTACATTGGTTTCTTTTTCGCGACATGACACTGCTCAACGCGGTCGCCAAGGCCGAAACGGACGTCCCGGTTATACCGGTGCAAAAGGAGTTACAGGTATTGTTGGAGCCAGTGGAGCCAGTGGAGCGAATGGAGATCAGTTGAACACGGGGTTAACAGGTCCGCGTGGTCCGCAAGGACCGTTGAACAATTCTTTAACCGGACCAATCCAGTCGGCTGCATCAGTCTTCACTGGTCTTGCCGGCCCAACCGGGACAACGGGACACACCGGACGCATTGGTATACCTGGCTCCCAAACGAACACCGGTTCCACTGGTGCGTTCGGGCAAACGGGCCTGACTGGTGCCACTGGAGTTACGGGTCTGGCCGGTGTGTTGGCAGGAATGGGTTCCACCGGACCATTTGGACCTACGGGGAATTTGGGACCCACCGGGTTTGACGGTGCACAAGTGAACACAGGCTTAAGTGGCTCTCAAGGAATTACAGGAATCACTGGACCAACTGGGATTTCCGGTTCATTTGTAAATACCGGGCCCACTGGACCCATGGCATCACTCGCGATTTTAGGAATCGGTTCGCTGGGAACCAATTCAAACAGTCGAGCCATGAGTTGGAACGCCGGTCAGAAAACATTCCATTTGGAAGCAGCGACAGACTCGCATCCGGGTACAATGAGCGTTTATGATCAATCCCTTCGGGGTGAAAAATCATTCCTGATGGCCGCCGAGTTGAAAGAGGGATTCTATTCAGATGTCTCTCATTGTTTTGAGGGTACAAACGATCTTTACGTCCCAGCCATGACAAAAAGCAATATTCTGTTTGCGTTCGATCCACATTTCTCAAGTTCATTCTTTACAATTATCAAAAACGACACCATTCGAATTTTAATTCCCGGAATTTATTTGATTAGCACGACCACCGAATTCTCTTCTCCATCCAGTAACACAAATGTAAATGTCCATATTTATATCAACGGGGAACGACACGCTACACAAGGAGAACTACGCGTGAACCAAAACCCACAACGCGTAACAGAACTACTGTTTATTGAAAAACCGAGTCTAATGATCATGCAAACGAACAACATGGGAGAACATGGAGTGACAGTATCGTCATCACGCCTCTTTTTAAGCCTGATTAGTCGATTGTAATCTAAAAATTGTTTTATGTGCATGCATTTTTTTTTGTGTTTTGTGCGAGCAAATTAAATTAAATCGTCCATGATACACCTATTCCTGAAATTTCATTGTTTGTTGCCCCCCATGTTCCTCCGGCAAATAAGTCAAACTTCATGTTTAATGCACCAGTGTTCAAGATTTGAAATAATCCTGACGAACGAGCTGTCCCATTAAAGGTCGGTATAAGCCACCTGCAAACTCCGCCGGCGTTTAGGGGCGGCATCAGTCGAGTCGGAATCGTGCCTACGGGAGACATGATATCCCCAGTCCGAGTACCAGCAGCATCCGAAAAGAAGGTATACGGAAGGAAAAAACTAACCAGCGATCCAACGCGACTTATGTAAAATTGAAATGTACCACTGGTTGGTGTGATCGCGCCTGTTCCATCTAAAAACGTGGGAGTCGCAGTGTATCGTTCAACGTAATTCAACGTAAACGGTACGTATCCTGTTGTTGTATTATTAAATGTGATTCCGGTTAACGGTGAAATGACAGTGTTCACAGTTCCGGAGGCCCCTATGGTCGTCGTACCTGTGACCGTAACATTCCCACCGAAGGTTTTATCGCCTGCAAATATTTGTGTTGTTGTCGTGACGACACCACCAAATGCAGAACTTGCTGGTTGTAATTGTAACACCTGATTTGAAATGCTTGCACCGTTTGCGTTCGGAGTTGAACCAATGCCAGTAAGTGTTACGGCACCACCATTTGCTGAAGGCAAAATGCCTGTAACGTCAGTGGCTAAATTAATGGGCCCTGCGATGACATTGTTTGCCGAGGAAGACAGCTTGAGTGGTGTCCCACCTGTCGATCCAGTCAAGTTCAACAAAAACAAATTTCCAGATGACGTCACCTGCACAAATTTTGTATTCACCAATTCGCAGGTCAGAGTGCCCGGTGTTGGGGCTAAAACGATCAGCGACGCATCGATTCGCCCGCCAGTCAGCGGGCCAGGTGTGATCCCCAAAGTATCGAACAACGTTAATCCTGCAAATCGCGGGAATGAACCAGTGGCAACATCTTGTGGTAGTGACAAAAACGTCGTACGCCCGACGGTTTGCACCGCAACTTGCGTCACGGGAGCTGCTCCTGTCAAATTTTGAGACACGATATTTTTGCTGGCGTCTGTCGCTAAAAACATGTTCGCTGTTAAACCTGATGTATTGATCGAACTCGGTCCTGTCGGACCCGTGTTGGACAAACCGGTCGGTCCCGTGCTGCCTGTCGAAGCGAGACCAGTTGGGCCGGTGTTGGATAAACCAGTAGGCCCCGTGCTGCCTGTTGACGCAAAACCGGTTGGACCTGTGCTACCAGTGGAAGCGTTTCCTGTCGGACCTGTGTTTGATAATCCTGTTGGTCCTGTGATGGATAAACCGGACGGCCCTGTGACACCGGTCGCTCCAGTGTTAGACAATCCAGTGGGACCTGTGCTACCAGTCGAAGCATTACCTGTTGGACCTGTGTTTGATAATCCTGTCGGCCCTGTGATGGATAAACCGGACGGCCCTGTGACACCCGTCGCTCCAGTGTTCGACAATCCCGTTGGTCCTGTACTACCCGTCGAAGCAGTGCCTGTTGGGCCTGTGCTACCAGTCGAAGCATTACCTGTTGGACCTGTGATAGATAAACCGGACGGGCCCGTGACACCGGTCGCTCCGGTATCGGACAATCCCGTCGGACCTGTGCTACCAGTCATGGATACACCGGTCGGACCCGTCGCACCAGTGTTAGCAGCGATTCCCATTGGACCCGTTGGCCCGGTGTTGGATAATCCTGTCGGCCCTGTGTTGGATAAACCTGTCGGCCCCGTGTTGGACAAACCGGTCGGACCCGTAATGGATAAACCAGAGGGCCCGGTAACACCGGTTGGGCCAGTATTGGACAATCCAGTGGGTCCAGTATTTGATAACCCGGTCGGCCCAGTACTACCTGTTGATGCATTGCCTGTCGGTCCAGTGCTGCCTGTCGAAGCGAACCCGGTCGGCCCGGTGCTGCCTGTGGATGCAAAACCAGTAGGTCCGGTGCTGCCCGTCGATGCAAAACCTGTTGGCCCAGTGGAAGCATTACCGGTTGGACCCGTGCTACCTGTCGAAGCAAAGCCCGTCGGTCCAGTGATGGATAAACCGGACGGTCCGGTAACGCCAGTTGCACCAGTGTTAGACAATCCCGTTGGCCCTGTACTACCCGTTGAAGCGATACCTGGTGGGCCAGTACTACCAGTAGAAGCCACACCAGTCGGACCTGTGATGGATAATCCAGAGGGTCCAGTAACACCGGTGGCTCCGGTATTAGACAATCCGGTAGGTCCCGTACTACCTGTATTGGAAACTCCCGTGGGACCTGTGATCGACAAACCCGTGGGTCCGGTACTACCTGTATTGGATAAGCCGGTCGGACCCGTGTTGGACAAACCGGTCGGACCTGTGCTACCTGTTGAAGCAAAACCCGTTGGTCCGGTGCTGCCTGTCGAAGCAACACCGGTCGGGCCGGTGCCTCCCGTGTTGGACAATCCTGTTGGCCCCGTCGCACCGGTGTTAGCAGCGATTCCCATTGGACCGGTCGGTCCTTGGTTTCCTTGGCCACCGGTAGGCCCCGTTGCTCCTGTATTGGATGAGATTCCATCTAACCCTTTTTCACCTGTCGGTCCTGTGTATCCTGTGTTAGATGAACCGGTGGGACCCGTTGGACCCGTGCCGCTCGTCCCGCCGCCTGTTGACGCTGTTGCGACACCAAAACCCGTCGGTCCAGTGCTACCTTTTGCGCCCGTGACACCCGGAAACCCGCGCGGACCAGCAGGTCCCATCGGGCCCTGTGATGGCACGTTCTGATTAATAATTACGGATTGAAGTGCAACATTGGTTAAGGTAGCAACTAATATAAACGTGATTAATACTATAGAAACCCATTCAGATATCATAGTTTAGATTTTCATGTAATTCGAACCTTTTACTTTCTTTTCTTTGTTGAAACGATTTTACAAAATCCTTATTCTGGAAAACAATGATTTATTTACCCGTGATTTACCCACGGGTTTACCTACGGGTTTTACAGAACACAAAACGAAGGTAAACGAAGCGAATCAGAGTTTAGTTGTTAGGATACAACAAAATCAGCAAAAATCAAACGATGATCACGACCCGTTGGCCATCGATTTGTTGACAACCTATCGGGACCTATGATTTCGCTGTGAATAAGGTGAATGTGTTTGTAGTACATACGATCAATCCGTTCGTTGTTTGTTTTCGATGGGATCCACGTCGATTGTTTTATTGTCTTATGAGCATCATTCCATCGAAATTTGTTTAATAAATGTGAAGGCAACGACTCTTGCTCACACGATGGTCGCTTGCATCGAGCGTTATTATTGTTTTGTGATGCTACATTACACCGTTTCAACGAAATCGTTGCACTATTCCAGTCCCCTGCAAGAATCGTTGCGTCTTTCTCTGAATACTTTTTCACACGTTTCAAAAGCCATTGTGTTTCGCGATATCGTTCATCTTCGCATGTATTGTACTCTTCTGAAAACAAATGAATCGATCCGAACCACACTTTGTGTGTTCGCGCAAGTACCAATGCATTACAATATGAATTTGGTATGGTTTGTAATGCGACGAGCACAATGTTGTCGGTACTCAAAATACACATCCCACCAGGATGCCATGCTTTAGGATTACATTTCATGTTGAGTCTCTTTGCCAAAAAACGAAGATCAGACAAAGACATAATTTCCTGCGCAAGGAGCACATCAGGATTTACCACTTTTAAAATGGTTATCATATTCTTGACACGAGAACGCCAGGCTGCATTTTTTGAAAATCGTTTCCTTAACAAATTGTTAAAATTGAATGAAACAACACGAATCATTAATGTGTGCTGACGATTACTTTTTATGCGTATCGTCTTTCACCGTGCAAAAATCGGGTTGAATTTGAAGAAATGACGTTTCTTTATCGTGCAAAAATGACGCCAACGAGTGTCGAAGCACCGCGTCCGGTGTGAGATTGTACGCTTGTATCATTTCGATGTAATCGCGATCAAGATCATTAGCCAAAAAAACGGACCCTAACCAAAACGATGTGCTCATCATGGCAATTCGACATCGATCGTTCATGGCGGTCAAATAGGCCTTCACTTCTCGTTCACGAAGCGCTTCATCCGTTTCGAATTCACCACCAAATATTTCTTTTGAGAGCATTTTCAAATGCGGCCGCATGTGGTCGGTCACAAAATTCCATACTTTTGGATCATTGTCGCCGAATTGTTTGCGAGCGGAAAACACCGCACAACGAAATTCGGTTTGGGCCGCCGATAAACAGGCTTGTTGAGACGTATTCCACCACGTCTGATTGTTTTCGTCTTTGTCTTTAGAATTTTTTACGTCCTGATGGCTCATCTATAATCACATACACAAAACAAAAGAAACAACAAAACACAAGTAAGCGAAACGTTTTTTTTTTGTAAAAAAAATGGAAACGAAAGCAAAACAAACGATTATTGAGAAACCAAACACGCCACAATCCGATGTGTTTGTTCAAGACTATCGTATTCTTTTGAAACCTTCATCGTTTCGGTATACGCCCTTTGAAACGATCCCCATTCTGAATCTCGCCGAATATCTTGGAAATGTTCTGTTGAAGACATTTCACCAAGAACCGGTTGCTTGATATGAAATCGACGATAAAAACATTCATCCATTGACCCACACATTTCAAGGGGTGTCAGTTCCTTCAATCTCGATCGTTGAGTACTTGTGCCGCCTCATTCGGTATTCCAATATCAGCGCAGAAAGTCTTGTATTGTCTATCATTCAAATTGCAAAACTAAGAATCCTGGTGCCTGATCTTCCGATCACTCCAATGACGATGCACAGATTAGTACTAGCAAGCTTGCTTCTGGCATCCAAGTATTGGGATGATCACCGACTGATCGACAAGCATTATGCGATTCTGGGGGGAGTGGAGATGCACCAATTGAAAATGCTTGAACTCGATTTTTTCTTTCTCATCGAGTTTGATTTGATGGTACCGGCAAACGAATACAGCGCAATCCTTGTCAGTATTCTTCAGCGGGACATGAATTTATTCGATACCATGAGCAACATCTTCCATGCACAAAGTCTAAGGCAAAGCAACAAAGAAATCGTACACCATGAGATGATTGATGAAGACGGTAACGATGAGAAAGAGAAAAACGATGACAAAGAGAAAAACGATGACAAAGAGAAAAACGATGACAAAGAGAAAAACGACGCAAACCGGACGAACGACAAGAAGAAAGAGAAGGAAACAAAAGATACGAAAGAAACAAAAGAAACAAAAGAAACAAATGATTTCAAAAAATTGACAAGATTGGGAGAACAAAAACAAACCACGTTCGACACGTCAAGTCCTGTGACGTGCGGTTGTTTTGGTTAGCATCATGCCTGTTTTGTTTTGTCCAATGCAGGAAAGACGATAGAAAAAATTACTAAAACGTGTGATGCATGATACGTGCTTTACCCGCTGCTTTCGTTTCATTTGCCTTCTGTGCACTATTTGCTGCGTTTGTTTGTTGTATTATTCTGTCACGAAACAGCGAAATTACTGAATCGCTTACTTCGGATATTAACCAAAAATTCCACAGATCCACAATGTGATTACGAAAAGAAGGACTTCGTGGGTGAACAGAAGTTATTTTGGAATACAACAGCGCAGATGTTTGTTCTGACAAAGTTATGTTGTAATTGTATTGGTTTCGCTCCAAAAAGGAATGATCCCGCAAATAATTCAACAAAATCAAACACCGAAAACACAGCAAGCGCATTCTGCGATCCCGTATTAAAGCATGGCCGCTGAAAAGGTGGACCAAGGCAGTTCTGCCATGATTGTCGAAAACGATCAACCTCAAGACAAAAAAGAAGACGACAAAGAATGCCATACGCCAAAAGCCAAAGTTCCTTCGCGTCAACCACCCCCTGCTCCTGTACGCCAACGGGCAGTGTTTCAGCCTCGTGCGGTCAACCACAGGGTCAATCGTCGTCTCTTTGCTGATGAAGACAACCATGAAGACGACGACAAAAACAACAGTGTGCCGTCATTGATTTCTTAAGAAAGGTACATACAAAACAAAAAGAACAAAAAGTTTAGTGCGGCATGTCATTGTCATTTGTTTCATCATTGTATTGTTTGTGTTTGTTGTGTTTGTGATCGTGAACATCGTTGGTGTCATGCACATCTTTTGGACGAAGATCGTTTTCTTTTGAGCGAGGTTTGGTTATTTCGGGATGAAGCGAAGACAATGACAATAACGGTTTGGGCGTTTTGAATCGATTTGACATACGAAGGGATAGATCGGGTTGTTGTACATGCTTTGTTTGGTTATAACTTCGTAATAATTGTTCGATCGAGTGTTGGCGTGCCGCTTTTTCCTGTTCCTCCTTTTTCTTCTGTTCGTCCTCTGCTTTGATTTGAAGATTTCTTTGCGTTTCGCGTTGTCGATCCAGTTGGGAAAACAAACAAATCAACTGCCAAGGTTGTGGCATCTTTTGCAACCGAACCGATAAATCACTTTGTAACGTGTGGATCGCCACTTCAGAAGGAGCATGGCCACCACCCGCCGCACCTCCACCATACACGATATTCCACCGATGAAAATCCGCTTGTGGTTGTTTTGACCGGTCCATGGCGTCCTGCACATAAAAGACCAACAACACACACAAATCAAACGTTTTTTCTTCTTTTTTTTGACTTTTAAAATTGCAAAAAACACCCTGCTGTTTGTTTGTAGGGGTCAGAAGACAACCATGGAAGTTTCGGTGTCCAATGACGACGGCAAAGCGACGGTGTTGGTATCGAATGAGGACCGCAAAGCAGCGGTCAGATTACTCGAAGATCTTCATTCGATCCACCGTATGTACTATTCCTACACTAAACGATTTGCGCCGGTTTCTGAGATGGAGGCATTCTTGTTTGACCACAAGTCGTGGCCATCGGGCACTACAACTCGGATAGACCGGGAATGTCTCAATTACGATGCCTCGCTAACGGATGTTCACATTCCTGCCCTCAAACACATATGTCGGAGAATATTTACAATGAAGCTCTCTGATTATCAACCATATGATCAAACGATGATTCAAAATTTTATTGCTTGCAGGTGGAAAAGTGCGGTCATCGATGCCATGTTTGAATTGGCGCCGGAGTTTCCGCAATTTATTGATTTTGATCGTGTCGATCGTGATGGATACTCGCTTTTGTGGCGAGCAGTCGACCAGGCGAATCCAAATTGGGTTCGTATCTGTGCTTCGAAATGCAGCAGCCACACATTGTGCGCACCCGTCATATCGAACAACAATCAACTCAAAGGTCAACCATTAGTTCAGGTGGTAGCGGCTGCATGGCGAGACGGAAACCAGTTGCAGCTCCAAGTTACCGATGAACTATTAGCACACGCACATGATGACGGATCACGTTTCAATCTCTTGGAATTTAATTATGTTGAAAATGCTGCCCGTGCAGCGGTTTATGATCGAACCGAATTGATCGGTGCCATACGAGACAAGATCAAAGTCAAAACGGAACGACAAATGCGTTACCGAATCAAACACCTTTGCCAAACATTTGAATCCTTTGTATCGTTAGGCGCGTTCCCTTCTGTGCTCGCGGAACTCATGATGCAATATGTTTTTCTGTTCCTGCTGTAAATGATTTTAAAAAAAAACAGAAGACAAAGAAGCAAATGATTAACAACCTGCACAATTGTCGCGAACTTCGGTCGCATAGATGCGAAGCAAACACGCACCACTTTTTTTGCAACGAATTCGAATGTCAACGAGTTCTTCGGGTGTTTCACATGCATGATCATCAAGAGGTGCCAATTCGCCTTTGTTGCAGTAGGCAATCTCAATTTCCTTCTTCATTTCTGCGCGTTGTAAAACAGCGAGCAGATGCTTTCTTAGAGCTTTATATGCCAAAGTGCGATAGAGTCGGCGTCGATTGCGCCATGACATTAATTCCGGTTCAAGATGCCCCCAGCGCAACTGTAAAGGAACTTTTGACGCAATCATCTGAGAATTACCAACCATTGAGAAACATGAATTTCCATATCGGTCGGCGCATTCTTTGTTCAAGTGTTCGTCTCTCCAAAGAATTGTTGACAAAGCACGATCCAGCGTTGTCATCGCTTTTTGAACTGATATTTTCGACCGCGGTTTTGCATGAAAACCGTCGTGCTGATCTTCATCGGAATCGAATGTGTAAGATCCTGTCTGGGCCTCAGTTTGTTTTGTATCATCCGCGTTTTCATTATAATCACAAACCATACGAAAGTGAACGCATGTGGAATTTTGATGGCCGGGATCGGAATCGTTCCACAACTGATACTCCATTGGCTTTGCATAAACAATAGATGGAGCAAATTTCATAATATCTTTTAAACGATTTTCTTCTGTATTGTATTTGTCAACACGATATCTGGCCCCCAAGTAATACTTGGGATTGGCTTTCTTTAAGCGATCCATGACATCTGAAACATGATCCTCATCGTTCACGGCAGTCTTCCAGCGAACACCAATAGCGTCTTCGATCGCGTTGAAATGGCCGATGGGGGAATCAAAGAATTGGGAAACAAGGGCTCGTAAGGCCAATTGCAAATGGCTGATATAGTCGACAATAATTGATTTTAAAGATGGTATCAGAACCGAGGGAAGGGAATGTATGAGTGGTTTTCGTGACTTGTACAACGTCATATCGTAGTTTGGTTGTTCTACATCATCTTTTTCCGAATCACTCTTCTCGTGTTTCGATTGATTTTCTAACGAGGGACGAACGGCGCACGCTGCGGCAGCCATCCTCTTTTTTTCTTTTTTTTCACTTAAGCGGAACGAAAAAAATTGCAAATACAAACGTTACAACAAAAAACGTGAAGATGACAAGGAGCGACGCGGTGTGGCTTCTGGTCATCCTGTCTTGCTGGTTCGGAGTCGTTCTGGTAACACAGTCGGACGATAAAGGTTTTGATGTTTCACACAAAGCATTGGCAAACCAACGCATTGCAAATCGTTCCAACTATAAACAAAAACAACCGCCATCTGAAGAACAACAACCGCCATCTCAAGAACAAGCGCGTATCGAGGAAATCATGCATTACTTATCATTCGTTCGCGATTCATGGCATACTGCCTGTATTGGATCTGAACGGCATCACAACGTAACGGTTCACATCCCTTTGATTGACGCTTGGTGTGCCCGATGGAACAGCATTACGATTGGGTTTTCCTCGCGACCCGAGTTATTGCTAAAGCTCCGGTACAAATCGGTGGATTATGTGGTGCACCCGTCAATCGGGCCGTCACGCGCTGTCTTGGCACTCTCTTTGCCGGGAGATCCATTGAACATGTTTAAATGCTCATCCCTCACAGTCTCACTATTGCGTACCTTGTGTTTGCGTGACTCTGGTTCAGTCGACTATGACTTTTATTTGTAAAGAAAGCGATTGCTCTGCACCACACATACTTCTTTCTTTACTTTTTGTCTTCTCATTTTTTGGGTGTATGTGTTGTGCGATGCACGGTTAGGCGGTGGTGTGTATGGGTGTGTGCGTAAAATGAACCGTTTTTCTCCAAAAGATCAAGACACACCGTTCTGCATTCAAAGCGGGTGCTGATGCAAAGTACAACAAAGACCTCAGTTCCTACTTGAAAGCAAACAAAAGAGTGACGACCAACCTGAAGAAGACAGGCAGTTGCCTCGATAGTTTAGTGGTAGAATACGAGATTGTGGCTCTCGTGACCTGGGCTCAATCCCCAGTCGAGGCATTTGTTTTTTGTTCTCTTCCTGTTTTGTCTGTCTCTCTGGGCAAAGAAAAATTCTTTTTTAAAACAAAGTGATAGATTCTGGATATCCGATGCAAGACCAAGTCGAATCGTACTCGCAGGTTCTTCGATTCGCTCGGAAATCGACATTGATTTTGGCAAAGTACTTCAACAATGATTTGTGCAACGAAATCACATCCTGTCTTGTGGAGCAGTTTGTAGATGCTTTTCTTCTCACCTACGGTTGCATGTGGAATGGTGACATGGAAATCTTTTTAATACATTCGAAAGAAGAACTCGTGTCACATTTTCTCAATCAGCATACCATTATGAAGGACTACCGTCTGGACACCACATCAACCGAGTGGTTCTTAACTGTTCAGTGCGTAAAAAATGATCACATTGTGCATTTCAATGAACGAGCAGTGTCTTTTAATTTCCGAGGATACGGCACAGCAGAACAAGCGAATGATGTGCTGGCATTACAAGAAAAAATTGATGATTTGCCTAACATTCGGAAACCCGGGGGTAAACCCGTGGGTAAACCCAACGAAAATGATCAACAATTCTTTATCATTAAACACTATTATTGGATGCCATTGCGAAACCCGAAAACAGGCGAATGTAACAACTGTGGTGACGAAGACTGTAATGGAGAAGAGTGTGGAGAATTGTGGCTCAGCAATAACAGGTGGTCACGTGACTAAGACGATTTGTATTTGTTAAAAAAGTTTTGTTCATGCACATAAAACAAAACACAACACACGTTCAGCGACAAAGACAAAGACGACATTATACATAATAACAGTTGCCATCGCTGTCAAATTCAATTTCGCGAATTTCGTTGTAGTGCAAAATGATCTCTTGCTTTAGGTTCTTTCGAATGTAATTATAAGGATTAGGAAGCACAACTGTTTTTGTTGTGAAGTACCGTTTTGGTTTTTTAGCGAGTTCGAGTTCGTACTTGCAACGAGTGACGATTTCGATCGCCGTTTTCACGAGACTGAGTAGATCTTTGTGTTCTGGAAGGTTCAGTTCTTCAAACGCATCGGACCGGACAGTCAGCAATGATTCATGCAAAAACGAAATGTCGTTGATCCACATCCACACGGCGATTCGCTGTAAATCGTGTTTTCCTGAGAAGTGTATTTCTTTTTGCAGATACCGAACAATGCATTTGTAATCAGCATCAGCTTCAATGACTTTGAGATCACGGACACACTTGCGATCTTTGACAACATCCGGAAATTGAGACATCAGGAGGGCGAGTTGAGATGGTTCTGCGAGTGCTTTGGGTTGTTGTTTTTCTTTTTGTGGTTGTTCGGAAGCAGAATGGACTTGGGGATTGCGGACGTTGTTGGTGTCCGTTGTATCACATTTTGGTGCAGCAACTGCAGCTCCAATGGATCCTAACGGATCGGTCGATGCCATTTGTGTATGACGAACACCTGGAGACGAACCTTCAGCTGATGGGGTGGAAACCTTTGATTCAGCCACAGGATTCCTTGCACCAATCATGGACATTGGGCTGGAATCGAAACTCTGCCCGGTTTGCTTGTGCTCTTTGACTTCGCTTGTTTTTTGACTGGCCGACTGTTGCTGAGACGGTTGGGGCTGTGATCCCACGTGCTCCCAATCATCCTGATCGGTTTTGTTCGTCGCGTTGCTCATTATCGCTTCCCCGATAGGATAGGTTCTCGTGGAAGATTTTTTGGAAAGTTTAAGGGATGTCAAATTTAGAAAAAAAACGTTGCTTTTCGCTGACTGAGAAAAAAAAACACAAAAAAACGCATTTTAACACAACGACTGAACCTTCGCCGCAATCGTCGTCACCAATTTGTCCCGGCTCACCTCCTCTTCCTTGTTCAAGGCCATGTCTTTCAGTTTCACTGTGTTTGCCTGGACTTCTTTCTTTCCAATAAAGAGAACGAACGGAATGGCGAGTTCCACCGCTTCTTGAATCTGCTTGCGCGGTTTGGGATTCGTATCATAGCTGAATTCAGTAGCGATTCCCGCTTTCCACAATTCGGCCGCGATTTTTACCACTTCGGCGGTGTATTCACCACCGACTTTGCCAATGTACACCAGAGTTTTGCTTTTGCGTGTCGTTTTGGCTTTCTGCTTCAACAGGGCAAAAATACGTTCAATACCAATGGAAAAACCCACCATATCCACCGAAGCCGGGTCGTCTTTGCCAGTAATACGGTTGCGAATGTCGCGAAACATATTGTCATAACGGCCACCCCCACCGACCGCTCCTTTCGGGATTTCGTGTTTGCTTTCCAAGTCGTCCCATTCATCAGTTTTGTTGTTTTGTTGTTCTTTGTTGTTGTCTTTTGGGTCCTTTTCCTTGTTGTCTTTCTTTTCCTTGTTTTCCTTGTTTTCCTTATTGTTGTTGTTTTCCTTCACATCTTTGTTTCCTTGGTTTCCAGCATCCATAACCGGCGCACCCGTCAAAAACGCTTCCATGATCATGCCCGTGTAATAGGAAAGACCGCGAGCCAATGACAAGTCAAACGAAATCACATCCATGCCACCCATGGCAACCAAAAAACCAAATACCTGTTCCAATTCAGCCAGACCTGTTTTGGCCATTTCATTCGCCATAAATGCTGCATCTTGTTTCAGAGTTTTGACCACCATATCCGCATTTCCGCGTAAATTCACAAAACGAGCCAAAATTTCAATGGAGGCATCCGTGACATTGTTGTGTTTCAACTTTGCAATGGCATCACTCCATGTCACTTTGTCGAGTTCGTCGATGATGGAACAGACTTTGCGAAACTTTTCAGACGGAATACCAGCGATCGCAATCATCCCGTCCAAAATTTTACGCGAATTCACTTTTAACACAAACGGCCCCAAATCAAGCGTCTTTAAAATGTCACGGAACGTTGACAGGCATTCGGCATCGATGAGGCGCGGCATTTGGTAGTTTCCGGCCACATCATAATCGCATTGCCAAAACTGGCGAAAGCGACCGGCAGATGGCTTATCCCGACGAAACACAGGGCCCATTTGAAGGCGTTTCATGGATTGTTTTCCGTGTTGAAGCATGTAGCGTGCCAATGGTACGGTCAAATCATAACGCAACGCCAAACGTTCCTTGTTTTCCGCTTCGACTTGTAAGTGATAAATGAGCTTTTCGTCTTCACCATACTGACCGATGAGGATTTCGATGCGTTCCATGTTCGGGGTATCAATTTCCACGGCACCTCGAGTTTGAAAGATGGATTTGATGGTTTTGATTGCCTGCTCACGGACAAGCATGTCTTCGGGATGCAGATCACGCATACCACGCGGACACGCAACTCGACCGCCACCGACTTGCTTCATCAGTTCTTTGTGGTCGTCGAGTTTCGTTTCGCTGAACTTGGGCTTCGCATTGTCTTTGTCTTTGTCTTGAGACATGGTTTTGGGGAGACGTGTTCTGGATGTGTGAAAAAAAAAAAGTTTCCTGTTTTTTTATTTAAAACAAACATGAACGACCAAAAAGGCAACCAGCGCGTCCGATGGCCGAAAACCAAGGAAGATGGTATTTTGTTATTAAGAGCACATGATTGGTTACGACAGCAAAAACCCATTGCCATTCACAAAGTCTTGGACTTGGTGGGTTGGACATCCGACACGCAAGTCATTGATTGGCATAACTCCTGTTCGGAAGAATTTCGTCAACAGCATCCTCTGACGTGTTGGACATCGGAGGCGAAACAAGAATTGTACGAACAAAACACCATTCGCGTTGTAACTCCGAGAATGGATAAATTGTTCAATTGGTGGGTCGTGTACAATTGGACTCTTGAGGAAACCGTAGGATGGATTTGTTATGCATTTCCAAACTTAAAAGCCAAACGCAACGAAATACTTAAACACAAAGAATTGAATGGAAAATATCTTTTAAACACAAAAAAGTTCGAAACAACGTGGTTTCGTTCAATTGGTGCTACACAAAAGAACGTTACCGACTTTCAGCGGTCTGTTTCAGACTGGCAGGATAACATGTTGCAAACATTTGAATTTGGGTTTTCAGAATTGAATCGCTTTCCGCTCGTGTTAGAAGATGGAATGCAATCCATTTTAAACAAGAAGTACGATGCGTTTGATCCACCGGTTGGCGATGGTCAATGTCAAGTGCGAGCCGCTCAAAACGCTGTATTTTTAAATGACGACAACATAAAACAACGTTGTGTCCAATATGGTTATTATTGGCATTCGGAAATGAATGCTTTCGATAAGTTCCGGTGTTCACCACGACATTTTGATATAGAATACATTGAAACGGATACGAAAATTCATTATCTTTTGTGCTGCTATTTGTTAAGCATTGGAAAAGAAACAATGAGTCAAAAAGCAAACGAAGGCAAGGAAAAAGAGGCGCAAAGCATTTCACAGGCCCTTATCACCAACACAAAAAAGTTTGCGAACGCGTTAACAAAAAATGATCTTCATGATGCAGACAATGCCTTGAAAGAAGCCGAATTCATGATTCGAATCTTGCGTGATTATGTTTCGCGACAATCGATTCGGTTTCTTCGACAATCGGTGAAAGAAATGCTTCGAAAAGATCGATATTCCATCTTTTCGTGGTGGACACCTGAACGAGCGGAAACCATTTTCACTGGTCATTTGGTGGCGTATGTTCGTGGTGGGTGGCCAAGCGTGCCTATGTTTTGGTCATATGCCACTCTTTTGGAGCAGTTGTGGACGAACACGCCAATTATAATTAAAACATCAACTGGGCAAACCCAGTACCTGAATGCAACATTTCAGGACAGACACAAGCACACGACTGCTGCATGGATGATCGAAGGGTACACACGACAAAAACGAAAAACACACTTTACAGTCGACCATCTTCTGTTTAGCGCGGCGGACCATCCACAATATCCTGTAGAAACACATTCTGAGGTACATCAAAAAGCGTTGAAACAAACGGATGAACAACTTTTAGCGGCAATCAAACCGGCGTTTATGGAACATCTAAAATCGTATTCGTTGCCGCGGGATTTACTTCTCGATTTGGTCTCCATGCAACATATGGCAACGGAGAAACCAGAATCCAAAACGATTTTGACACCGTATGAGATGTATCGGGTCAAGGCAGCAAAAGCGGGCTGTAGTTTTGCAAACCCAGAAATGCTGGTCATTCAACATGTCTATGTTGGACATGTGCATGACTTACTGATGGATGATGATCTTTTTGGTCATATATTAAATCCTGACGTGAAATCATGCATTGTGTCGTTTTGTTGAGAATAGGGTAAATGCTTTTCGATCAGAAGAGAAACGAAAAGAACTGACATGAGCTTATGCTTATTCGTCATCGTCCATCATCTGTTTCATAAAAAAAGACAACACTTGAAGCATTTCCAAAAAAGAAGCGTTTTCGTACCTTTTCGATGGCAGCTTTCGCTTTCTCTTTCGCGGCGCGACGGTGAGACGTGCGGTGTGCGGTCTCGGTCACCACTCGATCGCCTATGCAGGACAGAAAAAAAAACAAAAAAACAGTGTCAGAGACGAGCTGTCAGAGATGGCATACCCATGTCGAAATCATCATCTTTGACGTCGGACGTCGATTTGTGGATTTTGACGACTTGACCGTCTTTGTCGAACTCGACGTCACTCACACGACCTGAGGTATCCAACACAGGGAACGTCTGCTTCTCATCGTTCTGTTCATCAGCTTCGAACGGCGACACCAAATCCAACTGTACCCAATCGGTGTTCAGCGGGATGTGCGTGTTACCGTTACACACGCACTTCGGACAGAGTGCCGCGAACGATGGCCCACCCCACGACAGGTACCACGCATGGGCACAGGGCGGGTGCACACGATCACCGCAGCCCACACACTCGAAGGCCGCCACGCCTTCTTTGCGACGACACTGCACACAGTGCTTTTTTTGCGTGTGTGTGTGGTGGGTAAACCCGCGGGTAAACACAAGAAGACACACGAAAGACCCGAGAGATGAGAGTGTGCAATAGCGAAGGAAAGAAAGACAAGCGACATACCGGATTGCGTTTGGTCGTTTTCTGAATCGACTGAATGCGCTGTACGATGCTTTTGACCGGTACGTCATCGAACGTCTGCCCGATGTAACTGACGCAAATGAAGCAGAGCGTCATGACGCTTGTGGAATTAGGGTCTTCGTCGTTCAATACACACTGCACCAAATCACCATTCAACATTGGGGGCTGTGCGGCACCGCACTGACAGCGACCATCTTTGGCCAAACCTGCTTTTGCGATGATTTGATGAATGAGCGCGAGACGACCCATGAGCTTGCCGAACTGACACACCAGTTGCAATCGCTCCTGTGTCCACTCCATGATGGTCTCAGCGCCGCCTTTGAACATGATCTTTGGGTTCGAAACGAGCTTTCGACCCGTGCACATGCGATTCGCAGTGGAAGAGGCAGCCCGTGCGGGGGCAGAAGAAGCGGATTCCACACCGTGTTTCTGATCCATCTTCTTCCTTTTCATCGACATCACAAGAAGCGGATGAGAACACGCTTTCTTTCTTGTGCGCATCAGTTCTGCGTCTTCGGGTTTTGTGCAGCATACAGAATAGCGTGCATTTTTGGATGATGACGTGATGACGTCAGCACATCAAAAAAATCCGAGTCTTCTTTTTTTGCTGATCTTTTTTTTCAGATGTCAAGCAAGACGAACGAATCCAAACTCGTCATCAATGACCTCAAACAGAAAACAAACAACGCAATGACGGATTACTTTGATTCTGTAGTTTCAAAACGAACAGAAACGCAACTTTTAAAAATCTTTGACAAAATGAAATGGGTGTTGATAGAAACCACATCAGGTAAAACAAGAAAGATACAACAATATGGTTTTTATTATTAAAATTTGGTTTTGTTTTGGTGATGTCATAACATCGATCAATGCAAATGTCTTTTAATTTAAGCAACCATGGCGGAAACTCTTCTGCTGTCGTCAATACATTTCTGTCGTGATAGCTGTCAAGCGATTCTCAATGTATCTGAGTGCGGTGAAGGAATTTCTGCTCACATCGATCATCCCAATTTTGGCGAATGCATTGCATGTATGACGTTCGATTCCGGAGCTGACATTGTTTTTACGCGTGAAACCAAAAATAATGATAAACAAAGCCAGGACATGTATGCATTGTATACATGCGCGCGGTCTCTATATGTAATGACGGGTTCGGCGCGCCATGAATCGACACACGAGATGAAACCAGATCAATATGATACAGTCGAAGGAGCACGCCGAAAACGAGGACGACGAATGTCCGTGACGTTTCGTGAAGTTAAAAGTTTTTGGTTGTTTTAACGTGCGAACAAAAAAAAGGACAAAACAAAAAAGTGAACACGAATAAGATGTCAATCGATGGTCGATTGCAAGCAGTTAATGTACTGGCCAGTGGCTTCTGTACTAAAGATATTGCTACGGCAATCATCTACAACAAAGACAACTCGTATTCTCAACGACGATTGACGCAACAACAATTAGAGCCTGGACTCTATGAAGCAGAAGTTAGATTACGACACCGTGGATTGTTTGCAGCATTGAAGGCATTCCACAACGCAAGTTCAGAGGCCCAAGCTGCTGTGATCGATGCATTGATGAATTTCAACCAATATGACCTGTTGAGATTTGTCATGACAGGCAAATTGTTTTCCCGATGCACAACCGCTCACACCGTGTTTGTGCTTGTTATAATGAATTGGTTTTGCCAACATCGACCCGATATCCAAGTTCAATATATTATTCCGCATGATTGCGATGCGTTTGTTGTGCCGTTATTTGCCGTAATTGCCCAACAACGCGTCCATACACCTCATCATCCTTTAGTGCGCAAATTAGTGGAAATGACAGAACCCTCTCACGTTTGTGGAACTGTCGATCTCTGGCTCGTCCTCCAAAAGTCTGAATTGAAGGAGGCGGAAAGTTGGATTTCACTACTTGCACAGTACGCCAACGACGATGGTTCGGGTATCTTGCTCTCTCCCATTCCCATTCCGTCACTCATCATGACTCAAGACCCGTTATGGTATCGTTTGTCCAAACTGGTTCATTGTAAAGAAAGCAACGAAGATGATCCAATTAAAGCAATAGGCCTAGATATTCAAGCGCAGTTGTCACGCGGAATCGATCGGCGTCGACAATACAGCAAGTGCGTTGATGCTACACTGGCTTCTGTTTTGTTCGTTGCATTACCGGTTTCTGCTCTGATTTCAATCGTGTCATCTTTCGTTCCGCGCGCATTGTGTTAACGTTTTTTTTTATTTGTCGATGGCAACACCAACAAATGTGGGGAATCGTGGTATTTTATCTTCGCTCAATTCCTGAAATTGAACTGTAATTAGTGTTCCGAGAGGCAATCGTTCATTCAGTTCGCGCTGAACATCCGTAAGTCCCGACCCGACTCCAAACTGTTTTCCATCTTTGGTACGACACAGGTATCCGCCCAGTTTGCCTTTAAATTTGCCTTTTCCGTCCACATAACCAACAATTTTAAATTCATCACGCGCGAATGATTTAACTTTGAGCAGTGTTTTGGAACGCTTTGGTTCATATAAGGACTTGGGTGCACGCAACATCAATCCTTCAGCGCCCTCATTTTCCAATCGTTTAAGATGATCCAACACATGTGTTTTTCCTTCGCAAACACTATGAGGATGGACGATGAGAAATGGATATTTTGCTGTATCAAACGTTTGAATAATCTTGAGACGGTCTTCAAAGGGCAGTGGAGACGATGGAACATCAAAACAATGAAATTTCAATGTATTCCATTTCTCATTGGACGAACTGGAACGAACAATCGATGTTATGGTTTGAAATTGTCCCCGTGATGAAAAAAGCTCACCATCCAAACAAACGTGTGGAGGCATTTGTTTTAATACGAATTCTGGAGCTGGGAAGCGGTGACCGAGCCGACTGTAAAAATGCTGTCCGTCCCAATACGCACGCAAACCGTCCAACTTCTCGGACATCCACCAATGTGTTGGATCATGTTTTGTATGGTCCCAGTTATACGCAAGTAAAAGCTTCACTGGTTTCTTGCTCCGCTTTGCCTGATCTGACTTCTGCTTTTTTTCAATTTTACCCGCGGGTTTTTCATGATTGACATCCAAGCATGCCTTGCGTTTTTTCACATTCAGTTTTTGTTCGTTTGCTTCCATTGGTTATCCATTTTCTTTGCAACCAGTTTCTTTGCTGTGTTTAAAAGGCGCGAAAAAAAAAGCAAAAGATGGGTTTGGTGGTGTCTGTCGTACCATCTCCGATGGTATTGAATCCCATCCGTGGTTGCATTCTTGAGTATGCCGGACTTTCGGCACGCTGTTATGATGTTATTCGTTCTCTTTCGACATCATCTGATGATCGGCGGTACACGGAAGCGCTAACGGCGCAGTGTACAATACCAAGCCAGGTTTACCAAGAACACTGTCAGCGACTCATTGAATTTTGTTCCAAATTGAAGTTACCCATGAAGATTGTTGGATCTTTGTCACAGGGGACTGCGATACCGTCATCCTGTAAGGATTGTAATGACTCGTCTGATATCGATATTCTTGTGCAAGTGGAGTCGATTACTCTGAACCCCAATACACCGCGCAAAGATTGTTTTGCAAATTCTTATTCCAATATGGCAGCGATCCCGGAGGATGCTCCCTTTTCAGAACTTCTGGGCGATGTCCAGGTCTCGTTCTCCACCGCCAAACGCTTTCTTTTACAACGTCTTGATGAACACAAAGGGCAGTACACAATAACCCCCACGTCATCGGGATACGTTTTGCAGAACAAAACAACATCTTTTGTCTTGGACGTGTTGCCAGCGATAAAAATCGATGACAACACTCATTTAGTTCCACATGAATATGCTGCGTTCTGCCGTTTCGTTCGTCATCAAGAAGTCGCGAAATTCTTCGCGTCTCTTGATCAACATTACGACGGTGCACTCATGTACATTCGGTTTTTCAAAGTCGTCAATCGTGCACTCGCATGGGGCCTGCATTCATTTGGTATTGCGTCGGCTTGTTATCACGTCGTGTCGAAAATGGATAAACAGGCCTGGAAGACGTTTACACCGAAAGTTAAATTCCAACAAATTGCAATGGCAATGTCAAAATTATTTAAACAGAACGGAACTTTGATTCCACGTGTCAATGCGAAAGGGAACTGTTACTTCAAATGTGACAATCTTAGTCGTGTATTCTGCGATCTACGTTTTTTGTCTGAACTGTAAAATACAGGTAAGAAGAAGAATACTTAAGAAAAAAACAGAACTGAGTTTTGTTTCATATAAATGGTTGCGAATTGGGTTAATGTTGTGCTTACGACGCTTATCCTAGTTGGCGTCATTATCACTGTCGCCTTGCAATCGGTCATTATCAATCAAGGAGGCACAACAGGGCCGATTGGCCCAATCGGACCGCGAGGATTTCCTGGGGTAACTGGTCCCAAAGGAGCAACAGGTATCGGGGTCGCAACCGCGTCGACAGGAGGCGGTATTAGTGGCACGGGCGCAACAGGTCCGACTGGTGTATCCGTAACAGGGCCAACGGGCGCTCAAGGCGCCAATGGAACCGCTGCCAATACGGGAGCGACCGGACCAACGGGTTTTGCTTCGACTGGAAACACCGGACCAACAGGTGCATCGTCCACCGGATTGACGGGTGTGACAGGAAGCACAGGACCGTCCGGCTTATCGATTACGGGTCCGACTGGGTTGTCCAACACAGGAAGCACTGGCGTTACTGGTCCCACCGGTTTTGCTTCGACGGGAAGCACTGGCGTTACCGGACCGACAGGGTTGTCCAACACGGGAAGCACTGGCGTTACTGGTCCCACCGGTTTTGCTTCGACGGGAAGCACTGGCGTTACCGGACCGACAGGCTTTGCTTCGACGGGAAGCACCGGCGTTACAGGTCCCACCGGTTTTGCTTCCACAGGCAGTACAGGTCCGTCAGGTTTATCGATTACCGGTCCCACTGGCTTTTCCAATACCGGACCGACCGGCCCAACCGGTTTATCGAACACCGGGCCAACAGGCATAACGGGCCCCACAGGTTTATCAAGCACCGGCAGCACAGGCCCCACCGGACCCTCTGCGATCAACGTAGCAAAAACGATTTTTATTGATCCCACGTTTGGCAATGATACAACCGGACGACCCTATCGCGAAGATTTACCATATTTAACATTGTCTGGAGCATATGCCGTGGCTTCGGATCTTGATGTTCTTCAAATTCGGCCAGGCACGCTATCCATCAATCAATTTGTTGTTTCCAAAAACTTATCCATCATCGGATCAGGCAGAAGTTTTCTTAATGGATCAACTTCTAATACAACATTATCGTCTTCCAACAACACAGGTATCGCCTTAACACTGGCAGGTACATCAAATCTCCAAAATTTAAGAATATTGGGTACTCCTAATAACTTCTCTGATGTCTATACAGCAGTAAAACTCACGACTGTCTCTGCAGTGTTAAACAACGTGGAAATTTATGTGACACCAACTACCGCTGGGTCGACCGGTCTTTTCAGCACCACAAACGGTGTAGAATGTTCTTGGCTTGCTTCAACAACGGTACCGCAGCCCAACTTTATTAATTCTGATGTTTCTGTCAATCGACTTAGTGGTTTCGGGACTGTTCGCGGTTGTTATTGTCCAACGGGGGCTACGGTCTACGCAAATAACAGTCAATTTGTCGGGTATTCAAGCTTCGGTAGCGCGACAGGTATCTTTATCGGTTTGGAGACCAACACAGGTGCCATTTTTTATGCCGATAATTGCACATTTCGAAGTACGTATGCAACATCGGCGCTGTTCAACGCAACCGATATCAAACCAGTCACCAGTTCATCGATCGTGTTTCAAACGCCGTGCTCGTTGTGGAGCAAAACATCAAACGGCCTCAATTTTTCCACTCCCGTCGGTGTCCAAACCAATACGGCAGGATTTTTGGGTTCCATTCCGGCGTCCACTCAATTGCTTCCGATAAATGGAATGTTTGCGAGTAGTCCAGGTATAACAACGTCTTCATCCGTCGCGGTCATATTGCGAAAACCCACGATATTTAAACAACTAACCGTTCAGCAAAGCACATTCACCACAATAACCGTGACGTTGTGGATCACAGGCGTTGCTTCGTCTCTGTCCGTAACAGGCAGCGCAACGTTTCTTGAAAACGCGATTAACGCAGTTCGTGCCGATAATACTGATACCGTATGGCTTGAAGTCATAGGTGGTGGTGGCGGATCGGATTTGATCATTACGATGGAATCGTACTAATTTATATAATTAAAATAGAATCGTATGCGGTAATTGCGGTGCATTTGTTGTCACGCTTCCGTGAGAAAACCAACTTAAAATCGACATTGCGACCAATGCGAAAATGATCACCACAATACACACCGCACAAATGATTAATCGCGTCAGTTGATCTTTGCGTTTGTGCATTTTACATGTATTCCACAAGGTTAGAGCACGTTGCCGTGATCGTGTTAAAAATGATGATTTTTCTTGTTGTTTAGGCGCTTCTTTTTCCTCTTCTTGAATGTGTTCAGTGTTGTTTGGTAAATCCGTGGGTAAATCCGGCATGATTTTAATTTCTGGATTGAACGCACCCAACGCTCGTTGCCCGTCATTGATGACTTCTTTCAACTTTTGGAACGCCAAAGCGTTCTGGTCCTTGTCTTTTTGCGTTTCATGGGTCTGTTGTTTTGCTTTTTTGTCTTCTTTGTCTTCTAAGACCAGACCCCGATAAGGGCGATTCTCTTCCTCTTCTTTCAGCTTCTTTTTATGCTGATCAATGTGGTATCGTTTTGTCGCAGCTTTTTGTGACCATTTGGTTCTACGTACTGAATCATTGTCGCCAGTGGGCATCGTGTGTTCTTGTTTTAACCCCCCGGGTTTTACTTTTTTTCGCATCGCATATTTTTTCACATCCAACGTGAGCACAGTAACGGGTCGTCTTTTAAAAAAAATGAATTTCAATACAATTCTAATCCACTTGTTTGGAGTCGTTGAACATGCACTTTCCGAAAAACGAGGAATTTTGATTCAAAAATTCCCATTCCTATCCACGCACGCGCAATGGCCATCATTAATCGAAAAACGTAACCTTGACGCGGCCTTGTGTTGTGACTATCTTTGTTTATTGGAAACCGATTCTGACCGGTTACCTTATTTAATTGCTCTTGAACGATGCATGCAAAACGAGAAAGCAAAACTATCCATCATAACATGGTGCCTCCGACATCCAAAACAGTACGAATCATGGTGCTTATATAAAAAGCGTTTGTCATCAACTGTCAATTATGCCTTTGAAGAACGATTTCTCAAAACTCAAGAGCATGCATGCGCGCGTCTTGCTTCCGCGTGGGCTTGGAATGCTGCGTCTTCAAAATGTGTACCCATTACCTCGTGCACATTATTTCCACCCGACATTCTCTTTGTTAACGAGAACAAGCCCTTACCATATGCCTGGTTCACAATCGTTTCACCAACACTATTAAATGTAGTTTCTATTATTCTGGTTCAGCACGATGTCGTTGTTTTACATCTACACATCTATAACACACCATCTCATTTTGCAGAACAGAAAGCGGATGATCAATGTATAATTCCCACATACGTTTTAACATTGTGGCATGACCATCCAGGCAAAACCAAAACGCCGTGGGACGATCCATTACCACAGCTGTTGTGCACGGAATTTACACAACTAAATGAAACGGTCGAACATTTCAATTGTCTTCAGGAAGTAGGATTATGGTTTTCGGCCATGATAACATCAATGCTGAAACGTAATCCAAAACACATTATTTTGCTTAAAACAGAAAACGATACCGCACGATATACACAGTTTGTCAGAAAACATTTTAACACCAAGCGAGTGATTGTTCGAGCGCAGAATGGAGAAAAAGAAAAAAACGTGCAAAAAACAAATGATGATGAAACAGATTATAATGCATGGATACTCGATGGCGGACATTGGTTTTCTCAGGCAACACAATGCATCGTGACATGGACATTTCGTGCGAAATTTGGAACTCAACCACAACAATCCAAAATCGAACGACAGTCCTTGCACGACAAATGGTCTTCTAACGATTCGACACGAGTATGTTTAACAACGGCTCTATTTGGGATTCGTGCTCGAGAAGCCAACAAAAGCCAAAAAGATAGTTGCAAATCAGTCGATCGGTATCTTGATTTGGCAAAGAAACTTTTGGATTGGGATGTTGCCATGTACATCTACGTCGAACCAGCGTATATTGAGTATGTTCAAGATCAGCGAAATCGACGAATGTTGGGTCCCAAAACGATTGTCATTCCTTTATATATGGAACAAAGCCGATTTTGGCCGACCGTAAGACGGCTGCAACACTTGTATCATAAGCAACGAGTCCCTTTGGGATTTTGCAAAGAAAAAGATACAGCCTTGTATGTGTTTTCCCAAGCAAGTAAATACGATTGCCTGGAACGGAGCATTAATATGAACCTGTTTGGCTCTTTATCATACTATTGGGTGGATTTCGGAATTCATCATGTCGTTGCGCCTCCGCAACATTCATACGAGCGACTTCTTCAACAGCTTGGACGAAATCAACGTTTACGGGTGACATACCTTCGAGGATTGGACGCAAAAGAAATTACAAACAGGGAAGCGTTTTTTTCACGATTGCAACAAGCTGTCGCTGGTGGGTTAATCGGAGGACCAAAATCTCAAGTTCAGTGGTTAATTTTGGAATTTGAACGAGAATTTACTGAAGCATTACAATTTTATCCCGTTTTAGACGAAGCGATATTGGCGGCGATTGCTTTGTCGTTCGGCGAACGATTTCTTGCCATCCACAGTGGCCACGTTGAAATGTTCCAGTTGCGTTCCACCATGAATTGTTTCCGATTGATTTCAGAAAGTATGATGAAACAAGACTGGCAACGTGCCTATGATGTGGCGCTAGAATTATCAGATGATATGGATCCGCATGACACGCAAAAAAAATTCGTTGCAATGAAAGAGGTATGTTCAAAATTGTACAAAACAACAAACGATGCATTTTTTAAACAAGAACTCAATCGATTTACATAACTTTTTTTTATATTATTGCACACATAACAACAGTGGGTGATTGGGAAACTGTTTTGACGCCTCGTCGTACGCGTACTCAAACAGGAGGAACAAACCAAAATTAAAACATGTTTGCAGAATACAGTTCCAGTCACAAACATTGTTGTTTTTGCGACCGATAAGCTCATGAAGCATGGTTTCGGTTTTGTGACGAACACGGGCATTTGAAATCCAAAGTCGTTGGTATGATATGACATCAATACACAAATAGGAACGATTCCATATATCAAACCACTTCTCACCCATCTCATTTTGCAGTAAAGCTTTTTTGGACGAGGAGAATGCGTCTTTAGAATAATATGCAATCGGTAAAAGAGAAACACTAAACGTCGTTGTTGTTGTTTTTGTTGTTGTTGCTGTTGTATTTTGCATCCATGTTTCGATGTCAGTAGAGTTCGGTTTTATGTCTGGCGTAGAAAAACCCGTGGGTAAACGCTGACCCATTTTACTTTTCATTGGGCTTCTTCGGTTTTAATAACATTTCCTGCTCATGAAGTAAAATGTGAAGGGTCTTTGGATAATTCGACATTGAAAATACGCAAGCCATGTCTCCGGTTTGATTCTTTAAAGCGAGAAGTTCCCAGTGTTTCTCAGTATGACAATATAACATCATTAATCGTTTTGTCGTCTTGCTCAGAAGCAGTTGCGTCGACGCTACCACGCGAAGTTGCTTTTTTTGTTGTTGTTTTTCGTCTCTGTTCTTCTGTGCATTACCGATAACCACCGTGTGTTTCCTGAGAGACACGATCGCAAATCCAAGTTCCATTTTTTTAAACAATGGCGCTTTTAACAATAATTCCAACATGATTTCATCACCCCACGTTTGATAACGATTACACGAATCAGCGATCACTGTTTGAACTTGTCTAATCAGATTTTGTATAGAGGATTCGTTTCCGTGCTTAACCATCTCATTGTATCGCTTTCTGAGATAAGTCCCTTCATCCGATTTCCATCCGCTTAATACGGATGCAACATTGGACGCATTGACCTGTTCTGCCACCATTTTCCGAATACTGGGCATGGCAAAAATGGGTTGCTTTAAATACAAATTTAAGCCTGCTGCAATAACATGAAACATGCAACTCCCGGAGCCGCCACAATCCAATACAAACATCGAATCAGAGAACGGGAATGTCCAATCCTTAATCGCATGACGAATGCGGACCCATTGTGTTAAGTACCGAACCCGTTGATATCGTTTTTTGGTTTTGTCGAGCAAAGAATGGATTGGAATCAAATCGTGTTCGTCTCCATCATCGTTTTTTGACCGCTTAAATTGTTTGTAATCGATCTCCAACATGCTTGAAATTATTTCTCGCGTGGTTCGTGGGTTACTTTTGCAGGTTTAACAATTTTCCCGGTCCACATTTTACTATGCATAAACACTGCCGCCGAATGATTACCATTGGGCAATTCAACAAACTTTATATTCGATAACGAACGTAAAACGCGCCGGATTGTTTTTGTGTGTTTCGAACAAATTAAACGATCATCTTTTGTATACACCCAAAGTAACGACATATGCGGGTTGTCTTGTAACACACGTTGAAGAGCTGAGGCAGAATCCCATCGACATTGCATTAATTTTTTTATCGGATATGACAAGAACGGAACGTGCTCATCCACAAGTTGCGAGATGGACGCGAACGAGTTCAAAATAATGACCTGATCAATGTTCTTCAATATTTCAGGTGCTTTCATGTGCTTTAACACTTGAGCGATTACACCGCCTCCGATAGAATATCCAAGTAACACTTGAATTGTTTTGTTTTTTTGTTTAAACATGTCCAACACTTGTTGTACATCTTGTACAAGATCATCGGGAGAGACAGTGCTTTGCGGTTGAGCACATCCGTAGCCTCGATATTCAACAATATAGATTGTATTAAAAAAAAGGAAAAATTTGTGAAGCAACGGCTCAAAATCAAGCGCTGTACCAGCGTTTCCGTGGCATAACAAGAGCGATCGTTTTTTTATCTTAGGATCGGAATTAGTTTTTTCTAATTCGAAGCACAATGCTCCAGATTTGATATGATGGCATTCCAGGCGATCGCAATACGTTTGTAACCGATTCACATAAAACTGCTTCCCTCTCTCATCTGTTCCGGGGTGCAACAAAATATGGTTTTCACCCACGGCCAATGCTGTTACCATAACACCGTATCCAATCAAAACAAATGTAATTAAAAGAGTCACAAAACGAAACACGATCATTTTTACTTATATAGACAAGTACACACAAGCGAAATATATATATTACATAATCGTGCATTTTGTGGATTCTTTGAAATGCTTTTCGTTCATCGGTTCCGAGCGCTTCACTGTAAATGTTCCATCATCATCTAAAAGAGTACCCCTTGATTTGTACTTACCTTCAAGCTTTTCAGAATTCAGCGTACATTCTTTATTGAGAGAAAAAGTCACGTTGACGCCAAGGAGTTCCCCGGTCAAACGAGGAAACTGATCGGTATCACGTTTCGAGTCTTTACCTTCTTTTTTCTCTTTTTTATCTTTGGTTTTGTCGAGTTTTTCGGACATCAATAAAACCTTGCGATACGGCAAGACTAGTTTTGCAGCGCCGGATGCGGTTTCGACCACAAATTGAACTTTGGCGAACTTTTTTTTGTGTTCATATCGAACATCCACCTTTCCACTGTACTCCTTTTCAGTTGATTTCCATTTTCCGCAATAATACAACACATCAGCAATCGTTTCTTTTTCCTGTTTTTTGTTGTCTGTAGCTTTAATGGGTTGAATTGTGGTGGGAATGGTTTGTTGAGGATGGCAACCCATGTTATTTGGCTGCATAGGCTTCACACGTGCTCTGTCTAACTTTTCGAAATGACCTGGTTTGTTCGAGGTGGGGGGGTGTGAAGGAAAAAAAAGTAAGGGAGGCTTCGATTCCTTTTTTCTTTCTCTATACATCTATAACATCATGCCAAAAAAAATTGCTGCTTTAAAAGCGAAACCGACACTCAAAATGGCAAAACCAAAAGCTGCGCCAGCAGTGATGAAGGCCAAAGCGTCGAGTCAAGCAAAACTACGGATGGGTGGAACTGTCGCAAAGAAAAAACCTTGTAATTGCGCACTCAAATATAAATAAAGCAAAGCAAAGCAAAGCAAAGTAAGAAAGAGAAAGACAAAGAAAGACAAAGAAAGAGAAACGGAGAAAAAGAGATATGCAGGACGTCAATGGTAGCTATATTTGTCCAGCGATTCATGCATACATACAGAAAAATAAACGAAACGATACAATAAGCGATGCAATCGTTTGGCGTAAGCGACAACAGGTCGGGAGGGTTAATGTTCATCTTCTCATCTGGATAAAACCAAACGATTTTCCAGACGAAAATATTTCAATTCATAAAATTGGAGCGTACGTGTTCGGTCTTGTCCAATGGATACAAACTCTGCGTTGGTCATCTACGTCGTTAAACGATTTAAGTATTAATCTCTATTTGACACCATACAAAAAGATATGGTGCCCATCTGAGACACGTGTGATTAATCGGTGCCACATGAATTCCGGGGAGACGGACTTTTATGGTAAACAAAAAGCAAATATTACTATTTGGCGACGAGAAGATTACTCCAAGGTCATTATTCACGAGCTTTTGCACGCCTTTGATTGGGATCGTCTTTTACCCATTTCTTTCCGGCATAATACAAAAACCAAAGTGCATGAGGCCGAATCCGTCGTGGAGGCGCTGGCGAACATTTTTCATTCGTTTATCTTGTCGCAAGGAGATCCGACAAAAAATCGAGAGTTTCAGCTTCGCGAACGTAAGCACGCCATTGAATTGGCATCTCAACTCAATTCAATACGATGGACTACGACAGAAACTCATGTTCGAGAATACTGCATTTTAAAAGCGGCTCTAATCTGTAACGATGTTGCCCATCAAAAGTTTTGGTCGTGGTTGTCGCTTCCATCTGTCAATCAATTACAACGCGAATGGGTTTATGTCCGCTCATTTTGTGAGAATGAGCTTAACAATATGATCAAAAAAGAGGAAATACATAAACGCTGCATTTCTTTGCAGTTGGTATCGATACAGCTATCCTTAGCGCCAGAATTGAGTCAAACATCAAAACGATAGCGAATTGTTTTCCACATACGTTTTTTTTTCGGTGCGTTTTTGTTGTCTCGGTGTTGAAAAACTTTTTCTAAACAAAAGTAAGAGTGAGGGCTCGGGAAAGTTTTCATTCTTCCGTTCATTTTTTATTTTCCGTTTGTGTGATTCATTAACGCGACAATGTCATGGTTTACATCGTGGTTACCGAGTTTTACTGCAGAAGAAACGTCAAATCTACAACACATTGAAGCGGAAATCAAATTGGAAACAAAAGTTATTCAGCAAGGAGAAGAAGCTATGTCGGTGTCGGTGTCGGAAAACCAAGTGGCGGAGAACCAGCTCGCTATGCCACACTTGCAACGTGAATCTTATACAGATCCAGAAGAACAATCTGTAGATTCCGTACCATCGTGTCAAGAGCAAAGACAACAAGAACCCATGCTTCCTCCCGTAGAACCGTTTGAACACGAGACGTTACCTCTTCCGCAATCAGTTCCTGAAAAAACAGTAGATACTTCAACAACAACAACAATAACAACAACGGTTATCGATTCGAAACAATTGAGCAAAACTACTTGCGCTGAATCTCTTTTACTTCGATCAATCTCTGATTTGATTCAAGACGTTGAAAAGGACAAAACAGGAGGAAAAGACACAAAAGACACAAAAGAGACAAAAGAAGGAAAAGAAGGAAAAGAAGAAAAAGCCACACAAACCACAAATGAACAACAACAACAACATGACAAGACAATTCAACGTTTAACACGTAATTTAGAACATTCCCGATTGCTCTATCAACAGCTTAATGAAAAATACGCCGCCAAGCAAGCAAAAGCCGAAGGATTACGACAAGCATTGGAACGCGAAGTGATGGATCTTCGCATTGAAAATAAAAATCTTCGAAAACAGGTTCCAATCCTACAGCAACAACCCGCAGGTAAAACAATGAGATCAAAAAAGACAAAAAAACAATGCAAGGCAGAATCGAAACGTTTGCGAGAAGGACAATCGGATCGCTTTCGTGAACAAAGTCGGTCTTAACCATGAAATCGAAACGACTCTAACAGACTAAATTGTTGTTTTCGTAAGAGCCGTTTCTGTTCTATCGCTTGTTTTTGATGTTCTTCTGTTTCGTTTTCATCATCATCATCGTTATCGCTGTTGTATACCAACGTACATTGTTTTTCTTCAACGTTTTTGTCGTTGTTCTTGGTGGTGTTGTGATCACGTAATTTACTATCCTTGTTGTCCTTGAAGTCTAAATCAATTACTTTAATAATCTGTGGAATCATTTCGTTTTGTTTGCAAGTTAATGCGTGCAAACCCCGTTTTTTATCATGGTATTCTTGATTTTCTTGCAGAGTTTTCAAAGAGTGACAGGTACCACACAAAGCTTGAAAATTACTCAAGTCATTACTTCCACCATCTCGTAATGCAATGATATGATCCATGCACCAGGTTGGTGGAAGCAACTCTTGGCATGGTCCAGCGCATCGCCATTTTTGTTGCCAAGCAATTTGATTTCTTCTTGAGGGCGTAAGAAATTTACGATTCTTGTTGTTCCGAATTGCGAAATATGCCATCCATTTATTTTTCTTGGATTTATATCGTTCTTTTTTTTTTGCATTGTCTTTTCCAACCTGGGATTTACGTGAAAGGAAAAAAATACACACCTCATGACAACACAGGACACCGTAGACGGTCAAGATTTTTTACGTGATGTGTTGTCACGCCCTTCTTTTGCGTCGAAAAGTGAAGCCCTCAAATATCGCGCTCGCTTTGATCCTGACCGCGCAACTCAAATGCTCGACATCGAAACACAATCCTCTATATCCCAGATTCTTCAACAAGGCGAACGAATTTTAGAGTTGGAAAACATTCGAATCGCAACAGGCCGCGCGGCTTTACGCTCCATGGGACTTGTCAATCATTCCATTCCATCTTACGATTGGACGTTGGAACGGGAAATGACCAAATTAATCAAAAAAAGCAAGCCATGGAAAATTGCAGACAATGCTCGCGTTCACGTTTTTAAAATTATGAAAGCATATTTACTTCCGCCGATCACACAATCCATTGATCCTCAAGCATTTCCATTGAACAACAACAACAACAACAACAAAGAGAAAGACAAAGACAAAGAGAAACCGGAACAATATGTTCCATTGTCTCCCCACGAAGCGCGACTGTCCAATACACCATACCAAAGTCTGATTGTCGTCGACGTTGCACATTGGCAATTACAACATCCCCAAGGTGCTCTACAGCCTCATGAAAATCCAAACAATCGTTTTGTTTTACCTGATGGCTGGGGTAAGTGGCCGATCGATCAACGCATGATGTACATGCGCGTGCCACTGCAAAAATTGGCGTTGCTGACCATGAGTGCCATGGATAGCAGAGCCAATGGTACATTGTCGCCTGCGAATTTCGCATTTGAAGACAAATTTGATGAAGGTGGATATTATATGTGTGCCGGTTCAACGGTACACATGCCTTCACATGAAACACTTATTCATAACCATCCGTTTAATTTCCCTGCTCCGTTTTCGGCAACGTCCGATGAAGAAGCATGCGAGCGCCCCGATATAAATGTTCCCTTTGCCGTGCGCGAAGCCCTTGCTGTGAAAGGTGCACAAGTCCATATGAGCATTGCCCATCGTGTCGAAATTCGTTGTTGTCATCCGTCTCGACGACAACGATCAACATCAACCATCACGTTATATTTAAGCAAACAATCTCGGAAACGAGAAAACGCTCAAAAGGTTCACGTAAAAATGCAATTTTTAGCAAAACCGCTGTTACCAACCGTTATTTTTCGCGCATTGGGATTTACATTTGAAGAGAGCATCGAAATGATGAAATCCGTGGCCGGTGGACATTGGTATGGAAAAGCATTTGATTCGTTTTTGCGGAAAATGAAAATGCGGCATCCCCCAGATGTCGTAGATCAAGAGTCGGCATTGCTGCATATTGGAGAGCAAATGGAAAAAACGGACACGGCATCGCGCAAAAAATTTGCCCAAAATGTGTTGAACAGCGATTTTTTACCACAAATTGGCATGGCGGAATGCTATAATACTGATAAAGCGTTATATTTCGCGTGGCTTCATGTTCAGTTGTTTTTGCAAGCCGTTGGCTTTGCGCACGCGGATTCAAAAGACCAATATGTTTACCAACGCTATGATACGAATGGTACCATGTGGGCATCACTGTTACGTCAGATTATACATCCATTCTATTTAAAAACAGATCGAATGATTCGCAGCGCCATTCAACAACGCGGAATTTTGAATTGGAAACTCCTTTTCAACGAAGAAAAGAATTCGGAATTGCAACAATCCTGTACGACGCGGGGGCTGTGGTCCGTGAACAAACATCAAAGTGGTTCATCCCGAACCGGTGTTACATTAGCATTGAAAAATACTTGCTACTTGACATACGCATCATCAGTGAGACGGGCCAATACATCGAATAAAGCTCATCGAAGTTCCATGAAAGCAAAACAAATTGAAGAAGGACAATACGGCAGATTGTGTTGTATCGAAACGCCGGAAGGCGAGATGTGCGGAAATGCACGATTTCACGCACAAGGATCAACGTTAAGTTTGGCGTCGTCACACAAAGGCTTACTGGCAGTTCTCATGCGTTTCGTTTCAACAACAGAGTGGATTTGGGCAGCCGATTCATTCCGTCTCAAAAACCATGAGAAATTTCCTTATTTAGTAAATCTGGATGGCCGATTTGTGTGGCGTGTGAAAAGTGGAACTGACCTGGTGTCGATCGTGCGCGAATTGCGCCGCGCTTCGTTAATATCATCTCATACTGGTGTGAATTTGGACGACACAATTGTTTACATTCGGACATCGCCCGGACGGAGTCTTCGACTGTTGTTAATTTTGCGACCATGGTTCGAGTTTCTGCAGCATCTACATGCAAACGCAAAACAAACATATCATCAAAAAAGCCGTTTTTTATTTGAACATCATATCAAACGATTGTTGACTATGGGTTTTGTGGAATACATTGACAGCATGGAAGAACGATCCTTATCAATCGCGTTTCATTATCAGGATTTGTGCAAACGAACGCAAAAAGGTGAACGCTTTTCGCACATGGAATTTGATCCATTGTGGATGACGGGACTTACGGCAGGAACCTTGCCCTTTTTCCATTGTAATCAAAGTCCACGTTCGGTTTTGGCAGCGGCCATGTCTAAACAAACGTTTTCTGGCTCGATTAATCCTAATCGCGTGAATGCATTGTCCCATGTTTTGGAACTTCCGACGCGAGCTATGTGCCAAAGCCGGGTATTTGATGATTATTCCATGCACGGAATTACGATGGGCAATCCCGTCAAACTTGGATTGTACATCACAGAATATTCGATGGAGGATAGCTGGGACATGAATCACGCCGCATGTCAATTAGGCATGTTTCGTGGAATATTATTGCGCCGCTATGTTGCGGCAAATAAACCATGGTCATCGACACGAATCGAACGATTTGAAAAACCCGGTAAAGACTGTTGTATTCAACAGGCGGCCAATTATGATAAAATTCAGGCCGATGGTGTCCCTTTGGTCGGGACATTCATTCAGCAGGATGATATTTTGATTGGCCGTACAACGAAAGAAGTCCTTAACAATAGTGCGGCAGCAGTCACTGGGCGAAATTTAAATCAAAACACTGTACATCAGCAGAGTGACAAGTATGATGATTCCGTCGCCGTACGTGACGAACAGGGAGTTGTTCAGAGCGTTCGAACCATTATTACAGAAAATGGAATGATGATCAAACAAGTGGTGTTACGAACGCAATGTACGAATGAAATCGGTGACAAGTATATGGGCCGACACGGACAAAAAGGTACAACTGGCGTCAATCGCAACGAGGCAGATGTTCCGGTGTCAGTATCCACCGGCACTCCATTGTTCATTTGTATGAACCCGATGCAAAATTTTGCACGACAAACATCAGCATTTAATACAGAGGGCTTGACCGGAAAAGCTGGCGCCATGGCGGGTGAATTTATTGATTGCAGTGGTTTCTTGTCAGAGCCATTGAAAGCTCAGCAAGTGCATGTAAAAAACGTGCTGAAAGCACACGGCGCGCACCCGCTTGGGTACGAAACCCACATGAGTGGAATCACAGGAAAAATTATTCCTCAACCGATTTTCACAATTTCGATGTATATGGCGCCGTTAGCGCATCTGGTCGGAAGTAAAATTCACGCACGAGACAGGGGACAACGAAAGCGTTTAACGCGACAGCCAGATGATGGACGAGCCAAAAATGGTGGTTTGCGGTTTGGTCAAATGGAGCTTGATTGTTTAACGGCACTCGGTTGTCCCAATTTCTTGCTCGATCGTTTACAAAAAAGTGACGCGTTCTGGCTACCCGTTTGCAGGCAATGTGGAATGATTGCAGAAATGACCATGGGGACAAACTATAAATTCTGCCGCACATGCAAAGACAGTACGTTTGTCGAAATCGTTAGCGTATCGTATTCCAACAAGTTGTTTTATCAAGAATTGATGGCCATGCACGTGAAACCTCAATTGATTCTTAAATCCAAAGTTGGTATGACATCACTGGAATCGCTGGAAGACGCCATGTTTCGCGTTCAAATGAAAGGGCAAGTCAAATCGGAACCGACAGCTTCACAACATGAAGAACCGAAAGATTTAACGATTCGGTATTTGCACGACCCACGAATGGACAACGAAGTCATTGATAATTATTTCAAACTCACGTGGATTCCAAAACCTCAATCATGGGAAAAAGCAAAGTACGGCATACCGAATGAAATTACTTTGTGCGATAAATTACAAGCCATGGCTTCGCGAGAACGCGAGCGTGAAGTGGAGGAGCGCAAACGACAGGTTGAAGAACAAAAGACAGCTCGAAAAATGGGGTTGAAATTGGAAGATAAACAAGAACATGACAACAAAGACCAGAAAGACCAAAAACATACGAGTTCAAACGAAATTAAACACACAAAACAAAAAATGGCTCGAAAACGTCCACCCGTTCAATCACCTTCCATGATGTTTGCCGCGGCAGATCATCCATCCAAAACTAAAAAATTTAAACGATAACAGTAGGAGCGTTTTAACGTTTTCGTTTTCTCTTTGATGGTGTAACAACTCGTTGTTTTTCCTCTTTCTCCTCGTGTTTGTTGTCATCTTCTTTTTTCTCATCCCCTTTCGATTCTTGTGCTTTCAAAACATTATGCTTTTGTAAAATAATTTCAATGTCATTTAATGACGATGATTGATGCAATACAGATTCCAATAAACACGGTGTAATTGCGTTGTTGGGAATACTAAACGGCATGCGTGCTGTCTCGTGAAGTTGAAAGTGTCGACGAATCATGTGTTCCGCATCGACCGATTGCATCGTTTTAAATTCAATTTCCATATCAATACGCCCAGGACGCACGAAAGCCGGATCAAGCTTGTTTCGATGATTGGTTGTTACAATAACAATCGCACCGTATAGCTCTAAAAAGCCATCCAAAGCGTTCAAAAGTCCAGCCAATGTAAGTTGTTCCGTTTTTATTATCGATGTTGTGATGGATTTCATGTCTTTGTCATTCATATGAACTGGATCAGAATACGACAAGGGAGAACATGATGAAGAAGAAGAAGAAGAAGAAGAAGAACGTTTGAACACAATATCCGTTTCCGCATCAACGTCTTCAAACACATAAATTCGTTCCGAAATCGGCAGTTTGATCTCATCATTTTTAACTCGGATTGTTTCACCATGCAATACTTCCATCAACTGCTGATCGGATTTGATTTGTCCCAATTTAACCACCACGACGTGGCGTTTGGTGAGATTTGCGATAGCCTTGATCGTGCTTGTTTTTCCGGTTCCCGGAGCCCCATGAAACAAAAACGACAGCTTTGTCTTTTCTTTACGAGCCATTCGGTCCAACAAATACAACATTCTTTGCTTTTCCGGAAAAAATGTCGTGTCAAAGGTCTTGTTGGAACGAAATTTATACTTTTTGTAGCGAATCATGGCAGACGAGTCAGTATACGGATAAAAATAGAGAATCGAGTCGCTGTCATCAAAAAAGCGCGCATTGTACGTACTAATTTGTTGACTGATAAAATCACGTATCTGTTCTTGTGTTTTGGTATAGGACGTTAAACGGACGCTGCAGTTACGACCGTCCTTGTTATTTGAATCACTTTCCGGCTTACAATCAGTAAACTCGATTGTAATTTCATTCCAACGCACCGGTTGCAACGGAAGAAGTAACTTCGTTCTCGACTGTTCATACTTGAACGGGTTGCTTGCACTGGCTTCGCCTGCCCCTAAAATAAACTGTGAGCTGGAACCAAATAAACGCTCTTTTGTAACGAATTCGATAAGTGCCCGCCTGACAAAAGATCCGTGGGAATTATTCAAATCAATGATCTCTCCGGTTGCCGTCACAGAATATTTGATTTCGATACTTTGAAGCGTTGTTGACGGCAAATTTGATCGCCATTTATGAACGAGTTCAACTGCATAGGAACGAACTTTTTTGCACAAAAATGGCATGACCGATTGCATGTTATGAATGCAGTACGTACTGAACATCACGATGATCGCCGGCAATACTTGCTGAATCAGATGAAAAGACGAAAACGAAGACCGGGAATCTTTGTTCATTGGATCGGACGAATTTCCAAAAACTGAAACCTCTTTGACCATGGACATGATTGTATTGGCAGACATCATATCCACCAGATTTCCAGCCATCGTGAAAAAAGTTTTTTTCTTGTTCTCCAAGAAAAAAAAAAGAGAGAAAGAAATGCAGCGATTGCGTCTCGCAGCCCAACGAATGTGGAGAGTGCGTCGTACTTTGCAAGGAAACAAATCGCTGCTTTATTATAAAAACTATTATTATGCCTTTAACATTACTCGCGCGTACACCAACTACCATTTCTCAACAGAATAATTATCGTTATTATATGCATCAACGTCTGTCTTGGATTTACGATGTTGCAGGATTAACCCCTTTTCGTCACTTTGATTCAAAACACATCGCGAACCCGTTGATTGTGAAAGTAATAAAAAGTATATTAGAACTACCGGAATCACCACGAATACAGGTTTTACAGCGGTTACAAGAAAGGGAGAAACAAAAGTAATGTGTTAAGAGACCAGTTCAGGGGCTGCATCAGCATAGACGTCATCCGCCATGGCTTGTTGGGCTTTTGTCAGTTCCCCAAGCGGACCTCCAACAAACTCCATTGATCGAATGGATTCCGCTAAATGATGTTGCAACAATTGAATGGCAATTGTCGGTGGTTCACCGTTTCGTTCGTTAATTTCATTCGTTTCACGAATCACGTCGTGAATACGAGTCAAAATCATTTTATTGTTATGCGCTAGTAAATATGCAACATCTTGTTGTGTGACCCAAAATCCTTCCTTGTCGCGAGCTAGCTGTTGTTGGGTGCGGATTTCTTTAAGATCGTGAAGTAACATAACAAAGATAATAATGACACCGATGAGAGCCAAACCTCCCCAAATCCACCAATCAAACCCGCTAAACATATCCGATAGATTCATCTCGTTTTTAATCGTCCTTTTTTAAGTTGGAATTATTTTGTTGTGGAGTCAGCGTAATTTTTTTCACGTTGTATCTTTTGTTTCTCTGTAGAAACGGCGCAATTTTTTTTGCTTGGAAAAAGAAATGGAATCAACACGAACCCAGGACGAATGGAGTTCTGTTTCGAAAGATTCGAAACAACAACAACGCAACGTATTTGCTTCTCGTGATTCGACAAGAACACGCACAAAAATTACGCGAACGAAACATTTAATAAGCAAACGGTTGCAAACGGATGCAGTTCGTAAAACATTAAAATTCTATTCGACAAATTCCAAATATGACAAGTTAATCCGACAAGTGACGCGAAAACTGGAACCGTCGCTGGGTTTCCTGTGTCATAATTACATTTGGCCGTTTTGGTTGCTACAGAAAAGCCAAGTCAGAATGTTGAAATTAGACTTTTCATTTGTCTTTCGGTCATTGTGCGAGTGGTCTATAAATCGCGTGCCACATCTCAACGAACGGTGGATTCACAAAATTTTACAAATCTTCTACATAAAAGGAACCGAGATCGAATGGAATTTTGGACACATTTTTAAGGGCAGCATCGGAAGTGCCCTTGGGTATGCCATTTATATTCGAGCGGAGGCGATCGCCCGGATTCTTATTATTCATGCGAAAAGTTTTCATATCGATCTGGATGTGAAATGTGCTTTCACAATCAGATCGATTTCATCGCCGGTACGATTTATAAATGTGCAAGCGTTTAATTACTTGGCTCTATTAGGAAGAATGAAATTGGGAACACTGTATTCCACCCTTATCCCAAGACTTTCAAAACGGTTTTACAATAATGATTTCCATTCTTTCTACATCTACAGTAGCGTAGTGTTTGGAGGTAAGGCCACATTGTTTCAATTATTGAAGTACGTCATGAAAACAAACGGTCAAACACACGTCGATCTCTTTGCACACTGCTTCGCTCCTGAATCTGGAACGACCGTACTCGGTTATTTAATGGACAAGAAACTAAGCCAATTTAAAGAAGCGACAGAAGCCAAAGATTTGTATCTTGCGTATCTCAAAATTCAGGCAAATCGATTGTCCTTGGCAAAACGAATATTGAAAACCGTTGATCATTCATTATTTCACTTCCACGGACCGTACGAAATTGTGGCAACCTACTACCTCGATAGTCGATACGATCATCCAACGTGGTATGACTGTACATTTGAATGCGTTAAGGAAAGCGATGTATTTTTACACTCCGAATTGCGATCTTAAAATTTTACTTGCAACACGGTTGGCTGTCGTTGTCGGTGTTGTGTTTGCGATGCATAAAACCCTCCATATTTGTTCTTAAAACCACCGGTGTTCCAATTGTCGATATCAGAGACATCATTAACATCGGGTTTGAGTTTGCCGCTGATGGCTTGTCGTCGTTGTTCAAGGGCCTGGAAGAACGCATTATTTGATTGGCGTGGTTGTGTTCTTGGCGGTGGGGCCTTTAATCTTTGTTGCTGTTGTGTGATTCGTTCTTGCAAGCTTAAATTTTCTGATGCTTGCTGTTGTGCTTGTTTTGATACGAGAGGAGCAACCGTAGCCTGTGGCGGCGTAGGGGCAAGTGGTGCTTGTGGCGGCTCCGGGGCAAGCGGTGCGTTGGGTGCGTTGGGTGCATTGGGTGCTTCAGGGACGAAAAGAGGCGCACCTGAAGGGGGAAGAGCAAGCGAGACAGAGACTTTTTGTTGAGCGAGAGCGATCGGTGGTTCAATAGGAGCCGGGGTAGGTTTCGATGGCGCTTTTTGTGGTTGTACCTTTTCTTGGAAACCAACCTCTGGCTTGTTTGCAATCGGGACAGACGCCACATGCCCAGTTTTCGATGCGACCACCTGATTCATATACAATGCTATATCTTCTTTGCCATCAGAAATGTCGAACAAAACGACTTTCCCAACTTCTTTTGAACCATACGGAATTCGAAATACCACACGTCTTGGTTTTCCAAAGAATCCTTGACTCAGAGGTTTTTGAATAATTGTTTGATCTTGCGATGTCGATAATGTACTCGATTGTCCGTTGAATTTCACCCATCCCATCGCGCTGCTTAACAAGAAAGAACCAGATTGTGTTCCATAACCCACATCATAGAAAACTGGGTTGCCGGTAAAGTTTCGAACATAGAGATTTGGATTGACCGGAGCGGATTTCCAAAATAATCCACCGGAATGCATTTCACGGTGTGAGAAATAATGATAATAAGATCCTCCCTGTTGTTTGATTTCAGTAAGAGCGGTGCTCGATTGAATTCCACCATCATAGAGTTTAATTTCGTCTTTCGAATTTTCCAAGGACATGTAATACATCATGTCTTGAGAAAAACCAATGAGATAACGCGATTTTGCGCGAATGCCGTTGTACGGTGGACGATTCACAACGATATGATGGCTGGGTTGCAGCATCTGTTTGATTTCTTCCACTTCTTTGAATGCGACATAAGCACCCTGAAATTGTGGATCTTCTAAGGCAACATACAACGTAACGGGCAATGACGAAAAATTGCTGATGCGCAGGCGTTCACGCTCATTACGACCAAAAAGTCCGGCTTGTTTCATGTTTACCCACGGGTTTTAGAAAAAAAAAGATAGGCTCTTATTTATACAAGGCAGATTAGGAAGACAAAAACATAGGGTTACGAGGCAACTTAAGGTTCTTTGCGTTCCCAAAAGAGACAATGGATCGTGAGTGTAATCGATGCTTTAATGGTGGCGCCACCATTCTTGAACCGATCGAATACAATGAAATTCATCAGTGTGCGGGTTGCTGTCCTTCCATTTCGTGGCAAGTGGTAACAACGACCACAAGAATCGAACCAATTTTGTTTTCGCTGCATCTTCTTTCAAAATTTTCGGATCATAAATAATTGCAAGTGTATTGAGTGAGGATTCACTCACCTGGCAAAAGACTAAAGGACAACGTTGCCGTATTGAATGTCCGATGCGATCATGATGTTCTTCAATCAAATGTTGAATATCATTGTATGTGTTCAAATCTGCGCTTGTCAACACAATACAATGTGCCGCGATCATCGATAATTCTTTTGCGGCAAGCTTTTTCTGTTGTGACCGTTCAAGCCACTCTGTCACATGTTCGATTTGAGGATATGGGGTAAATGTGGAGCTGCCATATACATGGTTTCCGTCATAGACAGAAGAACTCGTCTCGAAATAACAATCCATAAGACCAGTAGAACCCAACCTTCCGACAGGACCAGTAAAGCCAGCAGAGCCTCGGGGGCCAGGAAGACCGAGAGGTCCCGTAGTACCCGTAGGACCCGTCACAGTACAAGCACGTTCTGTTTGTTTTGTTTGTTTTTTTATTTCATGCTTTTGTTCATCGAAAATGCCAAGATCAACAAGATTTTCCGTCTTTACATTCGAAAACGTATTGGCCAAACCACACCCACCGATGCCTGTAAAAAAACTCGGCATGGAACAAAATGCCTCGTATGCGGATACATCAATGCGTGCACAATCATAAGAATGATAAATATCGCGAAACAGATTATTACGTTTTTGATTTTCTAAATTGTAAAGTGGATTGTGTACGTACTCAGCAATGAGAGAAATTATCACATTGGCAATCGTCGATGATAATGCCTGTGTGACGAATTTCTCCAGTTCAACCGCATATGACTTAAATATGGAAAGGGATGACATGTGGTACACTATAACACGAAATAAAGCAGAAAAACAAGTATAAAAAAATTTCTTTTTACTTAAAAAAATGGCTGATCGCGCGTTTAAGATTATTGGCGCAGCCCTGGTGTTGGGCGCTACCGTTCATCGTGTATTGACGTTCTGGCGTCGCCAACGTTCCACTCGCTCCATTCCAAACTTACTGTTTACGATTCGCAACAATCCTTGCCTGAAGTTGTTAGAAGAAGGCAAACGGAACCATTTTTACACGGATCACATAATATTTCTTAGCTGGACTGAACATCATGAATATGTTTTCCGAGACACGGCGTGTCTCGATTATATCATGCCTATTCTGCAGCGTTTAAATTTGCATCAGCACCAACCTGAATCTTTCAAAGACAGAGGATTTGTGACTGTGGTATTTCGTCGAGCTCTCGGTTTTAAACACTGGGAATTTGCCTTGAGGTGGTTCAATCTGTTTAGTGATCATTGTTCTGTTGATGAAGAGGATTTCCATTTTCTTCTTGATATAGTATATACCATAACAGCGAATGCGAAAGACGATGATATGATTGACTTGCCGTCAAACCGGTTGTACGATATCTTACACATTATCATCCAACGAACATGCCCTCGATGTATTGACTTGAATGAAAGGGAATGGAGACTTATGTTAACATCAGATCTACGTTTTCATACTTTGATTGCATCTATTGCATATGATGACGGATCTGGATTTCAAATTGAATCGATTCTCATTCCGATGCGATGGTCGTCGGATCTCAACATTGCAAAGCAACGTCGCCTTGCATTTCCTCAAATTGTCGGTGATTCATTAGCTTTACACATCGGAATTCCACCGATCACAAAATTGGTGTTAGAGTATGTGCGGTATAAAAAAAGCAAATAAAAAAGAAAAGAATCAAGAACAACAAGAAGAAGAAAGCAGAGCTCGTTGTTCTATTTGCTGTCTTGGACAAAACACTATTCCTTAGAATCTTTGTTATTAAATGTACCTCGCGCCACTTCTCCAGGCCCTTTCAGCATGCTGATGTTTTTATTGTACTTTAACACAGAAAATTTAGATTGTTTCGCTCCTTGCGTAAAACTCCACAAGAAGCACCCACCATTTTCCATTGCCCATTTTCCAATGGTTTTCACGTTGTCAATCCACGCCTCTTTTGCTTCTCTTGCTTTTTTATCATGTTTTGTTTCGGCGTCGAATTGAACGTTGCCTTCCATGACATCACCAGCGCCCATAACTGCCATTTGAATGGATCCTCCCTTGTTGAACCAATACTTTGCGTCTTCAATATCACCCGCACGCGCGGCTTCAAGTAATTTGAGATGCGGGTCGACTTTCGTTGAGGACATGATAGAGTGGGTGTTATGAGATTCATGAAAAAAAATCGTTAGTTCAATTTACATTCACGATCATTGTACATTTGAGGGAGACACGAGTACGGAGTCCATTCTTGTATAAGTTTCTCAACGTCTTCAGATGTTTGGTATTTACCATCTCGTTCGTATGAACGTCCTTCATATGTGCCTTCGGTATCAAAAAACACAATCTGGGCGATTCTGCGCCCAACGACTAAAGGAATTGTATAAAAACGAGAATTGTTGGTAATTTCCATCGTCCACCGATTCACATAACCTATATCACCCCAGCCCGCGCATTTACATACTTCGATAAAATTGCGACCAAGAGAACTTCTTGCTTTCATCATCGTTGTAACAGTGTTGCGCCCTCCTATAAATTCGTTGGTGTGGGCTAAAATCGTTTCTCCGGGACCAATTAAGATGATTTGTTCGTCTTTCCTAATATTTTCTAAAGGCCAACACCCGCTCTGTTCAGCAACCACCGCCTTTTGAGGAACTCCCCAAACACGATTGACGTCACGCTTCGCATAAGGATTGTAAATTGGGATTTTTTCTTTAGAATTGTTTTTGTACTGTTCCTGAAAGTAATATTCGCCCAATGTTACGTCATATGACGATGTAGATAAATTCATTGGCACAAATGGATGAATGACAATGTCGTTTTCTTTCATCAGTCGCAAGATCCCTTTGTCAGAGAGCAAAGAAGCACTGTTGTCGGAGTGAACAGCAGCACTGTTGTCGTAGAGCAGAGAATCATTTGGTGTTGGTCCTCTTTCGTGTTGTTTTTCTTGCGATTTTTCCAGGGATTTGCCTTCTTCTTTTCTTTCTCGTGTATTCATTTTGCGTGTGTTTTTTCTCTTGTTTAAATTCAAAAACAAAACAAAAAACGGTCGAAAAAAAAGGGGACAAAAGCGATGTTATCAGTGGGGTGAAACTTTCACATCCACAATTCAAAAATGAGAGAAATTAAGAAGTCTGTTCGGTCAAAATAAAAAGCATGGATTCGTTTCTACCACTCGTGCCATGGATCGCACTTCTGCTCGCACTTGCAGCGTTGATCTCAGTATGGGTGCTCTATTCAGGACAAACAAAACATACTACACACAAAATTAAAAGAGATCCTTTTGTTGCCAAATCCATCGTTGCGGATGAAATCGATACCGATCTTCTTGTACTTAACGGCATAGCATTTACTGGAGGCAGCATCGGCGGATCGTGTGATTGTTCGGGTCTAACGGGTGGTGGTGGTGGGTCATCACAAGCTCCTGTTGTTCAAGTCTTATCAGGTAGTGGCACGTATGTTGCTCCAGCCGGAGCCAAATATCTCAAGCTGTTCGGAATCGGTGGTGGAGCCGGTGGACAAGCCGCAAGTTCCTCCGGGGATCCCGTGAATCCAGCCGGGCCAGGCGGCGATACAACATTCAGCGACGGAAGCTCGTCTTTTACTGCTGGTGGCGCACCAAATAATTTTGGAGGGGTATTCGCTGTCGTTGGATGGCAAGGGTACGGCTTTGTAGGCAATACCCCATACATAGACCTTTTCGGTGGGGCAAGCACGATTGGATTCGGTATAGGAACTGGTCCTCAAATTGGCGCTGGTGGAAATGGTGCGAACGATTCTGGAACACAGGGGGCCCCTGGCGGAGCTGGATCAATCGGATGGGCCATTGTACCGATTGTTGGGTCAACAAGCTTTTCTTTTCAGGTCGGCTCGGCTGGCGCGGCCGGAACCGTGCCACCTTCCAGCGTCGGTGTCCCAGGAACGCCAGGAGGACAAGGATTTCTTGCAGTTGAAGCATATTTTTAATGCATAAATAAATCGTTGGTTTTGCTTTTGATTTATACAGAATTACTAATTTTTGCACCACATGGACTTGTTCTTGCTGTTGTTCTAGCGGTTTGTTTAAGCGACTCTTGACGTACGGGTAACGCTAAATTAAAATATTGGAAGCACAGTAGGCGAACACTTTGTTCGTAAGACACTGAGCAATAGATGCGTAAGTATTCGCGATGATGACGCTCTAATCGCGGCCTCTCTAGCTTTTCCTGTATAGGAGGCATGTTTTGTTTTTTTTTCTTACGGACACATACAAAAAAGATTATTGTTTTTTTGTGTTTGCAATGTTTTCGCAACCGATACCAGAAAGCCCACACGATTTGAACGCACGTGTGCGTGAATTGCAAGATGAATTACAAATATTATACGCTGAAAACCGCCGCCTTCTTGAACAAAACCAAATTCTACAAAAAGCTCTAACTCAAAACCACAGTTATGATCGTGATACAAAAGAGACGCTACGAATTTCCGTCACCCCGCGTTCATCCTGTGCAGAATGCAACCCGGGTACACCCAAGACACCGAGCACACCAAGTTCAAATTCTGCAAAGACGATCAAGTCGGGTGTGTGGATCATGAAAATGACGAGTGCAAACCCAATGTCGCCGTTGTCCAAGCATGCTCTTTCTACTTCCCCTAAACAGACCGTTTCTCCATTGTGCAAACATGCGGCTTCTCCTTTATCTCAACACGCCGCTTCTCCTTTATCTAAACATCCAGTGTCTTCTTTACCAAAAGAAACAGAGTCATAGTCATATTGCAGATTATATAAAAAGCGAGCATAACAACATAAAAAAACTACGATTCCAAGTATTTCCACGCGACTGGCTCCGCAATCGTATCACGAACAAGGCCAGTAAAACCTTCGCCTGTCGTACAAATGTTAACCAACCGTGCGAACCCGAGTCCGAAACCACCCGATTGCACCGCGGCGTTTTTTCTCAGCGCCAAATAATCGCTGCACGTTCCGAAATCGATCTCGTACTGTTTCAAGATCGCTTTCACATATGGTTCTCTTTGCGTTTTGATCGCGGATGTTGCTTGCTTTGTTTCCTTGGTTTCATCTTGTTTGTGATTTGCTGCATTGTGATGAAAAGCATCGCAAATCGTTTTATGCTGAGTGTCTGTCGCTTTTTTTCCATGCGTTGTGTACAACCGTTTCTCAACAAGTTGAATAACCATCTGCGACCAATCCTCTTCGCGAATCGAACCACCCACCAATTCGCCCATATACGGAATCAATAAATCCACGCCCTGCACAGTTTGGCCATCCTCGCTGCGTTTCATATAAAAGGATTTGAGAAGCCACGGCATATCCGTGACAAACAAAGGATGTTGAAAGTGGATTTCACTCAAATAACGTTCACATGACGATCCCAAATCATCACCGAATGTAGGAAATTTGTGCTTGACATTCGGAAAGCGAGCGACGACTTTTGCTTCGTTTTGGTTCAGAATTGCTAATGCTTCAACATATGAAATGCGAATAAACGGTTTCGAAGCAAAGCGTTTTAACTTCTCCAAAACGCCCTTCGCTTCCGGGTCGATTTTTTCTAATGCCTGTAACAAACGGAGTCCTTTGCTTTTTTCTTGACATAACGACATAAACACACGCACAACAATATGCTCAATCATATCCATCAGCTGAGCGTACGTAATGTTGGCCTTTTCCATTTCAAAATGTACAAATTCTGCCAGATGGCGGTTTGTGTCGCTTTGTTCCGCACGAAACGATTTATTCATCGTCCAGACAAACGGCATATACTTGACCAGCCGTTCCAATCCCAATTGTGACGACACAGTCAATTTCGCCATGTGCGGCTTTCGAAAATGATCTTTCTCTGGTTGAATCTTCACATGTGACGCCATGAATTTCCGAATGATTATTTCATGTTGTTGGGTTTGTTCTTTCGTTTCGGCTTGCAAGGAGTAAATCAAATTCAAAAGATCATTTTTCGACGGAATGATTATTTTGTCAGCCTCTAGTGATCCATCGTCATTGACTGCAGTCGTAACAGTAAACATTTCACCTGCGCCTTCACAATCGGCACTGGTGATCTCGGACGGGTCGGCGCGTACGGCTTGCATTTGTTGTGAGATTTCCGTGAGTTGATATTGGACATAATCAGCGATTTTGAGTTTCAAACGGATAGAAGGACATGCCACACGCTCGGACGGACGGGAACGCCACGCATCCATGCTCAACTTGGGTTGTGGTAAGGATGGTAAATAGGTATCGGGTTCTTTGATTGGACCCAAGATAGAAATCGATTCACATATCAGCTCATACGATTCTTTGCTTTTTGCACAATCAGGTTTTACTAAAACGCCCGATGCTCGAATTCGCGTTCCTTTATGGAGTTTGTTTTCAGGTTTCTCTTTCAGAACCAATTGCAATGTTCCCGCATCGGTATGATCAGTGATATGAACAAAATGCAATGCGGACCGTGTCACCAATCCAACAATATCGATTTTGTTTTTTGTTTCGATGAACAAAGCGTGTTTCGTAACAACCTCTTCTATTGTCGTCATCATCGATTTCGCTTATGTTGTCACCTTCGTTCTGATATTATAATAAAAAAAACGCTTGCGAAAAAAACTTGGGTGTTCATTGTAAAACGACGCAAGCAAGCTCTTTCTACTTCCTCTAAACAAACAAACAAGCAGTGTTTTCTTTACACACGGGTTTACCCACAGGTTTATCAAACAAAAGAAACATAGTCATATTAAACATTGTACCGACAAACATTTTTTAAAAGCGTTTTTTTCTGTATATGAATGTTCAATTGTCGTTGCAGAGCGTACAAATCACACAACTCCGCGATGGAAATTCTCAACATGTGAGATGTTTTGGTTTGTAGAGATGTTCTTGGTCGAATGGCTTCTGGTTCATGCTCTCGCATTTCAAAAATATGGTCCCATAGGAGTTCCAAGCAAGTCATTGGTTTGTTTGGTTGTCGTGTGATATATAAAGTCGATAACACACGCATGTGGTGCGCATTTTCTGGTGTACATACGACAAGAGCTCGAAATGCGATGTACATAAACGGATATAATGACCAAATGGCGGCTTGACTCGCTAAAGCAAAAACCAAATAACATTTATCGTTTTTATCGTTTGTATTTAAAAACGAACGGGAACGAAACAAAACGGAATACGCGCGCGGGATATGGACCCCGATTCGAAACCACATCGAAACTGCTGCAATCATTTCTTCTACGCTAAGAGATTCTTGAAGTTGCCGGAAATGAAGAACCCAATATTCAAACATCCATGTTGCCTTTCGCACACTATGTACTTGTTTTTTAACATTGTGACAAAATTGTCGTTCATTTTCGTCCGCTTCTTGTTCTTCTATTTTGAGTACCTTGTCGTTCCATCGTGAAAGAAAACAATAGGAGAGTGGTTTACATGTGATTTGTTTGTACACTCGATACAAACCCCAACCGAACAGAATTAAAAGGGCGAGTCCGTGTGCTCTGTTCATTTTGCAGCAACAGCAACAGAAAAAAAACCACACATATAGACACACAAAAAAATGTTGCGTTTGTTTATGAGGAGACGGGTGACGCGGGGATCAATGGGGGAGGAACCGACCCCAAAGCGGGTGATGAAACAGAAATAGAAACAGGAAGAGAAACACAGGTTTTTGTCGATGCAACTTGTTCTAATGCAGACGCAGCGTTCTTTTTTTCGTCGCTGTGATCTTCTACAGGTATTCGGCTCTCCGTTGCAAGAGTTTCGGTTGTCCTTTTTTCATTCTGTCGGAAGATCGCATAATTATGAACAAAGATAGTTGCCCAACGAGTCGCTCGATCATGTAATTCCATCGATACTTTTTTGTTGCCCATAAGTCGGCCAGCATCACGAATAATTGAAAGAACATCATCATTTGATTTGAAATCAAACAATTTATACTGAGTTATGAATCGAAACACAATCCACTCTTCGCGCGCTTTGAAGGCATGGTCGGGAATGATCTTCGGAGGATGGTCGGGGATGTCCATCGGAGAACATGGTGCGAAAAGAGATACGAAACGCAGAACAATCATGTTCAATAGACACACATTTTTCTGTCGCACACTTCTGTACATGTACCATAGTAATGGAGCGCTTACATACCACAAACCACAATCATATGGTGTTTGATCGCTCACAACTTTTTTTGCACAGGCAACATCAAAGAAAACGTCCAGAATACGGCGTTGAGAAACACAAAACGCTGGAACGCTAACATTATCTTTGATTTTACAAGCATCCCATTGACTTTGCATTTCATCAAGCCATTTTGCGTGATGCCGATGAAAATAAAGGTACTTTAAACAGATTCGATCAATGTCATGAAATACCCCGGAATTGTTTGATTCGAAGGGTTCAGAGAGTAAACCTTCCGCAATGGCAAAAATTACGACACGCCGTACTTCGACAGGATGCATGCGTGGAAAGGGAAGAAGAGTTATGCCAAGACGCCTGGCCAGCGTTACAGACAATGGGGAAACTTTTGATTCATGTGTATGATGAGCAATGACCGATTCCCCTTCATGGACAGGATTTGGAAATTCGGATTTCACTCGTGGTGATATGGGGGTTGAAGTTGATGATGGTAAAGACATCCTGTGTTTTGCACTTGTTTTGTTTTGTTTGAATTGTTTGAATTGTTTGAATCCCCCAAAAAATGATGAACGAAAAAGAGCAAGAAGGCAAAGAGGAAGAAGAGGGACAAGAGGAAGGGAAAGAAATCGAGTATGCTCGATCCCGCGTGGCGCTGGCCCAAACCAATTGTTTTGGCTTTGCTTTGCAAATGTTAAATTCCTTGTCCTGGGAATTTAAACATCGCCCTTTGTTTTCATTCAAACAAGTGAAACACGAGATGATGAATGCCTATCATAACAAAAACAAGCAGCCCTATTTTTTAATGGTCACGATGCGTTTGCAAACGAAACCATGTGCTGGCCATTCATTTGCGTTGGAATTTCGTCCGGAGTTTCGGAACTGGTACATTTTCCAGGCGTTTCAGGGTTTGTCGGCGCCGATGTGTTCCCGCTTAGAACGGAGAGATGTTTATGCATTGTTTGACGAATTAGACGACAGTAGATTTGAAAGACTTCTTTTGCTCGCCAATTTGACTTCGGACATTTCACAAACAAAGTTGAAAACGAATTGGAAATTCATGTGGTGCGAACCAAAGCACAACGACATACACAAAGCTGACGATCATGTACAACAAAGAAACCGACGACGACAACGACAACGCGCACTTTTTCGACGTAATTACTGGTGGTATTCGATTCTTTTAAGTATCGTGTGTGTTTGCTGTTGGCGTTGGTTTATAAATGGTTCTCATGTAAAGTTAAAAAGAGAAAAAGACGGGAAGAAACGAATCTTTCGTTTTTTCATTTCTTGTTTGCGACGATGGATTTTATAAAGAAAGACGACAGGGCGGGAAACAACGACAACAACGACAAGCCGGCAGGAATTTACCCACGGGTTTACCCACGGGTTTACTGGATGGACCCAGAAGATTGGGGAAAATATGCGTGGACAATATTGTTTTGCATCGTTCCCGATGCGAACGCATCGGATCGTGCACTTGAAATGTGGAGACACTTGATGATGGAATTGCCAAAGATCCTTCCGTGTATTACGTGTCGAAAATGTTGTGAAAGTTATGTGCGGTGGAAACCCCCACCGGGTATCAATTCAACATTTACTGATCGATGTCATTGGCTGTTGATCCTTCGGCATCGCATTCGACAACGAAACATCGAAAAGGGAAACATTACAAAAGAATTGGCATTTCGAAAGGGACACTATTCGTATCTCCAGGAACATGACTCCAATTTTACTGTATACCAATACAGAGCTGTTCTTCGCGTTCGTCCTTTATTGCTCCTCAATGCGTTTGTGTTTTTAATTTGCTCGGCAGCCACATTAGATCCAGCACGGGAAAAGGCTGTTTCGCTGTTTTTCTCGCACTGTTTTCACATTCTGAACATTTATTATTATGTCCAAGAGGATTACAAAGAAGAAAAGGAAAACAAGGAAAACAACAAAAGTCAAAGACAAAATCGAAAAGAACAAAAAAAAAACAACATCGATGTCTTTCTTGTTCAAAGAGCATCGATCAACGCCCTCATTCAACAATTTTCCGTGAAGTTTGAAGAATTTAATAAACCCATGCTCACTCAATTGTTCAATATTGCGTTACCTGTGCATTATAGTTAGTTAACGCGATTCTACATCCATATCCATTTGGCGTTCAATCATGGCCAATTGCGCATTGTGCAATTGTTGGCGTTGAATTGCTGCACGTTTAGTTTTTGCATCCACTTCTTTCATTTTGTTATTTGCAGCCTGGGCTGCACCTGTAATTTTCGTTAAATTTTGCAACTGTTCCATTGCAGCTCCCGACAATACGGGGCCGGGAGTAATCTTTTCTTCCGAAATTTGTGGAAACGCTTTTTCTAGCATACTTTCCTGAGTGTTTTCATCAACAACGTCGTACACTTCTTCGGCCATTGCTTTTTCTTTTTCTTTTTCTTTTACATCATTTCCCCTTTCGTCCGTTTCATTAATGTCTTTCGTTTCTTTTGTTTCTTTCGTTTCCTCTACCTTATGGACAGGACTTGCCATCATCGTAGGAGGAGCGTTTTTTTTAAGACTATTATTCGTATCGTCGTCGTCGTCCTCCTCGTCTTCATCAACCGGGGCGCGCGCTTTCATTGATCGTGCCGGTCGTGGTGGTAGAACAGAAGATTTTGCAGCAGAGGTTTCGTGAAACGTGGAAGAATTTTTCGCAGCCGCCGCAGCCATTTGCCGGGCAGCAAGCAGTTTTAGCTTCGTAGCTGGTGCAGTGATGATATTTTCCAAAAGTTGCAAAGCCATTTTGTTCATCACGCCTGCAAAACCGGTATTTCTCGCAGCTTGTGGCTTGGCGTAATAATCTTGCTCAATCAGACGACGTGTTTGACGATCTTGCATAATTCCCTGAATCATAGTGGGCAATCCGGTAAATCCTACACCCCCTAAAAGGGGCTGTAAAAGATCAGATGCCAACTGAACGATTTCCGCACCGATGACATATTTTTTTTCGACTTGGGCGACATGATCGCCCAATTCCGCTTGCTGATCTTCGGTCGCTTGAATGACTTCACGAGCAATTTTCATTGCTTCCGCTTTGCTTTGAATATGTTTGTAATCGTCACGCATAGCGTTCTTTATAGAAGCATATTTGTTTTTCTGATCATCATTTTCGGTCAAACCAGCATTTTGACGTCGCACACGCGTCATTTCCAACACTTCTTGAGCAAAGCGAAGCTCAAGTTCGGCTCGTAAAATTTCCGGATCTTCAATCGATTCAATCCGATGTAAATCGCGTATATATGGATGATCTTGATCTTTGTTATTGTTGACGTCTTTGTGCTTAACATCGTTCATTTGAGATTGAGCTGGCTTTTGTATGACTTGTGGTTGTTGTTGATGCCGTTGAGTTGTGTGTGCTTGTGCTTGCGTTTGCGTTTGCGTTTGCGAATATTGATTACGCAAGGCATTTACGGCTCCGGAAACCCATTCTTTCATTTCCTCGCGCAACATGTCTTGATTACGCTGTTGAACCTGCTGTTGATACTGCATTTCTTGCATCATTTTCAACAATTTGGCTGATGTTGCATCATTTGTTGTATCAGGAAGTAAGGATACTGGTGCTTCGACAATCCGAGGCAGTCGACGCGGATCGATCTGCGGGAAAAGGGACCGTGTTCGTTCTGTTTTATCATTCGTATTCCCCCCAAATAGAGACGCATGAAGTTCATCGTGAGACTCTTGGATGTTCCTGGACGGAAGTTGCCCGGTTGATGAATGTGAAGACGATCTACGAGATAAGTTGGATGAGCGAGATAGAGACGATGACCAAGAACGAACAGAATCGTCACGATACTTTCTACGCGAACGACGCGAATCACTGGCGTGTTTTTTTTCCGATTTGCGAGAGGAACCAGATTTTTGTGAATCACGTGATTTGGATCCTTTTTTTTCATGTTGCGAACCAGTCACCGTTTGCTTATGAGGAGACGACGGTGAGGATAAAGAAGAAGAGGAAGAAGATGAAGAAGAAGAAGAAGAAGAAGCAGACCGAGAGGATGATGGTTGTTTTTCCTCATCTCTTTCTTTTTCTTCTCTGTGAGTCACATCTTCAACCGTAACGTTCGGTAACACAGCGCTCTTCTTGTCTGCTTGTGTCGGAGGATCCTGTGGTTTATCATTGGCGTTGATGTTGGTGTTGGTGTTGGCATTTCCCGTTTTGGTAGCGGACGCGATGTCTTCTTCCAAGTGCACCATTATTTTCTTGGTGTCGGTCGATGCTATTTTGTTATTTGTTGTTTCCGCTGATTTCAAAATTTCGTGCGATCTATTTTTTGTTGTGGTCATCATGTCAGGGAAAAAACGCTCTGCATTTTTTATTGGGTAATCTGCGGTACGGATGAGCCACAACAACCCTTCGCGATCTTCCTCAACGCACGGAAAGTCATCAACGCCCATTATCGCATCAACTACACATCTGGCTTGTTGAAAATGTTTGTATTTTACAACGTCAATTTCATTTTGATCGGATTTTCGTTTGATCAGATGTTCGATGTCATTTCTTTGCCGAAGTTTTAGATCATCAGCAATCGCCTTAACTCCTGAATTTAGATCAATGACAAACTCAGTCGATCCATTCGTTGCATTGGTTCGAAATAGATAGGATAAATATTCGGGATCCATTGGTTGTGGGATGGCGAACGGTTGTTTCTGTGTTGTCGTTTGCTCAATGGATGTTTCAGGTTTTTCTGTTGGTTTCGCAATTTTTTCTGTTGGTACCGCAATAACAGGCGTTTCTGTTGGTATCGCAATAACAGGTTTTTCTGTTGGTTTCGCAATAACAGGTTTTTCTGTTGGTTTCGCAATAACAGGTTTTTCTGAAACAACCGTTTCGTCTTGTTGTTTCTGTTCCCTGTGTTCTTCTGTTTTGTTTGGTGCATCCGGTTGTTTTTCTTGTTGTTCATCAACATCATCAATTTCAACGTTATCGGCAAGCTTGGATAGAGTGTCGTCTGTGTTGTCGGTAGGCTTTTCTGCTCGTGTGGCAATTTGGTGTTGTTGTTCTGCCAGTCGTTTTGCTTCCTTTTCTGCGCGTTTTTGTTTGCGCTTGAATTCGCTCAATGTGAAGCAAGTTTTTTCATCCATCAAAGCCATATACATTGGTCCTTGACGTTGTCGTTCCAAGTACGACAAGATTTCTTGTCTCGAACTTGTCGAACTATCATCACGCTTGTCGTGCCGCGGCATTCAAATATCTCGGTTACATCATCAAAGAGTCTCAACTTTTTTTGCGAAGATCGTTTTTGAAACAACAATTTGACACGCACCAATTTTTTTTAATCCACCAAAAATTTGTATAAAAAGTATTTTGCTTCTTTTTCTTCTCTTTGTCGTCGATGTGGTGTGTGGGTGTATGTGTATGTGTATGTGATCAATGTTGTGGAACGATGTTGTTATACTTTTGCAGGCCATAATGAACACCCAGTCATCAAACGTGCTGCAATTGGTCGAACAAGAAGAGCTAGACGATGTGCCATGTACGTATAACATGGCTTCCACATCCTGCTATTGAATTTTTAATTCGCTTTTTTTTCCGCTCTGCTTGTCACAGCGAGCACCATGGACGACGACAAGGAGAAAGAACAAGAAAAAGAGAAAGACAAAGACAAAAACGAACATGGTCGTTGGTGGAACAACAGCCACCATTGGTTTCCGGTGATTGGCCCCATGTGCGCTCGGTTGATCTTTGCGGCTTCTTCGTCATCAGCGCTCCAAAAGTCGACTCCAAAACCCGCAGCGGCGGCCGCCGCCGCTGCAGCCTCTTCGTCATCCAAGCCGGCTCCAAACGCGGCAGCTGCGCTTGTTCGTGCCCATCAACATAACGCTTCGTCCTCCGCCGCTTCTGCTCCCGCTTCCGCATCTGCCTCTGCGTCGTCTGGTCGCAAACCGGCCGCTGCCGCGGCTGCCGCTCTGTATGGTGTAGAACAAGGAGGAGATCATGAAAAAGAAAAAGACGAAGACGAAGGAAAAGATAAAGAAAAAAATGAAACCGGTCAAAATGGTGAAGAAGACATGAAGGTTATGTACAACAATGGAGAGTTTTGTTTCCGTATGCCATTAAAAAGTGCCGATTTGTGTGCCAAGTTGACAAGCAATCCGAACACTATGTTATATGTGGATTAAGAGCAATCCCCCCTTCTCCACTTTTTTTGTGTTTTTTTTTAACATGCATTTAATAACCTTCATGCCATTGGAAATTGGAATCAAAGCACTGCAAAAAACTTACGAGTGTACGCCACATGTCCATGTGCCCTTTCAAAGTCGACGATGTGCGTTGTGTTGGGAAGAGGGCAGCCAGATTCTTCCATCCAAGCATATTGCAGATGCGGTTGACGAAGAAATTGATATAGATGTGATCCTGAACGTCATTTCTTAAGTATCGGAACATCATCTGGACCACCTTTAATCGCGAGGTAATTTCATTAATTTGGGCGTCAGTGAGCTCTTCAATGACAACACCATTAATCATATTGGCTATTTTGTCTTTACATGACAAATACTGTTCCTGTTTTAAATATTTCAATGCATCACCAACAGGAGTTGGTAACGCCACGAACGCTGCGTTGATATGTTCTTTCTTTCGTAAGCGATCTTTGACTTGAATCAACAATTCGGCCGGTATAGGAGCCTGGCCGACTCTGAATTGTTGAAGTTTCATATGAACGGCCTTACTGCGTTTGGCATCTTGAGGATTGATTTTTTGCCCGCCAAGTGCCGCCATGCGTGCTTGCAAAGTTTGAGCAGCAGAGTGATTCATATGATGTGGACTCGTCAGTGGAATTAACTGTTCCGTTGCTCGCGCGCACTGTGCGCATTGCAACAAGGCCTGTTTTTTGTTTGCCGTTAGCGGGTAATCGCATTTTTCACAATGATTCTTTTTCAACGGTTTTGCGGTTGTCGATGACAAATCGAACAGACTGTTGTATGCATCCCATCGCGATCGTTCCGTCTTGTTTTTTAATTTTACGGAAGCGTACAAGTCCTCCATTTGTTGAAGTCGATGCTTTAATAACGTTTTATCAAAACCCGACGATAAAAAATCTATACTTGCTTTCACATAGTGTTGCGTTTTGGCATTTTTTTGAAGTTCGAAAAGAATGCTTTGTCTCGGAATTTCTTCCTGTTTTTCAACACATTGTTTTGTAGCATGAATTGAATTTTCTATGATTTTAAGTTCGTTTTCTTTCAATTTTATTTGTGATTCTTTCAATTCAGCAAGGATGCGTGTTTGTTCATCATTCACATAAGACAAGAGTTCCGTAATATTTTGGTCGACTTTCAGATCGTATTGAGCCACATTTTTAATTTCGCTGGATTTTGTGGGGAGTTGAACTTCTTGTTTTACAGTTGGAAGTTTCGCGGCCGGGACCGTAAACGCTACCGACATGAATATCGTCTTTTTTTTGGTGTGTTAAATTCCTACACGGAGAAAAAAAAACGCGAGAGGAGACACAAAAAAAGAGCACAAAACAATAGATCGAGTGTTTCGTCTCCACTTTTTTTTATTCTTCGCTTTTTGGTGCGATCCAAATTGCGAAATCTACACTGTTCTGTTCAAAATGGTAGCGAAGGTATAATGGATTATCTTCTTTGAAACAAAATTTTACAGTGTGACTGATCGATGGAGCGTTTTGAAGATATTTATGCACGAATTTCGATGCCAAGCGAATCTTGAAATGTTCGTTTGTTTTCGAGCCCCATTTCAAGTTTTGCAATTTGCTTAAGGAACAACGTACGCTGTTCGTTCCTCTGGTTTGATCGGTCATGACAAACACGAAATCAGCTTCGTTTTCATTGCTCGATGGCGAGCGATGCAGTGCAAGAACTTCAGACGACTGCTTAAGCATATTGACTAAATTTTTGATCCAGTTTGTATTCACATCAAATACAAGATCATAATCTGTAATATCAGGAATTACCCAAGCATCATCCGAAAGCGTGTAAATAGGTATGTCCATATTCATGACGACATCATTCCAAATAATAACTTTCAGATTGTCTTCTTTTTCCCGCAGCATAAAGAGGCAAAGATTACTTCCCTTTTGTTTAACGCTCTTGATCGCTTCGCAAAACAATTTGAGGTGCAATCGAATTCCGTATGGATTTTCACCTTGAAAAAATTCATAACAATCCCAGAACTCTGCATTGAGAAGCACGCGAGCAGCGCTAATTTTTGTGGATTCCATGATACTAATTTCCAATCCCTTTTCCGAAAACACGACATTAATCTCACCATCTTCAACTTGTTTCAAAGCTTCCATGATCGCAAGAAAAAAACGAGATCGGGAGGAATTCATCTGGAGGCGAAAAAAATACTTCCTCGCATCATCTTCAGACAAAGGAGGTAATTTAGGGGTTTTTGGATCATTTGCATTAACGGGCATTTCATTAAGTTCTGTCTCTTGACCATCATTGTTTTCCTCGTTGTTTGTTATGTCTAATTCGGGCTTTCTTTCCGTTGGTTTTTGTTTTTTTGTTGCGGAAGAAGAAGAAGTGATTTCCATTTTCTCTTTGCGTTTTCGTTGTCCTTTTGGCTTCCGCGTTTCTTTCATTTCTTTCATTTCTTTCACTTCTTTCGTCTCTTTCACTTCTTCTTCCGTTTCGTTTTCATTCTGTCGATCATATTGCATTTCTTTTGTTTCTTTTGTTTCTTTTGTTTCGTTTTCATTGTGCTCTGCACCATCCACCATGTCGCTGTCGCCCTCGTCCATGGTAGTGTCACAAAAAAAACACAATCAACCAGAAAAAAATTTACCAGAGGGAATACAAGGTGTCTCTGTGCTGTTTTGTAGATGTAAAAAGACGAATCAGAAAAAAAAGTAGTAGGAAAACACAACACACACACACAGTACCTACCTCAAAACACATAACAAAACCATTACGAGTGACAAAAAAATAACTTTTTTTTGCTTTTCATCCAGACAAACAGAATGAACACCGTGTGTCAATTCAATGTTTTCGATGTGGATACCGGCACCGTCCCTCAAACATTTTTTGTCCACTGGAATTTTTTAGCAGAAAGCAGCTCCTATTTTGCGAACGTGCGCGAATTGCACTCACATGACGACCAGAAGGAACTTGAAATTGTGGTCCGCTGCCACACCGGGGCGACCGCATTTCGGGCACTGATTCTTTTTCTCTACGAAAATTACCGCCTATCTCCTCGAATACCGTTCGATGTTCTGTTAACGATGTACGCGTTAATGGATCAATTTTCCATGTCAAACTCAGGACTTCGCAGAATTGAAGAGAGAATTGAAGAATCATTATTGGATCTTGCACCCTATGCGTGGAACGAAACGCTAGGTCATATGAATGAGGTAATGAAACACCACTTGAATCTTGATCGTCTTATTTTCCGCGGCAAATTCAAATCCATAGTGACAGAGTCTCATCGTGAATACCTGATTCGCGTGTTCGCGCATTTACAATCCATGATGAATGAACAACTTGACTCTCTTAGCAAGCATGAGACATCCAACAAAAAAAATAATTGTACTATCGAACATCAGCTCGACTACTTTTCCAGCCGAATTTTGTGTTTACGTTTACTATCATTTTATGACCTCTTGCAACCTATGGAGGAAGAGCAACTGCACAGGATTCCCCGAACGAAAAAAGAAGAGAAAAAGGTGACCACGACGACGAATAAGAAACTACAATCAATTGCACAGGGACTTCTCTTTTCAAATAAGGAATTTTACGACACAAATACAATGCGCCCGGTTCATTCACGCTGGTATTCGTACCCAACATCGGGTTCAACAAAATTAGTTACTGCAGCACTGTTGCGTTTGCAAACACTCACTCCAAACGACAAAGAAGAAAAAGAAGATGAAGATGAAACGAAAGCAAAGAAGGAGCAAATAATAAAGCCAACATTGTTCGATTTATACTATGCGCTTCTCGAATACGCAAAGAGCTTGAAAACAAGCAAACTCATAAAACAAAACGATCATAAAGAACATAAAGGAGATAAAAAAGAAGATAAAAAAGAAGATAAAGAAAGTAAAGATGCGCTGCGTATCAATTACCCCATACTTATTCATATAGAGCTGCTCCATTACTGGCACAATAATAATGAACTGACGACAAATCGGTGGGATCATTTTGTTGCGAACGCTGTACAATATGCGCCAGTTATTTTTGATCAGATTGTTACATCCACTTTCATGGAAGACATTGCAAACAGAGTGATCACAAAATTGATCAAAGATCAAAAGATTGCACAGGCGGTTGCATCAATTATTGTGTGTTGCGAAAAGACAAAAGAACACGGTACATCAGCTTTTCCGACGTGTGGACAACACTTTGCTAGCACCTACCTCAATTTACTCTCAAGTGTAGTGAAGTGTTCGAATCATGTAATACGAGAGTCTTCGGATTCCCATTTTTGTAGAATAATTGAACAGTGTACCACCTGGTTGTCGAAGTTTGGTGTGAATGTGAGTATTAACAATTATTGGCGGCATCTACGAGTGTTTCTCCTATGGATTGCCCCGTCATCTGAACGTTCATGGAAATGTTATCTTGAGGCATCGCGAAAGGTTCGTTCGTTGGAAACACTGCTGTTCGCACAGACGGAAGCAGTTGATTTTTTGTTGAAAACTGGACAATCCAAACCAACACAGGCAAAGCAGAGCGAAGAAAAAGAAACGCAGAAACCTCGGATTTCACACAAAAAACAAGGAGATCTAATTGCCGTGGCGATTGTTTTATCCGTTTCGGCGACAAAAAAAGTCGCGTGGACGTGGGCTATCGGGGTAATTCTTAACGATCCGACGATTCACAATGATGGTGAATTTTGTGTAGACGTTCAGATCGTTGGATTTCAAGACGTTGTTCTCGTCATGCGGGATTGGGCTTGGCGTGAGTTTTCACTTGGCGAAAACTTACGTGTTGTAAACCAACGCGGCTGGTACGATCCAACCCAAGGTGATATCGATGATGTTCCTCGCCTAGGTTGCAACGAAAGCGGCAACTTTGATTTATTAATGTCAGATCGCGCGCCAAAAGAACTGTATCAACCTCCTTCTTAAAAGTTTGTTTTTCTGTGCAAATAGAAACGTTTTAACTTTTTTTTTGCAAAAACCGAATATAAAAATGGGGGAACTCGTTCAACTTGAACAATGCAAGCTCTTAATTTCACGTTCTGATACATTCCGATGGCCTATTCTGCAATGGTTCATTCGAAATAAATTTGAACGGATCCCGCAATGGCTTGAACATTTGTTTTTTGTCGGATCGCGCGTCGGCTCATCAAGTATCGAAGAAGACTTTCGTCAGTTCATCCTCTGGTCGAATGTTTTTTCTCGTTCTGATGTTAGAAACTACGACGAATTGTGGTCAAATTGCATTCAATTATTTAATCTTTGTGGACTTAGTTGGGAAAGCAACTTTCAATTCTACGCAGTCGTCTCGACAGCTCCATGGTCCGTGTTACACGCGATATTAAATTCATCTATGGTCTCGCAGATTCGGTGGGACCAACAAAAATATTGCCTTCCTAAATTATTTTCGTTTTCGTGTAAACAGGCACAAGCCGCGTGGTCTAACATGATTCAATATTTCGACCGCGAAACGGTGGAATTCGCGTTTTGGTCTATGTGGAGTTCCATGTTGGACAACTCAGACAAGATAGTGTGGAGCGAAATTTGGATCAAACGATGCATTGAAACCTATGGTGATGCGGCCGATCTTCTTGCCAATTCTCCGCAAGGATGGACAATTGTCGGATATTACAACCACCATTTATGCCAACAACAAGATTATAGAAAGAAACGAGAACAATTCTTTACCAAAATGTCTCACATTCAACAGCTGCGGCGACAACGAAAAACCAAAATGCAAGAGGCGCTGTTATGTGTGTTTCTTTTTCAACCCATTCCTGAAGTTTATCGTCTGGTTTCTGAATATGCCACGGTCCACACGATGTCTTATGATACATGGAGTCACAAAGCCGCAAATCAAATTTCCGAAACAACATTTAAAATCGAACCCCTGCCGTGGAAGTATTTCGACTAAAAAAAATGCACAGACTTATATATAAATATCGCTTGTTCTCTACTCAAAACCTATGTCAGAATTCAAATCCATGGAATGTTGTGCATGGATTAAGCACGCATCTAAATCGGCTTTGACAATCAAAGATATCAGATCGCTTAAACAGGGCGACACAATAAAAGTCCTACTTCTTCATCGAAACGTCATGGACGTCGTGGAGCAAACAAATCAAAACGGCGTTGTGACGCGACCGAAACGTTTTTTTCGAAAAAGCTGCGCAACATATACGCATCAAAAAGATATGTCCGGAACGATTGATTTTGGATTTGGAAAACAAGAATTCGAATTCGATCTTCGAATACCCGAATGTTGGTATCCCATCTCTTCGTGATACTTTCCCAAAGAGGACAAACAAAAAATATTCAAGTTCAAATTTAATAAACCTCGGCACTGGACGACGTTTCCGGACACGACCTTAGTTGGTTGGCGTGGGCCGATGGTTCTCTGGAGCAAATTGGCCCACATGCCGAGTGTCTACATAACTAAACAAACATCCGGTTGTCTTACATTATTTGATTAGGTTTTTTGTTTGTAAGGAAAAGAGAGACTCGCTACTGAAGACATTAAAAGGAGAAAAGCGCCATCTTGTTTTCTCGATACAAAAAAAATATGAGCGAACCACAGAGCCAAAGAGGAACGTCGTCATCAACGTCCTCATCGACATCATTGTCCAAGTCAAGACACAAAAAAAACAAAGCGTCTACATATAGCATATCGTCCACAAAGCAAAAACTTTTACAAAAGCGCAAAGAGCGTCGCAAATTACAGCGCGAACAAAAACTCGAACGCGGCACGACGCTTGAAATTATTCCTGGATACCAACAAGGCCATATTTTAGGTAAAGGATCGTTTGGATCGGTATGGACACTTGTACCTGATAATGTCAGAGAAACAAAAGAAACGAAACAAATGAAGGAAACCAAAGAAACAAATGAAAAAAATGTTACGGTTATTGCCACCACGACCACCACAACAACGACCACAATTACACAGACGACAAATAATTTGAATCCGCTTCACAACAAGAACAACGTCACGGACAATTGGATTTTAAAAGTTAGTTCTATGCAACGCGATCGTGATGGCCGTTTGAAAGACACGTTTGACCGTGAAGTCTTCTATTTGAAACATTTGGCAAATGTGTCTCCAAAAATGACACCCACTCTTTTGCATGCGCGGATCATCGATAAAAATGGATTACAAATTATGGAACGTTTCGATGACACGGTGAAAATGCTCGGTGTCAATCAAGCGCGAACACTCAACATTCCTGGTCGCACGTCACAGGCCTTTACATGGAAACAACTTACGCGAATCATTGAATTGGCGAGGCAACTTGATTTTATGGGTATCGTACACGGTGATCTTAAACACTCAAATATGTTGTTCCGATGGAAAGACACAACCAAAAACCCAAATAACGTTGAAATTTGCGTGTGTGACTTTGGTTTTAGCGGGACGTTGTCGGGTGAACATTACTACCCGCTCATTGGCTTTATGCGCCATTATGGTTGCAATCCAAAACGCACCATACATTATGGATCAGCCACAAAATCGGATAAAAATGTCTATGCGGGTGGAATTTTGCAACCGCGTTTTAAATTACAATCTCCAGTACCACAAACATTGTTACCGGTCTTAAATCGTTGTCAACTGTATATCGCTTTAGCCGAGCAAACTCGTCTTTACTTGTGGCATCAGAAAACATTTGTTCGAATGCGGCCTCCAGAGTTGCTGCAAATGATGAATTTAGACACGAAAGACATTGTTGAGACATTGAAACAGTATTGCCCGCGTATTCGAACATTACCCGCACAATCGTATTTAAGTAAATTATTTTTTCCGCTGGACAAGACGCGTTATGAATTTGGATCGCGACAAGCGGTAGTCATAAAGCCCATTCAAGCGATGAAACCGCCGAAATCAATTAAAAACACACAACCATGTCATCACCGACTCATGCAAAAGCAAACAACACCACAATTACAGCATACCAAACGTGCTGTTCCTGCACAACAAAAAGAGAAGAAAAAACCCATAGATAAAACCATGCACTAAACACATGGATCGTATGAACACGTGTCGTGTGAGGATGATGATGATGATAAACAAGAAGAAGAAGAAGAAGGGGGAGATGGAGAACATGACGATGAAGCTGGTTTGTTGTCCCAACAGCGAGGAGATCGGCAGAGCAACACACCCAATATTACAATGACCACAATGAGTAAAATAACGATTCCCAAAAGCACATAACTTGCTTTTTCGAGCGAACTGCTTGTCGCCCCCATTTTTCTTGTGTAGATTGTAAAGTTCCTTGTTTTACTTTTTTTCAGCAACACTTGTCAACAATTTTACATATTAACTCTTCAATTGGAATATCCTTTCGTTGAGTCATGAGAAGATCGTGACAGAGAACCTTTAATTTTGCACGCGATGTGCGCAAATTAAACCATTTTAATCGTTCCAGTACGTCGTCGATTTTGGACAAGTATAATAATTGATCATCGGATAAAAACACGGAAAACCGTGGGCCGAACAGCTTTGTTTGTTGTTTCACGTCTTTGCTCGTGTGTTCGGAACTTGTCCACGCAAATTGAAAATACAATGTTTTAGCAGAAAAAGATGAAGAAGAAGAAGACGCAAAAGCGTATTTTTGTTCTATTTCGTACCGAAATTCAACTTGAACATGTGCTGTTTCTTTCGGTTCACATCGAAACGGAAGAGACATTGAAAGAATGCATTGTTGTGGGATATTGAGAGCCACAACACGAAGAGAACGCGGAAGTTCGTGTTCGTTTACACTTTCATCCTCAAAACAATTTTGCAATGCCGTCGCACCGGTATTTTGAATGGTCCATCGTTGTTGTACGTTATATTGTTTGCTTGTTTTGGATATTATAGCGATTGGGTGTTCTGCGAGAATACGAAATTTAAATTCGTTCTTCTTTCTGGCCGACGTCAGCGAACAGAGTGTTGTTCTTGTGTCTTGCTTCGCATCCAAGGATCTTAAGGATGAATACGAGGAGCATGCAACCAATGCATGATTATCACTCTCTTTCTGGTCAGCATATTGTTTCGACCGGTAATATACATTTCGGTTTGCTGATGTTGCGTTCCACACTTTCCACGCATGAAATTCAATGGGCGAACGAATTAAAGTGGTTTCAAAATCACCATCAATAAACATTAATTCTATGTCCGTTTGTTGGAGTCCAGAGTGTAAACGTAATTCTTGAATCGATTTCTGCAAATCCCTTACCGATGTGCATTTTTGAAACACTGCCAACGGTAAATCAACACATGTCCATGCATCGGTTTGCGGTGCAATTTTCAATTCCTTTGTTTCGGTCTGCATTTTCTTTCTTCTACATGTCCCAAAACAAACCACGCTTTTTTTGATTTTTACTTTCCTAAAAACAAAGAGTGAAAGAAACATATAAAAAAAAGGAACAACCGCTACCCGATAATATGTCAAGGCCACTACAACCAAAAACAGACGGCCTGGGGTTGACAGTTGCGCAGAGCCATGCAAGAATAATCTTGCGGTAAATGTTTCAGCAACTGAATGACAGCAACCGTCATATTACTCTCCTAGTGATTCTACAAGCCATAAATTTCAACGATGGCACAAATTCAAATCGTTTCGTTGATGTGTGGTCACATGTCACTCCAACGCAGCTATTTGATCTTTTAAGTCGCTTTTCGCAAAAAACGCTTAAACCGGCATAAAGACTCTATTAAATGGGTACTGCATGGTATACTTGTCATGCGATCCAATGATCTGTATGATAAGCAACAACATGTGTTGTCACTCAATAGTGCAGAAATTGGTGGTTTTAGATGCTTGCTTTGCTTGTATACTGTCTTCGACAATCCGTTTCAAATATCATTATTCATGAACTCCTCAGCCTGCCTCCACAGTTTGGCCTAGACCTCACAGAATGTCGCGCGTTTCCTTCTGCTGCCTTGGAAGCATGTGCACGGGAAACGGGAACGACGGCACCGATTGTATCTCGAATTTTATTGATGACGCCTCTGTGGCGTATTGAATTTAAGGATATACAAAGAATATTGGTCAATAATTTGTTTTTTGAAAAAAAATGTTCGAAGATTTCGAAGATTTCACTGGATCGTCCTGCTGTGTGTTGTTCCGATGAAAAGCTTTGTCCGCCTGATGTTACCGGTTTCGATCCATTTGATGCAATGCAATACGCGGTCCGATTTCACGATGCACTTAGCTGTCCCCTCTCGGAAGGAATTCAGGTTCTTGGCACGGCTATTCATCGGATTGAATCTTATTAACACAACAAAAACAAACTTTTTTTTCGGCAATCATTTTTTGGTGGTTGGAAACCCAACCCCAATGGAGTCAAACCAAAGCCAAAGCCAAAGCGATAACATTTTAATACAAAAAGGTATTTCTCGCTTGGGGAAATCTATTGGATTTGGTGCTTATGGAGAGGTCTTTGAAGTCAAAGGACAAGACGGATCTCATTACGTTCTGAAAATCGCAGCATATACACCGCATAGCCGCTTGACGAATGAGAACGATTCAAAGTGGTTGGCTGAATTACAAGAGAATACTTGGGTGGTGCGTCTTTTTAAAAGTTGGACCATGTCGGATGACGATGCACGAGTCATATTGCAAGAATCGATCAAAGAGCGTTTTCTGTTACGTTTTCAGCAAGAGATTTCCGTCGCACAAGACCGAATGCCGTCTTTGACCAAGGACGACAAAGAACGTTCAATTCGAACTATTGATTACACTCGACAACGAACACTTCATTTGCAGTTGTTTGTGCGTGAATACGAATGTCAATTGCAACACCGTTACCAAAAGGACTTGTTTGATCTCGTCGAAAACTTATTTGAAACAAAACAAAATCCGCCGTTGTATATTTTGGATAGACTCGTATTTATATGCGTGGCTCTGTCTGCAAAAGGTTTAATACATGGAGATATCAAGATGCCAAATTTTATGATCGACCAGGATCATAAGCAGCAAGATCGATGGAACATTGTGTTGGGTGATTTTGGGTATACAGGACGTGCGTCTTCTTGCGTACCTGTTCGAATCGGATGGAACAGCAACGACTGGGGGTCCGAGGTTGTTTACCCTCTTAAAAACTCTTCCGAGTATGAATTGCAAATTTTCGCTCTTTTTATTAACCTGGAACAATTGTTTCAAGAATTAAATAAAAATGGAGTTCATCTTTGGCAAAAAGACGATGGCAAGGTCATAGACATTCGTGACTATGATTTTGCCGAAAAACATCAACCCCATTGGCAATGGTTAAACGACAAATTTCCTCGAATTCATCATTCCGCAAATCGCTATCGAAAGCGATTATATGCGTATTCACCGGCACCCTATATGACGTATACCATCCAACTGCCAGTCACGTGGATTGATTTTTTACAATCCGGAACATCACTTTCTGTCGATGATTTGAAAAGCGAATTGAACAAACGTAAAGTCAAAGAACAAAACAACATAATAAACAAAGACCAAGACCAAGAACAAGACAAACCCCGCATCCAACGCATTCAAACGACGCTCGAGTTTTCAAATCAATTGCAACAAGAACAACAACACATAACACAAAAACGTCAAAAGTGTTGTTAGCGAGTCTCTTTTTTTTGTTGTGGTTTGTTTTTCTCTGATTTGATATACGCAATTTGTCCGGCAAGTTGATCCAGTTCGTCCCATAAAAAGACACGTAAATTGACGTCACTGAGTAAACCTGGGTCTTGAGCTTTGTACTTTTGCAAAAGTACATCTTCGCGCTGTTGATTTTGAGCGCTGGGTGCATAACCTGGAAAACAAACAATAACGAGCTTTTGTTCCTGTTTCTGTTCATCCATCACGGTTTTAATGCACAAAAACGCTGGGAACCAACATGTTTCACATATTAATTCGTTTTGTTTTTGTTGATTGTCAGAGAGTGCTGCAAACGTCGTACAGCCATTACAGGCACCACATGCCGGGCGATCACGTGCTGCAATGACATATTTACCCGTTCCCGTCATGTCCATTTTGTACTGTTCGGTGGCCATCGTTTCATTATATTTTTGCATCAAAGCATGAGCGCCTTTTTTGTGATCACTATGATCTTTCGTGTCTTTCGTTTCCTTTGTGCTCGTTGTTGTTGTTGATGATGAAAATAAGTCTGCTTTGCGCCATACTTCTAAAGCACTGAATCGAACGCGAGCCGCACGTCTCATCTCGCGATTCATTTGCATCCAGGGTCGATAAAATTGTTTTGCCGCTTCCGAAACGGTTAACAACGGGAATGTCGCCGGAAACATGTCTGGCAGTTGAGTTGTGTTGTCCGGTATGTTTTTGAGTTGATTCAGGACAATTTTGGATTTTTTCAAATAATTCGAGTGACATGTTTGCACACACAAACGTATACCCTCCGTTCCGGATATCGATCTTGTATCGATTCGTTGCTTACATGAGGCGCAGGGAAGATAGTTTTCTTTTGCTTTTGCTTTTCCCTTCCCTCCTTGTTTTTGTTCGCCTCTTTTTTCGTCTTTCAGCAAAGCCTCTAAATCCTTTTTCGTCATTTGAACTTTGCTTTCCAAACTTTTCAATTCTGATTCGATCCCAGATTTTGCTTCCGATAAAGGCAACTGGTTCCAATGAACATGTCGCATCTGCCTGTTTTGTTTTGCCTTGGTTTTACGTTTGGAGGGCTCTTGTTTCGGGTTGTGTTGTTTCTCTTTTGCCTTTGCGTCTTTCCGATCCGTTTGTTGGGTTGCGGTGGCCATACGATTGTTGATGACAGACAATGATTTTTTTAATCGATTCAGCAAACAGGTGGTGTTCGACAATTGTTTGAGAAGCATTGTTTTATTTTCGTAATAGTCTCGTGTTTGATAGGCTTGTAAAAGCATGCATCCCAATACATCTTCAGAGTCAATAAATCGAGAAAGTGTGGACAGCATCGACTTTCGTAATGTTGCGATCCAGACGGCATCCTTTTGTTGCACTGTTGTGTTTTGTTTTTGTTCTTGTTGTTGTTGTCGTGGTTGATGTTTCGTTTGAAACCGGTTCTTACGGCCACGATTGGAAGACAAGCGCTCGTGACGTTCCCTCTGACTTGCAACTCGTGTTTTCTCCCAGTCCAAGAGTGTCCCGTTATATTCTCGTATCCTTTGAGTGTTTTTTAACAGTGCCACATCGGGAATATATGCTGACGCATATACGGGCAAACGAGCAAGTACACCGTTTGTTGCATGATCCATGTTCGGGTTGGCCATCGTAATTTGAAATGCATAGCCAAATAAGTTTTTTGCAAGAAACTCATATAGAGTGTCAGAATAGTCGATCACGACACTCAAAATATCATTCGAAAGGGGAATGAATGCGTTGACAAACGATGCAAGACCATATTGAACTGACAATGAACCACGTGTCGGTTCAACTCGAAACTCTGCAGACAATCGTTGATGTAATGAAAGTAACGCATGTTGAACTACACTGTGATTAGAATTTGTTTGTATAGTATCGGGTAAACCTGTAATAAACGAGACGGAACGTGTAAACGACTTGAGTTGGGTTAGAACCTTGTTTAAGAATGTGCTAGGATTGCACTGTGCCCATAAAGGTTTGTCTTGAACACGCCATACTCCATCGTTTTCTTGTTCTTTTTTTTGTTTCTCATTTGAACGTAAGGCATCACGACCAAACGTCCACAGGGCATCGACCGTACCAATGTGTTTTTTCACCACCCGTCTGACTTTTCTCTGATTGTGATGTTGCTTCTTTTGTGTGGTAGAATTGATCGATAACCCGCGAGCCATGTGTTGTTCTGCAATCATGAGTAAAAGTCCGCGTTTTGTATCTCCCGTAAGATTGTTTTCATTCAATAATTGTTGAAGAATTTCGTTCGGAGCAGGACGTCGATCGCGTAATTTTGGGTTGCTCAACCACTCACAACCTGTTATGGTGTCCCCAACAAACGAAGACATCCTCGATTGTAATCGACGCATGGTATGTAAAACGCTTAACAATTTTAGAGAAATAGATTTATTTTGTTGGTTTTTGGCGTCTTTCGCCTGTTCCGTCATTGTCGATGAGTACAACGGACTTTGTAAATATTGATACTCTAACATAACTGTGGTTATGATTGTCTTTAAGTATTCAGCGAGTTTCATGCGAAACAGAGATGCATCCGATACCAGTTGACGGCGGCACGCAATCACTTCATCAATGGTAGGCTTTTCAGACAATAACGGGACCAAAATGAGATCGGCACGTAGGAGATACGATTCCGCCAGATTGGGTTGGTGTGCAAACGAGCGTTCCAACCACTGCAACGTATGGTTCGACAACCACGGTTTCGAAACAATCATGGTGATGGGGTTCGGCAGATGTTGAAGAGCGAGCTCGGGTAAGAAGCAAATTTTTAAACGCGTGTCTTGTATGTCATTCGATTGTTGAAGATTGTTCGGGCGCTGATAGGTATCATAATCAGCGTTGAAGGTCACAGAAATGGCAAGATACGAGAGATCAAGATCTTTCTTGTTTGGCTTCGACGCGGAAGCCGACGCAGAAGAAGAAGACATTTTTTTTGGCTCTGTGAACGAATGAAAAAAAAGTTTTTTTCTACAACTGGGAAAATCGTTTGAGCCAGGCGCGTTTTAAGATGGATGGAGAAAGCTTAGAGTCCGATGCTAACACAATCCACAAAGGAGGATTTTCATACCGTTGTTTTTGAAATCCAACTTCAACTGCAAAATTTTTGTTTTGAAGATTGTAGTAGACATCAGCATAAAACGTGAACGTACCAATTTGACCAGGAACTTTCAATCGGCATTCCAAAAATCCGTTTGCTCGTGTCGCACGATTTCCATCATATTCGCAATAGTTGGCATGTTGTAGCGAAAGTATGATCTGTTTTAAAATGTACTCAGCCATCTTGGTTTGGTTTGCTGTCCAATGCTCAGTACCATATTGGATATAGCAATCCATTCGTGTGTATATGTAATTTTTTTGGCTGCGTGAAAAACAACAAAAAAAAATTTTATTACGCGCAAACATGAACGACTTGGATCGTCGTCTTGTTGTGGAGTTGATTAACAACTCCATTGTTCCGTCTAACAAGAACAACACCAAGTTTCATGAACAGCGGCATGGAATTGCGGAGAGATTGGCTGATCATATTATTCATAATAAAGAGAAACCCGATGCAAAAGATTTTACATGGTTGGATTTTGCAGAAGTCCCAGATTTGCAAACCACCATCACAAAACAATTTATCAAGAAAAAGCGCGACATACAGATCTTACACGTCTATTTAAAAGCGATGGACGCGTGCCAGCCGTTTCGTCTTCATCATTGCCGAGAGCAACATAACGATCGTGCATCGATCGGGCGCACGGGCAGTAAGATCATATGTCCCTATGGAGGACTATTCTTGCAATTGCTTATGCTCCCATACACTGTGTACGACATTCCTACAATTCATTGGTCGCCATATTTGTTTCACGCCATTACAACACTTTTTCCATTTGTGTTAGAACGATTAACTATAGAAGCCATGTTAATCATATTTCGGGTGGGCGATAACACGGCGCAATCATTGATTCACGCATGTAAAAATAGTTATGTAAAGCGAACGAGTCTCGAATCTGGATCGTTGTTTCTTTTCAATCAACCAGTTGTACGCTATTTAAGAAACGGAACAACCGACAAGTCGTTCTTTCATTATCTACTCAAGGACGGTTGTCCACGTGATATGCTTAAATTGTTGTTGCATGAAACCGTTAAACCGTTTGGTGAAGGTCTTCACTGTGTTTCTACATACATGATACCTGCTGGAACTGCGGCTCTGTTTGTGGACGCAGAAATTCGTGTTCAGAAGCAGCAACAAGCTCTGTGTTCTTGCATTGATCAAGAATTAAACCAAGTGATTGCGCTAAAAGACATCGTCACCTTTGTGAAATCATATTTGGTGTTACAATGGAGTTTTGTTGGAGGCACTTAGGGTTTTAAAAAATTGGACCTAAAACGTTGATCAAATTTTCGATAATGGATACGAGAGCTTGCCAAAATGCACTTGCGACAGTGAACGAATCCAATAAAAAATTTAATGCTGCATTAATTTGTTGGATGATGGGAAGTAAAGCATCCAACATGAGTTGTGTAGTCTGCAAACCGTAATCACTGATTAAGTCACCAATTTCTGAAAACGTATCTTCAATTAATCCTAAAATCGAGCCACCGACAGATGTAAATGTTGCCACAGTTGTTGTTAATCCACCAACGATAGATGTCACGACGTTTTCTGCCGTTTGTTCAATTTCTGGAATCGATGAATTGATGACACTTCGAGCTTGATTCACGATCGTGTTCGCGATCTGTTGAATTTTCGCTGTGCCGCCATTGGAAACCCGGATAATAAAATCCGCGGTCGATCGAAATTGAAATACCGTATACACCAAAATGACAGCAGTGACAAAAATACTTCCCAAAGAAAATATTAGCGTACTGAACATCGGTAAACTATCATCTCCTCCGCCACCGTCATCATCTTGTTGTGATTGTACTTGTTGTTGTTGTTGTTGTGACAAGGACTCCATACGTTTGCTTTCTTCTTCTTCTTCTTTTTAACGCCAATCTTAACTATAATTAAGATTAAGGGAATTTAGGGAATCTTTCTTGCTTCACAAAAAAGATGGCCAGTATGTGTGGTGGGTTTTCCACTTTTTTGATGGTGATGCTATTGTTGTCGGTAATAGCATTGCTTTTAATTATGGTGCTGTATGTTGTGCCAAACATTAACACTATTGTTAACGATGTCATTACTGTCGTGAATAACGGCATATCCGGCATCCAAAATATTGCAAACCTTGTGATCACGGATGTAGGAAATATTATTGCCGAAGCACAAACGTTTGTCATCAATTTGGCGACTGATATTGCGGCCGTCATTGCAAACGGATTTGAAACGGTGTATGCAGGTATTCTTGATCTTGGCAACAAGATTATTGGTGCTTTACAACCGATCTATGACAATTTAGCAAATGCTATTAGTGGGTTGGTGTCTCAACTCATTGAGTTTTATAATACAAACATTGCACCCATCGTCGCCGAAATCACTACGATTGCGGGGGATATCGGTCAAGTTCTTGAAGAAATTGTGGCGTTTATTAAACAACTTGCAAATGATTTATAAAAAAAAATGGATTATGCACACTCACATCCTCCATTGTTAGATTTTTGCAACGCAAACATAATGTGGATGACTGCGCACATCAAAATCAATGCAGCTGTTAATCCGACGCCAAATGTTGCCCAAACGTTGATTTGCAAATCAACAATAAATACAAGCATTAAAATAATCCCAAAGGACAGGGACATGTAAAGAATTGTAAAGACAACAGTGATCGTACAGTTTTGTATTCGTGTATTGCTCACATCATCCTTAGCAGTTTGTGAGGCGTCCAAAATGATGGGTTGGGTTGCGTTTTGTTGATTTATCTGTTGATTCATCTGTTGTTATTTTCAAAGGACTACTTTGTTTTTTTTTAAGACGGAGAGCCCGGAGGAAGCGGTTGTATGACCGGCATCTGTCCAGTAGGCGCCACAAAACCATTTGAGTTGGTGAAAGACGGAGCGGGAGAAGAAAAAGAAGAAGAAGAAAAAGAAGAAGAAGAAGAACATTCGCATTCCTGTGCTTTCAGCTTGGATGATAATGCGATTACGGCACAGCTTAATGCCAGCCCAAGTACCGAAACCACAAAGCCACCCGCTTGTACACTCACCGTATCAGCAAACCAAATCAACACAACAAGAACCAAAAAAATGAGCATGATGACCACGGCCATCAATAGAATGGGCCATTTGAAGTTGACAACACAATCACTGCAGCTCATATTTTTTTTTGAGCTCTTTATTTAACTCTCTCTATTCAACGAATTGATCGCCTTCATGGGTGGTATCGAAAGACACTATTTCATGTGTACCATTCGATTTCACATCCTGCTCGATTTCTTTCTGATATACATTATTGGTATGATCGTCGAGTTGGGTATGGGTTATTACTTTTGACGACGAAAGGGAGAATGAAGATTGATGTTGCTGCTGATGCCCCCCCACACCATTCAAGGAATCTCGAGGAATGTCAAAAAATGTCGGCAATCCTGTCATCGGATTCCAATCACTCGACTGATCCCAATAAAAACGTTGAACATTTTCCAGATGTAAGGCTCTTGCTTTCTTCTTCGAAATTCCTTTCACAATTTTTTGTCCGATAGATTTCATGGACAACGCTGGTGACACCAACGGAATATGCAAATTTACACATCCGTTCACTTCCTGAATTAATTCACCCGTAGATGTATAACGGGGTTTGGGTCCGCTTTGTTTTGTTTGCTTCACATTGAAAATTTGTCGCAATTGAGCTTCATCGGCCGCATTCACCGTGGCAAATGTTACAATTTCTGGCTGCAAAATGGGCGGAATGGTTTCCTGTAGCACGTCTTTGTTGGTTTCACGTAGGGTGGCGTCCCATGTCACATGTTTAAATAAATGACAAAAATGAATCGAATCCGATTGGTCCTGGATGGCGCTTTGCCTACGACAACAACGTTTCCGTAATAAATGTTTATAATATTCACGCGTTGCGTCTTCGTTTGCAATCAAAAGAGGAACTGATTCAAGATCTGATGATGATGGTGGATGTGAAAGAATGACCGGATATTCAAAGACACAACTGTCATGACATTTTGCTTTTAAGCGCGACGCTGTAGTGCTTGGTTTCTTTTTATTGACATCATTCATGCTGTTCTTTTTTGTTTTTTTCTCGATGGGTATGGAGATTGGATGTTGAGTTTCCAGATATTGCAATCGATCTAACAATCCTGTTTGGATCATCCACCCGATGCAGATTGCTTGACAGATTGTCGTACGAAAGCGCCACAAATTTGTTGGTACACGACGACCAAACGGATCTAGATACCGTTGTTGCCACATCGTCCGTATTCGTCGATACGAATCAAAAACATGAACGGGTATCACTTCCGGGGGTTTGTCCGGAAATGCAGTAATTTTCCAATAAACGACTTCACGGTCATGGACGGACATTCGTGCAAAGAATCGTTCGATAGCCCGTAAAGACGGTATGTACGGTTTTTTTTCATCAGACAAACCATCTTCATCTTTTTTGGTCTCTTTTTCGCTCACAATTCTTTCGAGTAAACTTAACGCATCAGGACCAAGTTGTTGGAAACGTTCATGTAAAAATTTACGCAAACAATATTCGCGTTCCGTCAATTCAGAAATCTCCGTTTTATTATCAATTTGCAATTCGTCCGCTTCGTTTTCAGAGTCAGTACCCTCGTCATCATTATCGGCATCGTCGTCATCAGAAAGATTGCTGCGTTTTCGTTTCGGCATCCCAACGTATTCTGTGTTTTTTTTCCCGTTATTAATAACAAAAATGTAAACAACGAGAAAGGAGAAAAAAAACAACAATGAACTTTGGCTGGTTGTATTGGGTGATCGGAGTATTATGTTTTATTGGACTGTTTGTTGCACTCATTTTGCTTTTGCTTGCGTGGCGAAATCGATTTCGATCACCGACCGGAACAACAGGTAGCACTGGAGGAGCACATTCTGGTTCGACTGGATCAATTTTGATTTTGCTCACAGGTTTCACTGGGCCGACCGGTCAGCAACATCAAACCGGTCCACAAGGAGCGATCGGAAATACGGGCGCTACTGGTCCCACAGGAACACTGGCACCACCGGATCAGATCGGCGATTTAAACGCTGTTGTTGTGGCCACCATCGAGGCCACCCAAACAACGTCTATTTTCCGTTACGTAGTGGTATGGGACGAACGAGTGCAAACTCATTTACCGACGGGTATTAACGGAAACGTGACCACACACATGATTGAATGGAATCCGTTTACAAAAAGCTGGTTTGATTATGGACCTTGGTTGGGTTCTACGGGTTTTACGGGTGCTGCTGGACCGGTCGGTGCAACCGGACCCACCGGAGTGTCATCGCCGGGTGTGACAGGAAACACGGGGCCTCGAGGTGCAACTGGAGCGATATACAATGCGACAGGAATTTTTGACTCCGGGTTTCGATATGGTGACGCTCGAGACGGCGATATCACAGTGACA